GTTGGTGGGAATGGTGGGGATGGTATTTGTATTATTCAATATTATACTTAAAAGAAAAGAGTATAATCTAATATGAAGATGAATCATAATTATAGGGGTAACCTTATTCAGTTTGCCCCCCCCCCCGGAAGTGTAGTTAAAAACTACAAATTCGAGGAGGGCGCATATAATGCACCTTCCTCACAAGGAAGGTGCATTTCTTATGTCTGAAGGTATAATTTCTCGTAGAGGTGGTTCTGGATCTGGTGGGGGTACTGGTGTTTTAAAAACAGAAGTTATAATATCCAATACAAATAATTGGGTTATACCACAGCATACTGGAAATATTAGTGTAAGAATATTTGGAGGTGGAGGGGCTGGAATTGGATGGTTATCATCAGATATTGCTATGGCTGGTGGAGGCGGAGGATGGATGAATAATGGAGAATTTGATATTAAAAGTGGAAACACTGCAAATATTATTATTGGAAGAGGAGGAAATAATTATTCGATTAGTAGCAATTATTATAATGGAACAACCGGTGGTACATCTTCTTTTATATGTGGTAGTAGTAATCTAAGTGCCAATGGTGGAAAAGGAGGATCAATACAAGATAGTAGCGGTGGTTCTCATACATATGGATATGGTGGTAATGGTGGAAGCGGTGGAGGTGGATCTAGTGGTGGAGGGATAGGATATCAGTTTGGCGGTGGAGGGGGAGAATATGGAGGTGCTGGAGGAACATGGGGAGGAGGTGGAGGAAGTAGTGGCACTTATGCTACTGGTGGTAGTGGTGGTACTTATGGAGGTGGTGGTGGAGCTTTATATACTGGTGGAACTGGTGGTACTTATGGAGGTAATGGAGGTAATAATACAAAATCAGCAACTAATGGAACAAATACTATGAGTAATTCGCGTGTTCCTAGTGATTGTAGAGGTTGGGGATTATTGGGTACCAAAAATGTATCAAATAAAAATGGAATATGTGGAGGAGGGGGAGGATTCGGCGGTAATGGTGGTGGAGGAAATTATAGCACTCAGCAGGTATCATATAGCGGAGTAGGAGGTGGTGGGGGTTATGGTGGAAATGGAGGAAATAGTACATATTGGTCTTATTCTACTGGTAGTAGTACTGGTTGGCGTGCGGCTAGTGGTGGAGGTGGTGGATATGGAAGAGGCGGAGATGGTGGAGAAGTATTTGGTGGTGGAGGTGGATATTTTAGCAAAGGAGGAAACTATTGTGGGGGTGGAGCTAGTTATGGAAAAGGAGGAGAAAATTGCCATTCTGCTGGATTTGGTGGTGGAGGTAGTGGTCTTATACAAGGTGCTGGAATTATGATTCATGATGGTGGAGATGGTATTTGTATTATTCAATATTATACTTAAAGATATATAAATATAGATAATCATCTCACTCAGCATAAAAAATAAAGAGAGCCCTAATGGGCTCTCTTTATTAAATTTTCAAAGTACTTTCTAAAGGTTCTTATTCTACCTTCAAAATCAGTATATTGATTATTGACTATTAGTCTTCTAAGAGTAGATACTATAATTTTGGCTTTCTCTTTATTATCTTTTGCTTCTTTCCAATCATTCTTAGCATCTCTCTTAATCCCTCTAATTTTACTTATAATCATACTAGTTCCTTTTACATAAACAGCATAATCTTTAAGTTTAGAAGGATCGATAAATAGAAATAGCCAAATTCCTTCTATGACAAATCTTTCATTCTTATGAGATTTAGAATATTGAATAGCATAGTCAATGAAATCATTAAATAATGCTCGTTCATATTCTCCCTCTTTTTGAAATTCTTCTGGAATACCATCATTAAATCCAACATACCATTTCTTTCCAGGACCAGCAAAGAAACTATAGATAAGATTCGAGTATTCTTTAAGATTTGCCATTGTAAAATGATCTTTTACACACTGAAGATCATCTAGATTTATCCATGTAATATTACCTTTTTGCATATTGGATCCCATTGTAGATTTACCAGATCCACTATGACCAGTAATAAAACAAAGATTGGTTTGTCCTTTATCCCATTTATCTTTATTATAGTAAAGATCTTCTTCATTTAAGAGATATCTCTCTTGAAGAATCATCTCTGTAAAGATTCCATATTCACCTTTCATCTAATCACCTCATATAGATAATATGTAATCGATTAGATAAATGCAATCTCCTGCTTTGGATTATTAGCATCACGATACTTCTTCATCTTTTTCTGGAACTCAGCATTAGCCTCTTTAATTCTATCTTGGTACTGCTCAACTCCCTCTTTATCTCCACGCTCTTTGCATCTCTTAATTGCTTCTCTATACTTAGCAATCTCTTTATCATAAGGAGCACGAATAGCTTTATATGCAGGATCTTTTGATCCAATAGCAGTACGACCATAGTCTTTAGCGACTTCAACTGCTTTCTTAGCAACATCCTTCATACCTTCTTGAAGGATCATATCTTTATAGAAACTCATAGTAGTTCCTCCTTAATTCAAGTATTACTAAAAAGTTCAAGATAAAAAAGAAAAGGGCCGAAGCCCTTTTCTCAGATATTGATCTTTATCTTTCCTTTTTTGATCATCGCTTTCACGTGATCATCAAAGTCCCTATAGAGGTCATCCAGGAAGTCCTGAATAATCTCAGCCTCTTCAATGGTGATTAAATGGATGTTTTTCTTTAAGCTATCCATATCGAATACACCATACCGCATTTTGAAATTATATTCGGACTGATAAAACTTTACGATGCCCTTACGGGCAAAGTAACTAACAGTGGGATCATCGATCCACCATAATGAATCCCACTCACCATATCTGTTTCGCGTGATTTCTTTGCAACCGAGTGCTTTATGAAATTTATGAAATTCTGTATCATGATATTTCTCGAATTCCGCTTTGGAACAATCCTGAAATGCACGAAATCCAAATTCATCAGCGTTGACCTTCTCAACAACTTCATATTCGCCGATATTCGGAACTCCGCATTCCATAATGCGGTTCCCGCATGTCATATATCCAGTACGATACTGCTTAGTTACAGGTCCGAACAAAGATGGAGTTATACGGCCCTGGTTTGTGATCCACATATCACCATAAATCTTATGACGAATGTGAATATAATCATCATACTCATCCATACGAGCATTTTTGATCGGTGCTGTAGCTGTAGTGGTCAAATCCGTGGAGTTTCCAAAAGCTCCATATTGGAGGCCAAAGTACATCTCGGCATATGATGGGAAAGTAATATTCATTGGAATACGCCGAGCTTTTTGCTCCTTTACGTTTGAATACTCGTTAAACATGATGTCGACAAAGGACCTTTCACCTTCAACGACACGAGTTAACTCTACAACCGAGAATCCTCCATGGAAGCCTTTCCAGGATTCACTGTCATCGCTAACAATCTTTCCGTAACGATTGTTAGTGAACCAGTTTTTGCCGCCTTCCTTCTTATCCCTACGCAGGAATACCAAAATTGTTTCACGTTCTTTGCGAGCTCTCTCATAGCTCGCTTTGATATCATCGGGGTTATACCCGATTTCGCAGTAACGAATACTAGTAAAGTACGTGTCGTATTCTTGATTGATCGCTTTCATGATATCGGTAGTGTCCTGCTGCTTATTGAGATCGGGGTGGTACTGCTTTGCAAGCTTTCGATACTCGCGCTTTAATTCCTCGGAACTAAGTCCTTCTTTGAAGTATTTCATGGTAAAATCTCCTTTAAATTTAAGATATAGAGGTCCATCACTACCTCTATTCATATTTATAATATGTAATCCAAATATAATAGTTTTACAATTAAAAAAGAAAGGGCAAAGCCCTTTCTTTATATTCCAAACATTTGATGGATCTCTTCTCTAAAAGCATTATTGAAATGCCAGTTATCTACATAAGTGACAACCTTATTACTAGTCCATATCTCGGATGTAATAATTACAATACTATAAGTTCTGAATTTTGTTTTGTATTCAACTGATAAACCTTCTTCATCATTTAGACTAAATGGTATCACTCTACAATAATACCCATTACGAATGCCAAAATGATGAGGATATTCATCTCTAATACATCCTTCGCATAATTCTGATAATCTCTCTCCAATAACACAAATAGATCCATTTCTAATATTGGAATTAAAATCCCCTCCAATAATAAACAGATCTTCATTGAATTGTGTTTGGTTAAGAATATAGATCTTATGAGGATCTTTAGTATTATAGCATATCATTTCTCCATCAATACGTTTATTATATCGATAAATATAGTATTCTCTTATATCTTTATATGATTTATTGACATATGTATTGAATACATTATCCTTATCAAGAGTAACAGCAACTATAGGTCTATCAAAAATCTTCTTTCCTTTTAATTCTGGGAAATAAAGTTCAATAGGCTGAGTTTGAATGGATTTTATATATTCTCTCTTGATATTGTGAATATCATTATAATCATTAGACTTGGTATGATTCCAATAATATTCAGTGGTAGAACCACCACCTGTACCACCAGTACCAGCTTTAATATCATTGGTACGTGCAATATCATTAGATAGAGATTTAAGGAATTCTTCATCTAATCTAGTCATTGCTGTGGTACCTCTATACATTGTTTTCATATAATATTCAGTAGCACCATAGCTATACACTACTTTATATACAACACCAAAATTGAATTTATCAATAGAAAGATTTGCAGACAACAGAAATTCTTCTGATGACATTGTCATTACAAGGAGTTTATTTCTTCCAATCTCTTTAATATGACTGATATAGGATTTTGCTATATATCGATCATCATCACTCATTCTATACTCATCATTGGGATTATTATCGAATTTATAAACGTCGACATAATCCGTATAGTGAGGGTTACCAGGTTCCATTAAGGCATTCATTGCAAATTTGGTATAATTATTAATACCATCTTTCAAACAATATCTATTGCCATTAGATGAATCATGATACACTTTTTGAGTATCTATCACAATGTATAAATATCCAAATGGAGTACTGCACATATGATGATTATATTTAGTCTCTAATTCATGGCTATTAATGATCTTATACATACTAGTCATCATACAACCATCTATATTCAAAAACATAAATCTTTTGAATTTATAATAATAATCACTATATGCAGAATCATTAGAAGTTCTAAGTCTATATAGCATATTTATCATAGATTCGAAAATTACTGAAAATTTATCTGGATCATTAATCACCGAATTATATGCTAAATTAAATAGAGCTTCATCATTATATTTATTATCAAAATCTTCAATCCAATTAGAGGGATCAGTAACTCCAACAAGAGGATTTTCTCCACTCATAGTAATAGATTCTGTTTCTTTTTTCCAATCTGCTAAACTTCCAGAATAATTAGCAGGAGGTACATTGCTAGATTGGGATAAATACGTATCATAATAATCATTTGCCGTATACATTTATTCATCACCTCTTAATATAATAATATATATTTGAGTAAAAATTAAGACAGGGATTACTCCCTGTCTTAATATTAATTTAGTCATTGACCTCAGTAAGATAAAAGCCATTAAAGCTCTTAAACTCACCGTTAAACAGAATGATCTTCGGCTCGAGAGCATACTTCTTTGCAGAAGTAAATTCCTTAACCTTTTCAACAGCATTGGCATAGATGGTCAGCTCAACAGTATTGTTCTCGAAATCGAACTTGTTGATGAAACCACAAACACCAAAGCCCTTCTTACCAGGCCCGAGAATCAGTTCTTTAGGAACCTGAACATTCTCGGTCAGAATGCCAAACACGCCATTGTCCTGAAGACTGCGCAGCTTATCGAACACGACATCCTTATCAACAACAGTAACGGAATCATCTCTGGTGTTGACGACTTTGAACTTGTCGACGATCGGGAAGAGCATATTTGCCTTCTTAGGACGCTGGGGCTGATTGTTGGAATCCTTCTTGTAATTACTGCGATTGTTGTAGTTACGATTATTGTTCTGATACATGATGATGATTCCTCCAAAATAAAATGTGGGGTTATTGCATTTCTGCAATTAAACTATTATTTTGTTATAGATTTTTTATATTTTACAAAAAAGAAAAGGGCCGAAGCCCTTTTCTTTAAATGCAGATTACTGTTACCATGTGTTCAGGCTCCCATTTATAATCTTCAAAATCACCAAACACAGGAAGTTTTTCCTGGTCGTTTTTCGTGGTTTTGATGAATATATAGTCGTCTGCGTATACATGATATAGAATCCTTATGAATAGCTCGGTGTAACGTGGGCATTCTTTTAGAGTTTCGTCTGTATACTCGATACCATCGATCCTGAATTTGGTTTCATTGATATATTCGACGCCAGGGATATTGAGATGATTTGCAAAGAGATCCCAAGACATATCGTCTTTGATAAATTCAGGCTTTCCAATCATAGGAAGATACGGAGCATAGATTTTGAATTTGTCGAGATCAACATAGACGAGTTTATAAATAAACTGTCTAAGCTCATCAGACTTAATATCTCCCTTACCAAAGGGCTCAACTCCAGTGCAAGGAATCGCTGCTCTTTCTATTCCTTCTACATCAATATGCATGACGGAGTTAGTTTCGAACGGAGCTTGGGGTTTATAGGAATTAAATTTGGTTGCTTTGGAACGCACTGCAAGGTTTTTGAGCGCAGTGCCGTATTCATTAACACTGGATTCATAACTCAAGCAAATGAATGCTTTATTATGAGTCTTTTTCTCAGTAAATACGACATCCCAGTCATCTTCATCCCAGTCATCTTTGATTCCATCGTAGAAATTGGGTTTATAGTCTTTCGGGCAGAGAAATAGTTTAATTGTTGGCATAGTCGTCGTCCTCCTCATAATAATTGTCGTCGTCATCGTCTTCTTGATAGGATTCACTCATTGATTTAAACTCTTTTATAAGTTGCTGCGCTGTTTGATATGTAGATTCATCAATAGCACCAATCTTATGTAAAGATTCAAGCCTATCTGGAGTAAGAGGAATCATTCTATTGATAACAGGATCAAATGCCAATCCCAGGCAGAATGAATTCTCATCCTTAGATAAATCAATCATCTCTTGGACTGTATCTCGATATTTTTTAGGCACTTCATCGATTGTAATTTCATTTGTTCTAATTTGCATGACATAAGTCATTACTTCACCAACAGTATCCATGATTTCTTGAGTTGGTTTGTTGGCAGTAAGAGGAATAGCAGTGCCAATATAGTTATCTGATTCCACCAATAAAGGTTTGTTTATAGTCTTATCGAAATGATGCCCAAAATCATTAGTTACTACCATATTATTCGGGAAATCTTCTTTACGAATATTAAGATAGCATATTCCTTTATCGGATGTATATTGAGACATTTGTCGTCTAAGGTTATTATTTAAAAATACTCCTAAGTCAAGATCAGACTTCATTTTTGATTCATATTTATTCTTCAACCTCGATCTATTATCTAACTTTGTCTCATATCTGAATAAAATAGCAAGGACATCACCATTACACATGGCAGATACGAAGTTTCCGGTAAAGGTATCCGAAAACACAATATCATTGGATTCAAGCATTGGATTCAATACATCATTGGCAAACTTTCTAGATTTATTGATTATAGATCCAGTTGAGAAAAAGCTGTTTATAATCTCATCAGCAACTATAAATCTCTTGTCAATTTCGTTATGAATCTTAGGTGCATGTTTAATAATGATTGGTGCTGCGTTCATTATTATCCCATTAAATTGGGCATTTCCATTATAAGAGCACCTATCAATACAAATAAATTTATCTTGTTTCTTGATCTCAATATAGATAGCATCATTGCCGATGAATCGAAATACGACCTGATCTTCATCGAGTGTGTATGTGATAATTGTTCCTTTATAACTGTTTAATCTTTCTATAGATGGACCAAGCTCTGCAAATTCTCCTCTGATGATACCATTGATTATACAGATTGTATCTAATAAGCAATCTGCAAATCGCCAATTAAAATTTGAACAACATGTGGACCTACCGGGAATAAAGCCCAGTTTTAACGATTGTTTGTATTGGACCTTATCTTCATTAATGACCAGAATACCAGTTATTTCAAACATGGTAAATTCCTCCTTTTATAAATTTTTGTTTGGCCATCATCACAATAATAATATGCAATTATAATTCCTATATATGACAAAAAAGAAAAGGGCCGAAGCCCTTTTCTTTTATCCAAAGAGATGATGATTTACATCTTCTTTGATTTTAATAGGAGAATTAATAACAGAGAATTCCTTTTGTGTAATTCTTGAAAATGAAAGGATTTTAGGTTTCCTATCATACGGTAAACTATCAATCCAATCGGATATAAGAGTTGTACTTTTATTCTCTGAATTAGTGACCATAGTGTTCTCCTATTATTCAATATCTTGACGTGTAACAGAGAGACCTTTCAGAATAGCAGATCTATCATTATCGATAATTCTGATATTCTCAATCTCTTCTTTAGCACTCTGCATTGTATACTGAAGAAGCACACGTCCATCTGGACTCATTGTACTATCATAAAGCTCATCAGGATTCTGTTCGCCCAAACCTTTGTATCTCTTCAGATTAGGCAACAGTTTTGCTACAAGCATCATGACTTCATACAAGGACTTTGTCTCTCCATTGACACTGAAATAAGTTCTTTCATTCTTGCTGAGAAGATGAATGACATCATAGCAGCTACTGATAAACCTAGGCCCAATTGCAATCTCTTGAGTCTTTTCGTATACAAGACCTCTAATGACGATATTACCATTGTCAATATCAACTTTAATGAATCTGTACTTTTTCTCAAGTCTCTGTTTAAGAGCCTTGAGATTGAGCTTCTTCAAAGAGAAACTGACATTGGTATCAATCATACCCTTAAGAGTATCCTGATTAACCATACTCATGCTAATCATTGCCTTTGTTGCCGCTGCGTGCTTGGTACGTGCAACCGTAAGTTCAATATCATCAGCGACCTGAATAAGAATATCCTCAAGAAGTTTCGGATGAACAGCAACAATTTTAGCTGTATTCTCCAGAAGTTCTACATAATCTAGATTTGTAGAGAAGAGCTTAATGATATCATTACTAGTAAGCTTCTTACCAGTATCTTTATCTCTAAGCTCATATCTTTTTGTAAACTGATCTTTCACGTATCTAGATACTTCATTATTGTCAGTAAAGTACTGTACTACTTTACCTCCTTGATATAGACCAAAGAGAGGAGGTACAGCAGCATATACTTTTCCAGCTTCAATGAATTTCGGAAAATACACGACGAAGAGTCTACAAAGAAGAGATCGAATGTGTTTACCCTTTCAGGCGGTTGGACTATATCTTCATCTCATATACATATATGAGAGTCCCCCATTTCGAATCATATGATTGCATAAATTTAGAGCAACTTATGCAATCATACAATCCTACTCTACTCTGTACGAATATTATTCGCCATTTCGATAGTCTCTGAACTTTACCAATTATAATTTTTAGATATATCAGTATATGCTTTTCTACGATAAATACTACCTATCATACTTCTAATCATTGAACGCTCTTCTTGATTATAGCAAGGTATCCCAAGCATATCAATAAGTCTACTATAATAGCCATATGTAATATTCGGATTTGCTTGCATATATTCGCATATCTGTATTACAGTATTTCTATCTAGTCTTCGTTCACATAATTTTTCGACAGAATATGATATATCGGTGCCCACTCTAGTATACGTTTTTCCACGTTTAATATCAATGATCAAACCCCTATTTCTTTTATTATCTTCAAGACCTATGTGATTTAGTATCTGGCTAATAGTCATTCTATTAGCTAAGTCTTGTTTAACAATAACGGCTTGTTCATTTGTCAAATGTGACGTTATTCTATCTCCGCCGGATTTATGAAGACCCATATCTAAAGCGTGCATTAAATTTTCTCTTGGTGTAACCCACTCTAGATTTTCTTCTTCACAATAAACTTTATCTCCATCTTTATGATTAATCTGTTTATTCCAATCACCATCAATAAATGCCATTCCAACTAAACGATGGACAAGCATTCCTTTACGGTGTCTTAAACCAGATTCATCAATAGTTGCAAGAGATACACTTAAATATCCTTCGCCACAATTATGGACACTTAGTATTTTATCTTGTAATTTATCGTATATCGTACCAGCATTAGAAATCAGATATCTATCTTTTTCTATATTTGGTACCATATCATCAGTTATTGGTTTCCACTGTATATCATTTCTTATAAATGGATAATACATATTTTATACTCCTTTCTTTAAATAGTGGTATTATAATTGGTCTTAGCTGCTGATTGTCCAAATCAAGCAATTTTCAAACATTCACGCTCGCTATTGCTAGCCACGTTGTAGTTTGCTTGATGTAAGGAGTTTCCAGCAATTAAAGGGATTTTGTTCACCAGTGTCACCACTGGGCCGGACAGCAACACATATTTATCCGGATCGGCATCAGCCATAAATATAATCTTATCAAATCTAGATTTTGCAGGATCGAAGTCTTTATCATAATGATCAAGACCTGTAATAATTTTGGTAATCGATGCTATTTCTTGATTCTTGAAAACCTCTGATTTAACCTTGCCAAATACATTAAGGATCTTACCACGTATGGGGAATACGGCATTGTGTACTGGATCTCTACCAGAACGAGCAGATCCAAATGCTGAATCTCCCTCGACTATATAGAGCTCTACACCTTTCTTGCCGGAGGCTTTCAAATACTTTTCAGGATCACCAGAAATTATAGACTTTGCATATTGATTACTAAGCTTGGTCTTTCCATTCTCAAGCTTAGACCTGATCTCTGCAATATCTTTAAAGTATTTACAGAGTCTAGCAAGCTCAGTAGGATTAACCTTTGCCCAATTCTCGAGAGACTTTTTGGTAAGATCATAAATGAACTTTCCTAAGTCAGGATTATTGATTGCCACTTTACCTTGTCCTTCGAAAATTGGATGCAAATGTGCAGCATCAACTACTGCTTTAAGACCAGTCTTAATATCAGCCTGAGTAACAGTAATCTTCTGATTTTTTAAGAAGATCTTATTCATATACTGAGTGAAGAATGAACAAAGAGCTTCTAAGAACTTCGTTTGATTCACGCCCACGCAAGGCGTATAGTTTGCAAATGCATCGATATCTTCGGAGTCTTCCATAGCTGTAGGATCATAGGTAAATACAGCATGGAACTTCATGGTGCCATTGTCTTCAAAGATTTCAATCGGATGAATAAGGGGTTTTGCAACCTTCTTATTCAGATTGAACATGATACCATCTTTATTGGTAAGAATCTGATGATCTACTGATCCATCATATCTAGTACCAATATACTCGATAGTATATCCAATGGGAATCAGTGGGAAGATTTTTAGAACTAATCCATTCAATACTTCATCAGAAGTAAGATTAGTTTGACCCACAATATCTCTATCAGGAGTCAGAAATATTCTGGTACCCTGTTGGATATCAGACTTGACTTTCTTTTCTCCATATTTCCAAGGAATACCTCTATTGAACTCTACTCGATGGCATACACCTAGGACAGAAGATTCAATGGACATGAATTCAGACAATGCCATTGCAACGCCACCGCCGACGCCATGTGCACCAGAGGAATATTCGTATAGCTTTTTCGATTCGATAAAATTAGTCGATACATGTGCAGATGTATAGATATCGATAATGTGATTATGCGGAATACCACGACCATTATCAATAACTTCTGCAGACTGATCACTCTCATTATATTTCAGAATGACATAATTGCATGGGGATTCATTTTTAATAGCCTCATCTGTAGCATTCTGAAATATTTCTCGAACCATTGCTTTCCATCCAGTATTTCCGATGGCTCCTAAATAGTTGCCTGGCAAATGACGCACAGCATCAGCGAAAGTTTCATATGACTTAAATTCGTCATAATAGTTTTCAATATTGGATTTGAAATCGGTTTGATTCACTTTCTTTTTATCAGCCATTAGTTTCAACTCCTTGTGTTATTGCTAATCAAATGTTTAAAGGGTCATAAACTCTCATAATAATAATATGTCTTTCAGTTGGATATTATTATATTGAGGTGATTATATGAATTTCATTATTACAATATCAGAGTTTCTGACATCGCTCTTTAAATGATGAATAAACATAAGATTGAAACTAGCAAAGGAGTTATCTAAAATTATGTCGGAAAAAATAATTCCTGTTAATCTGTCACAGCAATTTAAATCAGATTATCAACGTTATGCCTTATATGTCACTTATGATAGAATCATGACTGACATTAAGGATGGATTCAAACCTGTTCAGCGTAGATTATTATATACTATGCTTGAAGAAGGTGCTACGACTCATACAATAAAGACAGCTACCATTGCTGGTGCAGCAATGAGATATCATGGTCATGGTGATCAATCTCTTGCTGGATCTGTAAAGCCTATGGTAAACTGGTTTGAGTCATATCTTCCAGTTTGTGCAAAGCAAGGATCCTTTGGTAATATTCAAGGTGATCCTATGGCAGCTCCTCGATATAATGAGGTAAGACTTAGTGACTTTGCTCTTGAATATATCGTTGGAGATATGAGAGAAGCATCTGACTCAGTCAACTGGGTTGACAATTATGACCATACTCGTAAAGAACCTGAATATTTGTCTTCAGCTTTACCGATGGCAATGATCAATGGTTCTTTTGGTATTGGTGTTGGTAAGAAAGCAGAGATTCCTTGTCATAATACCAATGAAGTAATCGATGCTATTCTTACTCTTATGGATAATCCTAAAGCCAATATTGTCTTGATTCCTGATACTTGTCAGCATTGTGAAATCTTTGATGATGCTAACTGGGCAGAGATTTCTAAGACCGGTTTTGGATTCTTTACTGTAAGAGGAATCATCGAAACCGTTCAGGATTATTCTAATGAGAACTTCAAGCATAGACCTGCAGTGATTATCCATAGTATTCCTGATGGAATCTTTCTGGATACCATTATTAATCAGGTCAATATGCTTGTTGCTAAAAAGAAGATCATTCAGATTGACTCTGAGTTCGATGAATCAAAAGGAGACAATCTTGAATACGTGTATATCTTGAAATCAGGAACTGATCCTGAATATATCAAGAATGTACTTTATCAGAATACTTCTATTCAGTCTACTCAAAGAATTAACTTTGAGATGCTGAATGGTTTGGATCTGATTAGACCTTCTTATCGTGATTATCTTCTGTTCTTTATTGAGCATCGTAAGAAGGTTAAGTATAGACTCTTTGTCAATCGTCTTCAGCAGATTAATACTAAGCTTCATGAAAAGGAAGCTTTCATTAAACTGATGGAGTCTGGCAAAATTGATCAAGTAATCGCTAAGATTCGGTCTTATCGTAAAGATAATACAAAAGATAGTAATGAATTGATCGAGTATATCATTAAGATGATTGATGTTACCGATCTTCAAGCAAAGTATATCATCAATGCAAACCTTGGAAATTTGACTCCTGCATATCTGAAGAAGCTGAAGGAAGAAAGAGCTCAGCTCTATCAGATGAGAGATCAGTATTTTATGCTTACAACTGATGATAATGCTATCACTGAATATATTCGACAAGAGCTACTTACAATCAAGCAGAAGTATGGTTGTCCTAGGCATTCTAAACTCATTCATATGAGTTCTGCTAAGGATTTCATTCCTACTGGTCCGATGTATGTAGCTATTACTGAAAAAGGATTCATTGCTAAAGTACCTGCTGGTTCTAAGTTCAACTCTATCAAGAATGATGTAATCAAACAGATTATCGAAATTGATAATGCTGATCATTTGATTATCTTTGATGGAGCTGGTAAGGTATTTAAGCTCTTAGTCAATAAACTCCCGTTTGATGCAAGAACTGATCTTAGATTTATCTTTAAGACATTCTCTGGAAATTGCGTTAAAGTATTTTCTGAGGATCTTTTGAAGAAGATGAGAAATAAAGATAAGACTTCTGTAAGATATCACATTGTATCTATTACAAGGTCTGGCTTTATTAAGAAGATGGAGTTGGATGAGTTTACTACGATTCCTTCTTCTGGTCTCTTGTATGCAAAGCTTGATAAGGGTGATTATATTCAGGATCTGAATATAGCATTCTCTAATTGCTCTATCTTGGTTTTCAATAACAAGAGAGTCATGACTATTCCTGTCAACTCTATTTCTACTATGAAAAGAGCTGCTAGGGGTAATAAGACTCTTAAGTCTGGAAATCTTGATGGAATGATTATATTAAATGCTAAGCATGCTCCTTATCTGATCTGTGTTACTAAGATGGGTAAACTGAATAAAGTTGCCTTTAATAGTATTCCTGGTGTTGATAAGGAAAAGAAAGAATTCTCTCTGATTCGTTTATCAAAAGATGATACAATTCAGAATATTCTTTGTGCTGATGATTCTCAGACTCTTACAATTCGATGCTTTAATGCTGGAGAACTACAATTCCCTGTTAAAGGAATTACCATTGGTAGTTCAGTATCTGGTGGAGATAAGGTATTGAATTTAAAGAATGATCAAATCATATATTCACAGATCAATTAAATAAAGAGGCCTTCGGGCCTCTTTACATTTTATAGGAGGTTTTATTATGTCTAAAATCATTTTAATTGGTATGCCTGGAGCAGGTAAGTCAACAATTGCAAATGCATTGCAAGATGTTTTAGATGATCCTAAAACTATGGTTAATTATACACGTATGGATCAGGTAATTAAAGGAATTTGTGGAGATGTAAGTAATATTACAGAATACTATAGAAATAGAATTCAGCATGATACATTAAGTATTATTGAGAATATATGTAGCAGTAGAGAATTTATAGGTGAAGAATTTATTATCGATACTGGTGGTGGCATTGTTATGAGCGAAGATTGTAGACAATTGCTTCGTACAATGACAGATACATTTATCGTCTGGGTCAAATGTGATCTCAAATACGTCAGAGACCCCAGAACCATGAGTATCAATATAAAGTCAAAAAGAAAACTTGCAGATATCAGATATCCATTCTATCACTCTTTATGCAATTATGCTGTTATAAACAATAGAGCTCCTACCAAAACTCCCGAAAAAATAGCTGAAGATATCTATAATAATTATAATGAATGGAAAAGAGATCCTGCTACATATTTCTATAAAGATAAAAGAAGATAAAGGGCCTAAGGGCCCTTTATTTTTTACCTGAAACATACCATTAATGAGCCTAGAGAAAGGAGGCTGTTTGGAGTCATCATGAAAAGTAATATTCAAACATTTGACACAAAGGAAGAGGCACGTGATGCATTCCTGCGAGATGTATCAAATCACAGAGAATTGATCAAGAAGGCATTTGATAAATATGGCGAGGTATTTTGTAAAGTGGCAGGCGCCGATTATTCAACTGTAGAAGCTAGGATAACAGCACATGACCTATCTAAATTATCAAACAAGATTGAAACTATTGGTATTATGGCTTATTTCTATAGATTCCCTACAGAAGATCTACCAATAGATTCTCCTCGTAGAAAATATATGTATCAGCGTAGTCTATTAGCTCATTATCATGAGAATTCATATTATCTAGAACACTGGATAGATATGAGCAATGGACAATTTGTTGCTTTGGAAATGGATCCAGAATCCATTGTAGAAATGGTACTGGATTGGATTGCTGTTGGAGAAAACAGCAAGTATATGCCAGCCGACAAGTATTGGGCTTGTAGAAAGGATAAGAAACTAATCAATGATAAAACAAAAGAAATTGTTGATAAACTCATTGATCTGTATACATTATCCAAAGTCAAAAAAGACGAACAACAAGCTTCTACATAAAATGTAACCCCACACCAGTTTTGGTGTGGGGTTTGTTGATTTCGATGATCCGTAAAAGTTATCATTTTCAATTACATATTATAATTATGAATAAAGAGATACTTATATCTCACCCCCACTTGAATTCTAGAAGAAAGGAGTAGAGCTATGAGGTCTCTATATTGCAGTAGGACGACACAAGATCCTGGCTGCTACTTTATTCTCGATGATGGACGTATTACGTTTGTCAAAGAGAGTGAGATGGAGTCATCACCACTGACTCCATCTCAGATCGCTCTGCATACTAATCGAATTGCACCCATGGCATTAGGCAAGTATTCGATTGATGCATTGCATCAGTTCCTGGCAGGATATAGTCCTGTCAATAGTTAGTTATACCAAATATAAAAATAAAAAGGAGAAAAAGAACATGAAGAAATTGATTGCAAAAGCCATCTACCACAGCATCGGCATTCTTGCCGGAATGGCATTTTTAGTGCCCTATATCATTTGGGCACCAAACTTCATTCTGGCACATTTCATGACCGATCCTACCGAATCCCAGTTCTTTGGGATGCTCATCATGGTAGCATTTGCCGGGTTTATGACTCTGGCAATGCTGTCAGTCCCTGCACGTTGGGTTCTTTATAAGGCTTTGTGCTTTATTGAGAAGCTGACGAAGAAAAGAAATCGCTAAGGCGATTTCTTTTTTACCTGAAACATTTTAGTAAGAGGTGATATGATGCCTAATAATGTATTATTAGAGACTATGTTTATGTCTCTTAGTCCTCTCAATGAAGTTGCTTATAAGATTGATGCAGATACTACAGTCTTTAGAGACAAACTCTATCCATTAGTAGAGAAACAGCTCGATAGACCTAATGGTAAGCAAAAGTATAAGCAACTTGTATCTAATTTTATTCAAAAGAGATCAGATGATCTTTATGATACACTTCCTTGCGCTAGAATTGTCTTTGGAGAAGATGATGCAAATGCACTCTTTCAAGCTCTTGATATTGATAAGAGCTTTGTAACAGAGTGTATTCAAAAGACCTATTATGGTAATGAACCTCATTTCTCTCCTCTAGCTGCTAAAGATGAATTTACAGTAACGATGATGTGTGTCATTCGTTATTTCTATCTCAAGAAAATGCAGAAAGAAGCAGAGCTTGCTTGTATTCATCTTGCATTCTCTGGTAAATTCTATCCTTCTATTCACTATAATCAATGGAAAGTAGTACTTCCTGCAAGACATATTATGGAGTATACCGTCAATAATTCTCTGAATACTAAGTTTGATATTGTTTCTGAAGGATCTGTTATTGGAGCTGTCAGAAAGATTTCAAATGTTTGGTATACTACATATTCAAAGAATCTTAAAAGCTTTACTGATGAAGATGTGGTTTATATCATGATTAACCAGCTTCAATCTCGTCTTCGTTCCTTCCTTCGTAATATTGCAAATGAGTATTATAAGAATTGGGAGAAGAGAGATCAGTTATATATGAACTATAACTCTGATTCTGTTGAAGAAGATAGTTATAGACTTGCTGATTCAGATTCTTTACGAATTCAGAAAATGACAGAGAAAGCAGTCAATTACATGCTGAGTTCTGGTGTTGACTATGCTATCTGTAGAGCTTGTTCAGATTCTAATATCACTACAAAAGAGATGAAGTCTATTATGGAATCTCTCTTTGGTGATCCTAGAAGTACTATCAAGATCAGAGAGCTTGTTATGCTTATGATTACGGCATATTGTAATTATAGCGATAGTAAGGATAAAGATGTGAGAAATCCTAAGTTTATTACTTATACGATCTCTCCAAAACCAAATGCCAAACAACCTGAGTTAAAGAAGACTCAGGAGTTGATTGAATCTTTACTTTCTGAGAATTCTCCTGCATATATCCGTAGAAGATCTCGTCTTGCTACTAAGAATTCTTTTGAAAGAGCAATCAAGATGTATTTCGCATTGTCTATCCATAATGCTAATAGATGAGTGGGATTAAATTCCCACTCATCTACATATTATTAAAATGACCAATACATTAAAGGAGGCTATTATCATGATTAAACTTATAGGAATAATTACATTGCTATCTAGTATCTTTTTCTGGCTTCCATTTTTACCACCAGTTGGAATATTTGGAATTATATTCAGCATTTGGCTTTTGAGTAATTTTTCATAATTCACTAACAATAAATTACTCATATGAATCATTCTTTCTTATTCCATCTCTTGTTTCCTTTTCTTTTGGCTGTTTATAGAGAGGGGGTTGCTTCCCCTCTCTATAAATCCGAAAATGTAAAATAATTTTTTACAAAACTAACAAAATTACTAATAAAGGGGGCTTGGAAGAAGGAAGGAAAATAAATATAATATATATAAATTAAATAAAATAAATAAATTAAATATATATAAATTATATATAAATAAATTATATATAATAAAAAAAAGAAAAAGGATACATGGGGCAATAGAAAATATATTTTTCTGAAAAATTACCTGAGTAAACTTGAAAATAAACACATAATATAAACATGAAATGTTTATACATTTCAAAAAAGTTTATTAAATCTATATCTTAAGTTTAATAAATTTCATTTAAGTTTATCTAAATTAACTTAATTTATTTAACCATGTTTAATCTAAACATGGGTATATTTTTTTGTCCGTAGCTGAGGCTACGGGGTTTATTTTTTGCCAATTTTTCGAAATTTTTGAGAAAATTTGACCTTCCTATTTTAATCTAAATTCGTCGTAAGACGTTCTTTTTATTTAAGTTATGGCGGAGAACCCGAATAAGGGCGGGTTCTCGGCGTTCTCCAGGTAAATAACTTTAAATATATATGGGAAAAGAACCTAGAACAAATCATAAGAAAGAGAATAATTCAATTAATTAAAATCAGAGACTAGAGCTAACGCTCTAGTCTCTTTAGATTTTTAGTTCTATGAATTTCTTATAAAAATTATATAAATATATCTGTCAAAAACATATTAGTAAATCAGTCTATATTTATATTGAGAGCGGTAAACTTCTATCTCTATAATTAAATAAAGAGAATTTACTCTCTATAATATAAAGAACTCCTATATACAAAAAAACCTGTGCTACTAAGTGTATGAATTTGTTAACTTCTCTAGCTAATGTGTTTGTACAACGCCAACTGTAGAAACTTTCAAAAATTGAATATTGTAATGTTGGTATATAGTAGTTCAAATAAAAAATATTTAATCTGAAGAGATAAATGAATAATCCACTCAATATAGTGTAGAATGATGCACAATATGTTGTGGTCCGTAATTGCGAGCAGAGTGTTTCCCCACTCTTAAGTACTTAATCATTTCCCCTTAAGTACTTAGAACACAGGAATTTGAAAAAATGATATGATACCTTCTATATAATCTAATTAACCTTTAGCGAAGTTATCGCTTATAAAAGAAAATATAATTAGAATTCTATAGAGTTTATGTAATCATATCATCGCCCCACTGGTAAAACGAAAGTATCATATGCTACCAAGTAATTCTTCTCGGCAACAAAGGCAAAACATCGTCTAGGATTTCCAATTCGTCTATCTTCTGTTTAAAAGTGTATCATTTGCTTTTTCTAACAGGTATAACAAAGGCATAAAGATAGGGAGCTCTATGCTCCCTATCTTTAACATTTTATTAGGATGATCTAAGCGATACTCGTTTTATCATAAGTAAAACTAAGACTTTAGCGAGTCTATCGCTTTAATGAATATAGGAGTTTAATCTTATGAAAATGCAAGAAAAGACGTTGTTAATTGCTTGATCATCATGTCTTCACAATCTTCTATAGATTAGAGGGGAATCTTTCCCCTCTAATCACCTTTATTTTTATTTTTAAAGAATAAACAATTTATTAGGGTTAGATTGATTTCTTATATCCTGTTGCTTTTATCAAGCATCCACGTCTCTTCTTGCAATGATGATCACAGGGGTAAAACCCTGTGATCATCAACACTTTATTAAAAGGAGAGTGATTAAATGACTCCGCAACGTAAAAAAGCTGAAGAATTAATCTATAAATATTTTGATGCAGTTGATAAGACTGGATCAAATACAGCATATTATAAGAATCTGTTTTCTAAAATGAGTGATACTCAATTTAAAACATTTTGTAATAGACCTCTTCCATTTCGTTTTCATGTAAAACCTTGGGTAGTAGAACCTAAGATGGAAGATATCAAAGAAGGGTTAGATGTACTTGGAGTTCCTCTTACTGAGAAAGTATATCTTCCTTATATGTATAAGAACTCTAAGGGAGAGCCTATTACATCTAAAGAAGCTGTAGTAGTTCCAATTCATATTAAGAAAATGAAACAGTTTATCGTTAAGAAGAATCATACTACTACAGGAATTAATGATCGTGATTATAAGACTGGTCTTCTTGTGTATCATGATAAAGGTGGTAAAGAATCCGACCGTGAAATGGAAGGATTAATTGCCATGAATATGGATCATACAATGAAGGAATTATCTACATTCAGAGCAGATGCTATGAATGCAAAGTCTGTTGCTTATGCAACAATTGCCACTACTGGTACTCTGTCTGAGAAAGATATTCCCATTGATCAAGATGATTTTACGTCTAAAAACACATTGAATTATTATCTCTTAGGATCTTGTATTTATACGAATATTATTAATCAGGATTATATGCTTCCGATTACAGTTCGTAATAAAGAACGTAGAGTTGTAAGAGAAGTATAAATAAATATCTCTCATAAACATACAAGTAAATCGGCTTAGCCGGTATTGTGTGTCATTCTATATCTTTTCGTGTCAAGTGTCGTAAATGTAAAAAGACCATCCTTACATCACTCTTGATAATATTCCCCAGGTTATACCTGGGGAATATTATCTTGAAAAGTACATATTAATAAGGGAGGAATGATACTTATGAAACGAGAGATTATTCCATTCGATGATTATATGAAAGCCAACAATCCTACAAATGTTGCTTCTCATGTTATTGATCAGAAAGTTAAGATTATTTCTGCTGATCAAACTGATAAAGATATGATTGGTGCTCTTCTGATGATTAAAACTTCTGAAGATCAGAAAGTAGCACTTGAATGTATTCTGTATTATGGGTTTATGCAGCCTCAGACATTGTTAAATGAGGCTAGAAATTATAGAACACTTGCAAAATCTGAGCATATGAATGTATGCTTTTTTGAATGTATATCTGTTGGAGACCATTATTTTGGTGTCAGAGATGTAACTGAAATATGGAACCAATATTTAAACGATGCAGATCGCTTGAAAGAACTTTTTTAGTTACATATTATAATAATGGAGAAACCATAAGGAAAGGAGTTTAACTATTATGGCAAACATTGGAGTCATTACCGAACAAGGCTATCCTGCTGGTCAGTTCGGGTACAAGCCTATCTCCGAGGCTGAGAGACAGGAGATTGAGGCTGCCTTCGCCAAGAAGGAAGCAGAGAAAAACAAGAAGTAAGTATAAACCTTATGGATACCACCCTCTAGGTGGTATCCAGCGTTTTGGAGGACAAGAATGACAAAGAGTGAATCGATACTGTTGAGACTTATGACAGCTATTGTACTTATGACTGTTATTGGTACTTATATAGGAGCAATGAATTACGAAAAGGAGATTGAAGAAAATAACGAGAAAATTGAACAATATGAGATTGAAATAGAATATCTCAAAACCAAAATCCCTCAATACAATCCAATGATTGATGGGATTGAAGAAGAAGAAACAAGTACTGCGGTTATCAATGATCCAGAGCCTGAATATGTATACTGGGATGGAAGAGAATATGAAGAATTCGAAGTTCAGTCCGGAAATACATACTGGGGCTTAGCCGAGAGATACTATGGAAATGGTATTTATTGGCCGCAGATCGAGTACGACAACGGCCTTCAAGGAAAAGAATTGCTAATTGGTAAGATCCTGAAGATTTATCCGCTTGACCTGGATAAGATTGAAGAGATTGAAGCCAGTAGACCAAAGAAGACGACCACTATATCTATCCGTAATAATACGTCCGCGGATACAAGTGGTATGACATATCTGGGATCGTATCGCATTACTGGGTACGATCCATATTGTGCTCATTGTTGTACAACGACCAATGGCATTACAGCCAGTGGTCGACCTGCCGAAATTGGCACCACATGTGCATTAAATGGTGTTAAATTCGGTACTAGGCTTTACATTGAGGGTTATGGATACTATCGTGTAGATGATACAGGTAATATGAATGGAACTACAATTGATATAGCATGCCATAGCCATGACGAATGCTATGCCATAACAAGAAACAACGTAAACGTATATCTTGTCGACTAATTAAATTCATATAATACACAAGGAGGAATTATCATGCTTAGTTTTTCTGTCGTAGGGTGTGGCGCTTGTGGTAACAAGGTTGCCACAGATCTGGTCCGCAGCGGGTATAAACCCGAAAAAGTCCATCTTATCAATAGTACGGATAAAGATATCGAGAACACAGGTCTCGATACAATCATCTTTGGTAAGGGAAACAGAACCCTGGGTGGTTGTGGAAAGGAAAGATCCGTTGGTAGAGAGATGCTTATCTCCGATCTTAGAGGAGGTAAGATTGATATCAATCACATTGTTAACGACGATGATCAGGCAATAGTGCTTGTCGGTGCTACCGAAGGTGGTACCGGTAGTTCCAGCATTCCCATTCTTGCAAGATACTTCCATGAGCAGAAAGGAAAGAACGTTATAATTGTTCTATTCTTTGGTTTCGGTGACGATGCCAGAGGTATGAAGAACAGTCTCGAAATCTGCCAGGAGCTCTCGGATGATTTTACTATCATTGGAATTTCGAATGCGAAGTTCCTTGACCAAGCAAACGGTAATAAGTTCAAGGCCGAAAAGCTTGCCAATGAGCTTTTCATCGAAGTAATGCGGATCCTGACCGGTTCCTATAATCAGACTGGAACCCAAGTCATGGATGACACCGATTTATATAAGGCTGCTACAACCCCCGGATTTATGGCAGCCAATACCTATCGGTTTAAAAGAACAACTGCTGAAGATTTCCATAAGGGATTCAGCAACTTCATCAGATCACAAGGATTCATCACTCCCAGTGTGAATCCTGGTGCCAAGAGACTTGCTATGATCTTCGACGTTCCCAATGATGAGGATACTGTTGATTATAATGGCAATGATCTGAGAAGCTTCTATGGCGAACCGTTTGAGTTCTTCATTCATAAGAATTCCGATTCAAAGGAATACAAGATTTCCTTTATCGCAAGCGGCATGAAGATGCCGACAGAAGAGATTCAGGAGATCTTTGAGTCCTATAAAGAAAAGACTGCAAAAGTCGATAAAACCAAAGATGGATTTTTCGATGCCATTGGCGGTATGGTTAGTGAGCTCGAAGATGACGGATTCGACATGATGGGAACCCAGAAGGAAAACAGTCGAAGCGATTCAGATTTCTTCGATAGCTTTGGAACCAAGTCCTTTCAAAAAGGTGTCAACGAAGCTGATTATTAAAATCGAGAAGAGGGGACATTAAGTCCCCTCTTTCTTTTATTTTTATGGAGGTATTATTATGAAATACGCAGAAAAATATCCGAATGCTACTAGTGCTTGGAATAGTCGTATGAGTGACCTCGAGGAAGAAGGACTTCTCTATACAGATAAGAGTGAACCTTGCTTATTATGCAAAGAGCCTACACATTTTATTGATATTGTGTCTGAAGCTCCATTCTGCTCTGAGGAATGTATGAAAAAGTTCTACGATGATATGAGTGAGAAAGAAAAAGAAGATCTTAATGCAACATACAAATTGTCAATCATATTTGAGAATCTATCATATGATCAGATGACGGAGCTTCAAGAAAATATTATGGGTTTCAACACTCCTGATTGGGCTCCTTCTCATTTTGTGAAAGTAGAACAAATGAAAGAAAGTGATAAGAATGAGTAATTTTGAACAAGAGCTTTTAGATGAGATCAAAGCTCTTAATGGAAAGCTTGATAAAGTCATTCGCCAAAATGATGATATCAAAAGAATTCTTTCCAGTATTAACTCAAATGGAAGTAGAATAAAATAGGAGGATTTTTATGCCTGCTGATTGCAAAATCTTTGCAGAAAATTTGGAGAAATCAACCTTTGGTTCAATCAATACAATGATCGAATCTCCTGTATTTGATGGCAATACTATTCGTATTATGCCCGATTGCCATCCAGGAAAAGGATCAGTTGTTGGCCTCTCTATGATCATCCGTAATGATAAGATTTGTCCTGGACTGATTGGTCCTGATATCGGATGCGGAATGACCTATGCAAAGATCAAAGTCAAGAAGCATATTGAGATGGATCATCTTGATAAGGTAGTTAGGGAGTTGATTCCATCTGGTACTAAGAATAGAGATAAGAGTGGTCCCTTTGATGATGATATCGATCTCGAACAACTCGCTTGTGCTGAGTCGATTGATTTAGAGAAGGCTAAAAGAGCTATTGGAACTCTTGGTAGTGGAAATCACTTCATCGAACTTGATAAAGATGAAGAAGATGATTTCTATCTTGTGGTTCATAGTGGTAGTCGTTCTCTTGGATATGCTATTGAAGAGCACTATCACAATACTGCAGATAAGCTTACACTGTCTGATGAAGTTCCCCATCCATACACCTATCTCGAAGATTCTTTGCGTATGATGTATATACATGATCAAGAGATTGGTGTAGAGTTTGCTAAGCTGAATCGATATGCTATTATGTATACGATCTGCAAGGCAATGAAGTGGGACATTGACTGGTGTATTTCTGTACCCCACAATTATATCGGTCATATTAATCTTGATGGAAAGCTTTATTATATTCTTCGTAAGGGAGCTATTAAAGCCGGGAAGGATGATAATGTGATTATTCCTCTCAATATGAGAGATGGTTGCATTATTGGAGTTGGCAAAGAAAATGTGGATTGGAATTGCTCCGCTCCTCATGGTGCCGGTCGTAAGTATTCTCGATCTGATATTGCACAACACCATACATTGAATGAGTTTAAATCTGAGATGAAAGGTATTTATTCTACTACGGTTGCAAAGAATACTCTTGATGAATCTCCTATGGCATATAAAGATTCTGATTATATTAAGAGACTCATTGAACCTACTGTGGAAATTCAGAATATCATTCGACCGGTATATAACTTCAAAGCTGGAGGATAAACATTGAGAAAAACGAATAGAGATGAAGAATATGCTAAGAAGTACAATCAATATCAGATTTCTGCTGGAATTCATGCTCCCGTAGAATGTGAATGTGCTGCTGGTTTATTCTTTCATTATCTTGTCATGAATCATCCGATATATGATCCTATTAAAGTAGATGGAGAAAATTCTGGAGATTTGAAATCGGTTATTTTCGAAACTCCTGATGATCTCGATAAGTATATTGGTACGATTCAATGGATCTGTAAAAGTCCTTATAGGAAGAATCATAAGAGAAAGAATTGGTTTATTTCATTTCAACGAGTTGGAATCAATGAAGTTAATAAAGAAGAATTTGATGAATCAATGTTTTCTTATGAACCTTTGCATAGTGGGAGTCCTGGAGGACAAAATGTCAATAAGGTAGAAACTGGAATTCGCTGTATCTATAAACCTACTGGAGAATTCGTTGTTTGCACAGAAGAGAGATCCCAACATGCAAATTTAGTTAAAGTTAAAGAACGAATGATTTCTCTCATTAAGAAAAGAAATGAAGAGAAGTTAGCGAAAGCAACTAATGATGCCTGGTCTCAGCATAATTCTATTCAACGTGGTGATCCAGTAGTAACATTTATAGGAACAGAGTTCAAACTAAGAGAAAAGAAGGCCTAGCCTTCTTTTCTTTTTTATTAATAACTTTCACTTCAACCACATATTATAATAGTGAAGTACAAGAAAGGAGTCAAGATACAATGGAAGATAATATTGTAATCAAGACTCGTCGCTACACCAATTTTAATTCTCAATTAAAGGAGGACATTCAATCTTATTTAAACCCTGGAGTGAGTCTTTACCTCATTAAAACCGGAGTGACAATCGATGATGATGAGATGATCACTCTTAGTGCATTCAATCGCACCTATGTTTCATTTAGAGTAGATCCAAATGGATTTGTAAAGAAAGTCACTATTGCAAGTGATACATTTAGTGGTCCATTTTCGATCATACAACGAAAATATCAGATTCCAATAACTGAATATTTCAACAGTTATCTTGGAACAAAGTTTGTTTTATAAGGAGGATATAATGGACATTAATGGTTATGAGATCCCTCAGTTTATGACTGAAATCAATAGTCTTCCACCCGATCCGCAACCTGAATATACACCTTCTTTTGATGCATGGCAGTTAGATTACTTCTATAAAATGATCAATAATTTCTCTGCCATGAATGATCATGATATGCATAATTTTGTAAGGTCCAATATCGATTTCATTGCTAAGCAATTTATCGATGGGACTTGCAAGTATGCTAAGAAGCTCGGTGATATGGATTTCTTAAGAGTCTTGAAAGATGTTCTTTCTACTATGCCAATCACTGAGTCTCGTAGACTGTTTGTGAATAAGCTTTGCTATTCATATCTCTACTATAGAGCTGCAACTCATGAAGTTCTTCATGAAATGCTCGAGATATCTAAGATTGTCAATTCTAGAACGATTGGCAATCTGTTAACTATTGAAGGCTTACCTGAAGAGAATGCGGTTTATCTTGCAATGTGCAGATATAGCTCTACTGATGAATATCAGAATGCAGTAAGAGTTAATTTCTATATCTGCACTTGCAGTGATAAGATTATGACAGAGCAGACCATCATCTATATCTATGAAAAGCTCTTTGATCAAATGCGTTATTTGTTTATGGCTACCATGTTCGACTATGATCCTAAACAGCATGGTATTGCTTCTGATAATGCGTTTGATGAGCAAGATATTCATGATGTCTTTAGCAATATCACACTTGCCGTTCTAACTCTTACAAATAACATGACAAGCGGCGATATCTACAGGCTCATTAAGATATTCTTGGATGCCTGGTCAAATACCAGACCTCCTGTAAGATTCTCCCTTCGTGCATTATCTAGAGATTTTGGTCGTATTAGAGACGTGGTCGATAGAATGTATGATCAAAACAATATTTATATTCCGTAAATGCTATTAAGGAGAAATCTTGTTCTCTAAACCACGCTCATTGCATAACAACATTTGGTTTAGAGAAGAGATGATAACCCCTCTCTTCCTTTTGGAAGAGAGGGGACTTTTATTGATACTAGTTTCTTTTTACTCAAACGTCAACTATACATTACGTATTAATAACGCGATTAAGGAGAGATACAAATGCTTTCAACAGTCCAACGTTATCGCGAAGAAGTCTCCAAATTCAAAGATCCTAGAATGAAGAAAGAGGGAGAGCCTGATATTCAGTATCCTACTGGATTTTTAACCCTTGACTTTGCAAATGGATGTATTATGAGCGTTAAACCTCAAGATGGAAGACCTCCATTTTCATATGTATCCCTTGGTATTACTGATGGAGCCTGTATGGAAATCTTAGGTCGTCCTGGTTGTGGTAAGACTACTCTGTCCATCCAAATTGCTGCTCGTATCACTGAGAGATTCGAAGGTTCTTCAATCTATCATGATGATATTGAAGGTGGTACAAATGATATTCGTAAGAAAGTTCTTACTGGATGGGATAATGATACAATGCAGGCAAAGTATCGTTATCGTAACTCTGGTATCACTGTAGAGAATTTCTATCAGTCAATCAAAGCTCTTCATGATGTTAAGCTTGCTAACTACGATGAGATGAGCTATGATACTGGTCTTTATGATACTTATGGAAATAAGATCACTAAGCTGATTCCTGATATCTATTTTCTTGATTCAGTTCCTATGCTTATTCCCGATAAGCTTACTGAAGAGGAAGAACTTAGTGGTTCTATGTCTGCTACTGCTGCAGCTAAAACGAATACACTTACTCTGAAGAGAGTTATTCCTATGCTGAAGGCTACTAATATCATTCTGATTGCAATCAATCATATCAATGATGATGTATCTTTCATGCCTAAGAAGCCTGATATGGCTTGGCTTAAGCAAGGAGAAACTCTTCCTGGTGGTCGTATTTGGAAATATACTCCTAATCTGATCATTCGTATGGATGAAAATACCAAGCTTAGCGAAGACAAAGATCTTGGTATCAATGGTATCATTGTTGATGCTATGATCTGTAAGTCTCGTACTGGCAGAGCTGGTAGAATCTGTACTCTTGTCTTTGACTATGAGCATGGATTCGATGCAGATCTTTCATTGTTTGTAGCAATGAGATCTGCTAAAGTAATCAATCAGTCTGGTGCTTATCTTTCTCTCGATGGATACGATAAGAAATTCTATCAGAAAGATTTTAAAGATAAGCTTGAGAATGATCCTGAGTTTGCAGAAGCATTCAGTAGAGCTGCTACAAAATATCTCAGATCTATTCTCAACTCTGATGATCAGCTTGCTGAGGAATCGGCTAAGAGTCGTAAGGCATCCATAAGCATTATTAATATGCTTAATGCCGAAATCATGAATGAATCCGTAATTCAAGACGCAGCGTAATAATCAAAAGCCAGTCTAGAAATAGACACATTTCTAGACTGGCTTCTTCTTAAATGACGCACACATGTAAGGAGAGATTTCATTATGGCAAGTGAACTTGTAGAACAGATTAGAAGCGCACCACTTCCTACACCAGAACATCTTTTTGGTAAAGGAACCTTAATGCCATTCAACTGCACAATACATGAAGGAGGAATAAATCATGGCAAGTGAACTTGTAGAACAGATTAGAAATGCACCACTTCCTACACCAGAACATCTTTTTGGTAAAGGAACCTTAATGCCATTCAACTGCACAAACTCCGGTGTATAGCGCACTGCTTATAGAGTAATCTATAAGTACTTCGGGTTAATTGCTTTGACATATCCCTTAGAGCTCTATATCCACAACGTAATTGGAAACGATAAGCGTGATGGATATAAAAAGTATAGAGATTGGGATGTTTAGCAGCCACTCACCTAAACGATTAGCATGGTGAAGGTTCAACGATCATCTCCTTGCGGGAGAGTAGAACCACAAGCTTATGGTGGAAGAAAAATCCGACTCCTAGAAATAGGATGAACAAATGATCTCCACTCATATGAAAGTATGAGCCGAAAGGGTCTATAAGTTGCGAATATAGACAAAGGTGTTCGAAAGTATTGTAAAATAATATTCATCGTACTAATATGTAAATCATTATAGAAAGGAGGTGTATTCGATGGGTCGAAAACCACCTAATGTAAATGAGGAAAATCTTGTAGGCGTCAGAATTAAGCTCTATCCTACAGAAGAGCAAGCAAAACAGCTTATGCGCCAAATTCAATTGGCTAGAGCTATCTATAATCTTGGTCTTGAGATACAAAATAATAATCATGCTGATGGAAATCCATACATTAGCTACTATGATCTAATAACAAAATTTGCTAATATGCGGAATCATGATTCTAGATATAAATGGCTTAAGGAATCAACTGTTGGATGTATGAGAGAAACCCTTGACCATCTAGATAAAGCATTCCAAGGATTTTTTGATAAATCGAATCCAAACAGATACCCAAAGTTTAAGTCTAGAAAAAATGAATATAAATCCAGGTCTTTTTCTCCTAGACACGATAGAACTAGGGTTATAGGAGATTATATTAGCATTTCTGGTATTAAGGATTTGAAGGTACTTGCAAAAGATCATCAAATTCCTAAAGGAACCAAATTCTATCGTTGTTCAGTTCATTATGATGGATTGAATTTTTGGTTTGGGGCTTCATATGAAAATTATGATAAAACACATATTTCTATGGAAGATAAACCAAAAACTGAACCTGTTGGTATTGATGTAGGACTTATAAATATGATCACAACTTCATATGGTAAATTCTACAAATTTACTGATACATCAAAGCTTGAGCAACGTAGAAGAAAATTAGATCGTAGATTAAGTAAGGATTATGAAAAGTATAATAAGATCAGACTCGCTACGAGAACCAAGTACGAGGATGTGCCAAAATCTATAAATCATTATAAGCGAAAAAATAAACGCCTTAAGCTCATTAAAAAGATGGTAAATATACGCAAAAATGACATCAATAAAGCCACAAAAGAAATTGTTGATAGAAATCCAGAAGCAATAGTAATCGAGTCGATTTCTGTTAATGAACAGCTTCACAATAATTATGCTTTACGATCATATAATGATCAAATGATGTATTGTGAAATACATCGTCAGCTAAAGTATAAAGCTAGGTGGAGAAATATTCCTGTCATTACTGCTAATAAATATTTTCCATCTTCAAAACAATGTAGTCATTGTGGATCTAAGGGTTACTATATTAATGGCTATAGAACTTTTGTATGCCCAATTTGTGGATATACAGAAGATCGAGACCTTAATGCCGCTTATAATTTACGGAATTTGGCATATCAACAACCCCTAGTTACTTCCGAGGGAAGAGAAACACTCTTACTTAAAGACATAGCATAAATAAGTAAAGAGTTCTCTATACTTTGCTGTGTTTATGTACCATGATCCATACATGGGAGTTTAAGCCTTCGGAGAATTCCGCTCTTATATTAGTATTTTTGTGTAACTTCCGGAAATATTAGTATAAGAAATCTAGTATTAAACTAGTAGGGATTCAGTGAACTAGGAACTAGAGTATTTTACAATACTATAGAATATGGTGCGGAAGTTAATGTTCTCAACTAACCTTGAGCAGAGATTGGCATTATGTAATCCAGATGTCCCCTATGTATCTACTGGTTTTGAAAATCAGTTTGGTCAGTATTCATCTTCTTTTAGAATAGCAGATCAGGATTATACTGCAGTAGGAATTATTCCTAAGTATAGTTCTCGTCCTTATGATCACTACTATATCATTCTCTTAGATGAGAGTGGTAAAAAGCTTGATGTTATTGAAAGATCCGAATATCAGCATATTACTGAAACATTTGGATACATCAATGATAATACAGAGCTTGATGCTATTGTAGTTGGAGGAGGGGTTCCTAAGGGAACCGTTCTTCACAAATCAAGAGCATTTGATGAATACAATAACAGAATGGATGGTAAGAATCTTCTCGTTCTCTTCAATGCTTCTGAAGAGACAATGGAAGACTCTATCATTATCTCTGAATCAGCCTCTGAAAAGCTTGCATCTCCTTTGATCCATAAGTTTAATATCACTTTCAACGTAAATGATATTCCTTTGAATCTCTTTGGCGATGCAAATAATTATAAGATCTTTCCTGATATTGGAGAGATGACAAAAGATGATATTCTCTGTGCTGTTCGCAAAGAGAAAAAAGAAGAAGCATTCTATTCTCAAGACTTCAATAGATTGTCTACTGCATTTATGTCTGACGAGAAGATTACCGTCTTTGGTAAAGTAGTCGATATTGATGTGCAATGTAATAATCCTGAAGTCTTTGATGAGATCTACTATCAACAGATTGCTAGGTATCATGCAGAGCATATGCGTATGTGCCAAGAAATTGTTGATGTAGTAGATCAATATCGTGGAGATGGATCTCATGTATCTATGACTTATGACCTTCAGAAGCTTTACAGCAATTGTCAAGCAGAGCTGAAAGGTGATAAGTTCTTGAATGAGAGGGTATTCTCCGGTACTGTAATCACCATTACCGTTGTTGAAAATATCAAAGCGTGTGCTGGCGACAAGTTGACCAACCGCTATGGGGGTAAAGGTGTCATTTCTAGGGTTAAACCCGATAATCTGATGCCTAAAACCTATGACGGTGAAGTTGTTGATATTCAAGTCAATATGTGTGGTGTAAATTAAAGTATGCACTGCTTGTATAGTAATATGCAAGTACTTCGGGTTAATTGCTTTGAAACCCTAAAGCCTAATCCACTACAACGTAACTGGAAACAGTAAGCGTGATAGTTGCGAAAGCAGAAAAAAGAGATTAGGATTATCACATGGTCAAATCCTAAATGATAGTAAATGGGTGTTTAGCAGCCACTCACCTGTAAAATGGTGAAGGTTCAACGGTCATCTCCTTGCGGGAGAGTAGGACTTAAGTGAGTTCGAAAAATCCGACTCCTAGAAATAGGATGAACAAATGATCTCCACTCATATGAAAGTATGAGATAGTCTATATGACTATATCTATATCTAACGAATATAGATAAAGATTTTATAAATTATAATATTATAATTTGTAAAATATGGTATACGGACGTGAAAATGGCGGTCAGCTATTTGAACTGTCTTACACACATAAGGCTAAAAATATCGTAAAATCATTATGCAATGAATTTAGTAGTATTGAAGATAATATCAGAAATATTCTGACATTCTATCAGATTGTATCTCCTAAAGAATATCAGGTACTTTCTGAGTTTATCTCTAATGCTTCTGATGATACAGTTGCCCAATATATCAGTAGTATCATTGATGATGGAATGCTGTATATCAATGTAGATCCTGGCACTGATACTCCTTCTTTGGAGACTATCAGAGCTTTACAACACGCATTTCCTTGGATTCAGCAAGAGCATATTCTTATGCCTCTTGAAGACTCCAACGGAAATATTAGATATGTCACTTCTCGTCGTCCTGTTGTCTGCGGATATGTGTATTATTATAGATTGAAGCAGCATGCAGAAGAGAAATTCTCAGTTACTAGTCTTTCTGCAACTAATATCAAGAATGAGAATAGTCGTAATAAGGCTAGTAAAGTATACAAGGCTCAATTCTCTAGAACTCCGATTAGATTCGGAGACATGGAATTAGGTGATCTGAGCCATATGGGTATTGACTTGGTAATTCAGGTTCTCATGTTGTATTCTTCTTCTCCTGAAGCTAGAATGCTTTGTGAATCTGCAATGACAAACAACCCATATAATGTAGACATTCAACTTGAAAACAATTCACGAAACATTGGAGCTGAAATCCTTTCGACTTATCTAAAGACAATTGGATTAGCTCTTAAGTTCATGAAGATTCCTAAAATCAAAGCTCAACCTTTCCTTAGAAATCCCTTTAAGTTCTTTGCTTCTGATAAGACCTATTATCATCCGTTTATTGAATATCAGGATGGTGAATATGTTGATCATGAAGCAGTTATGGAGAGGGCAGAGTTCAATAGAAAGTATAAGTATCCTTTCTTGAGATCTCCGCTTGAGTTTGATATTTCTCAGGACGAAATGATTGAACGTATTAATCAGATACGTGATACTGATCGTCATAATGAGGAAGCAGCACTTGCAAAGGCTATTATAGAAAACAATCAACAGGTTTCATATGGAACTTTGCAAACAATTAATGCTGTTGGAAAAGCTATGAAATGATTTGAAGAGGGGAGCAATCCCCTCTTCAATACACTCTGAAATTAGATATTATTATTATGAGAAAGGAGTGTTTATATGCAAACATTTGACATTAAACAAGCTCACCAGCGATTGCTTGCCGGTGATAGATCTGTTATGGAAGAACTTTATGCAAATAAAGGAATCATTCAAAACTTTGTAATGTTTCTTTTAGATGCATATAAGAATAATACCTATGACGATAAGTATAATGAAGATCTCGATACATTGATGAGAATCTTCAATATCATCTATAATAACTTTGATGCAGAACCACTTGTAGATGATGGAATTTATGATATGCTTATGAATATGTATAAGCAAATCTATCCAGATGTATATCAAGTTGGTGCAGATTTTGTACCTATTGATTATACAAGTGAGAGAAATAATACTACAAGTGCTACTCAGTATTATTATCCATTCAAATTGATTGATGAATCTAGAAAGCCAGTAGATCAGTGGATATTCAGAGACCAATTATTCAATCAACCTCCAGTCAATCCTGCTTTCTATGAGATTAAACCTCCTAAAGATTATCCAGAGTATAGAAGTGTAACAATCAATGCACAGAGAAGATATCGGAAGCTTAGTGGAACTCTCGATAAGTGCAAGTTTACACTTATCAAAGAAGTTCTTGAAAGCAATCCAGATATTCTTAATGATCCAACAATTAAGATCTTTGAACGAGATTTCTTAGGTAAGCTAGTTTCTATGGGAGCTTTAAATCCAAATCATATTAAGCTATTAGTAGAGCTTAAGATGGATGGATTCTCTGTTGAAACTGAAGTTACTGATAGAATTCATGGAGCCAGATCTAGAGGTGATGCAAATACAGATATTGCTGATGATCTGACTGTCATCTTCAAAGATTATAAATTCCCTAGAGCTGTTCCTGTTACAGAATCTTTTGGTATGCTCTTTGAATGTATCATTACAAAGACTAATCTTGAGATTGTTGGACGGCTTAAAGGAAAGTCTTATAAGAATGCTCGTAATGGAGTCATTGGAATTATGAAAGGAACCGATGCTTATAAGTATCGTGACTTTATCACATTAGTTCCATTAAAGACTTCTCTTGATATAGATCCTGTAGATGAAGTCAAGTTCATGAATCAGTATTATACGAAAGATGTTGCTCTTCCGTATGCTGTTATTGAAGGAGACTATAATACAGTCCTATATCAAGTATATGAGTTTGTAAAAGAAGCAGAGTCTATGAGAGAGATCTCTAACTTTATGTATGACGGTGTGGTTGTTCATATCGCAGATAAAAATGCTAGAGATATTCTTGGAACCAAGAACTCTGTAGATCAATTCTCTATGGCAATTAAGTTCAATCCACTTACAAAGAGATCTATCTTTAGAGGTTGGAGTTTTGAAGTAGGACAGAATGGTATTGTAATTCCGATGGCTCATTATGATCCTGTGGAATTTATTGGTACTATTCATACAAAATCTTCTTGTCACTCTTATGGTAGATTTCAAGACCTAGCTCTTTGTGAAGGTGATCCAGTCTATCTCACATATGTGAATGATGTAATGCCTTATCTTACAAAGAGACCTGGTGGATATAATGATATCGATGAGTATTTTGAACATGTTGGACAAGTAATACCTTTTCCGACTGTTTGTCCCTTCTGTAGATCTCCGCTCACATTCTTCTATAAGGATGATGGTACGGCAGATTCAGCATATTGTCCTAACTTTACTTGTCCTGAAAGACAAATCTCTAGAGTTGCCAATATGCTTGATAAATTAACCATTAGAGGGTTTGCAGAATCTGCAGTAAAGAAACTTAAGTTGAGATCTTTTAAAGATTATCTTACCATTCAACCTGCAGATGTTGCATTAAAGTTAGGGCCTGGTAATGCAAAGAACTTTGTAGAAGCCAGAGAATTATTCTTGAATAGTCCTATTCCTGACTATCGTATGGTAGGAGCTCTCGGTTTTACAGATATTGCTGCCGAGACATGGAAAAAGATTTTGATAGAAGTTCCTATTGATGCTATCATGAATTCTACTCCGAATGATCTTTCCTTTAGACTTCGTTGTATTAAAGGAATCGGACAGAAGACTGCTGATATCATCATTAAGGAAAGACCTTATTTCATGGAGGATTTGAATATCATTAGGCATATGCCTAATTGTCAGGTCACTTATGGAGTAAAACAAAAACAAATAAGATGGACTGGTTGCAGAGATAAGACATTAGAAGATGATCTCGTTAGAAGAGGTTATGATGCTAATTCTAAATCTGGTGTAACCAAAGCAACTGATTTGCTGATTGTTCCTTATACAGGATATACCAGCACTAAGTTGACTAAGATTGGCCCACAAACAAAGATAGTTGCTATCGAGGAGTTTCGTAAAAACATTGACTGGTATCTTTCTCAGATATAACAAGTTAATGTAAAAAATTACAAACGGTTAAACTCGAGAGTAACTAGATATTATTAATTTGGGTTAAACGAGAGATCGTTTAATTATAAGATTTTTTAAGATGTAAGGAGAGTAGTACCACTATGAAGACATTCGATTTTTTGAATGACAAGAACTGCACCCTGAACAATGACATCCGTACGAAGCTTAAGGATAAGTATAGTATGATTGTCCCCGAGTACATGGTCGGTGGACTCTATCGAGTCTTCTTCCGTTCCTTTGCACTCATGACTAAGTATCATGCTAAGAAAAATGTCCATAAGATTGGATTTAGTTTTAATGATGATAAGGGTAACTTCGTGATCGGCACCATCCTCAACTATGAGCCTCCGGTTGATGATTCCGAAGATGAGGGTAACTGGGTTCTCTCCATGACCTTCGACGAGAAGGATATGGAAGGTTGTGATGAGAATCTGAATACCTTCAGCGATGCATTCCTGACGATCGTTCAGTCCGAACTGTTCACTGACATTCGTACGCATTGCGACTCTAACTCTGATCTGATTCGTATCATAACAGAGTTCATCAATCAGATCAAGAACTTCCTCGATGCGAACTCCAACGATTCTGAGGAAGAGGTTGTCCTTAAGATGGAATCCACCTTCGAGGCTAGTGTTAGCTTTGAGGGCGGTGTTAAGGTATACTCCATCGTTCCTGGCTATTCTGTCAAGCAGATCGTTAAGAACGATGATGCTACTGAGAAGAACGACGTGGCAGTTGCTGCTAAGGCTGCAATGTCTCGCAATAGTCCGTATCTGCCTATCTTCCAGTTGCGCATTTCCTAAGAAGATGCTCCTTTTTAATACACTTGATTTATTTTCAGTGAATTAAGAAAAAATAGGATGCGGGGGTGTACCCCACCCCCGCATTTACTTTTTGAAAAGGAGTCGACACACAATGAGGAAAATGAAGATTCGTGACGCTCTTTATGATGTCGTTACCTATGAAGAGTTTTGTCACAATCGTGCATTATACTTGACATATCCTGAATCTATTGCCGTTATGCCTGGCGATGGATTTGTTTATCCAATTCGTAATCCCAATTATGATATTCGTCCTGGTCTCTATTGTCTTGGTCTTGGATTTGATTGGTTCAAATCCCCTGCTACTAAGTATGAGACTGCTGAATACTCTCAGTCTAATATTATTGACTTCTCTGAAGCAAGAACTCTTAGAGATGTCATTGCTACTCAGGATAGATTGAATCGAGAAGAGAGATCTATTCTGACTACGATTAACTCTCTTACAGTCCCAGTTATTAGTGAGAGTGATGAACCTGCAATGGTTGCTTTGAAAGAAGCTATTGTTGCAAAGCATATTGATCTTGATAGTTATGATTATCGTTTTGGACAGTCTAATTTCCCAAACGATAAGAGACTTCTTAAGAAAGATTCTATTTCTCTTAAGAAACTCGTTACATATTGTAACGCTCTTGACATCAAGGCTACTCTGACACTGTCTGATGCAACAAATGATGTTGCTAATCCTATGGGACATGAGATTTCTTATCCTCTGAATTATGGTGATAGGGAGACGAGAGTAGATGGCGACGAAGAAGAATAAGAAAAATGAAACTACTTCTAAAGTAGTAGTTGATCAAGTAGTCACAGACTATTTGAAGTATGTAGAGGAGACAACTAGGACTAGGTTTATGCCTCCTGATATGCCTCCTATCAATGCAATGAATCAGAGACAGTTTCTGTCTCAATTCAACCAGTTCTATAAAGAACAATTTAACCCTGATCTTTTTGTGCGTTCTGATGATGAAGTTATGGATCAACTCCAAAAGGTTATTAAGTCTTGTGAAAGACATAATAACTACTTCTCCATCGAAGTGGAGAAGTTTAGAGTTGTAGATGACTATGATCAGATTAAGAAGATCATGTTTAATTATTATGAGTATCTTGCTCGTAATAAGACAAAGACCAAGAAGCGTGATAATCCATATGAATACATCAATATGAATCAGTCGGATATCAGACTTCTGATTGTGACATACCATGTTGCAGTTAATCTTGAGAATAATCTTTCGATTCGTCCTGAAGATCTGGCTGCTGGTAAAGTAGTTTCTGAAGAATCATTCGATGTATATATCTGTGTTCCGAGAGTGATTGACAAGTACTACTTTAGAATCAATGGTATTGTGAGATCCACTCTCTACCAGATTGTGGATGGTTCTACCTACAATAATAACTACACAAACAGTAAGATCCCGAATATCTCATTCAAGATCATCTTCATGGCCGCTCGAGTCTTCCGTTATACGATAGGCTTATTTGACATGAGGACTGGTGAAGAGATTAAACTCTTAAACTATAGAGCAAATATCTTCAACAAGACTGTTTGCGTTGATAAGTACTTCTTAGCAAAGATGGGATTTGAAGGAACTATGAAATTCCTTGGAATTCATGGAGTTGCTGTTTCTAACAAACCCTGTCTTGACGAATCAGTTTATTGCTTCGAGAAAGAAGAAGGAAAACTGTACGTCATTGCTGATAAGTACTTAACTGATAATGATCCTGTTACACAGGGATTCATTACATGCATCTTTACTAACCTGATACCAGGAATGGACTATAGATTAGTTTTTAAGAAGGAATTCTGGATTAGGACTCTTGGTGGCGAGTTTAATCGTTGCGGAAATGACAAATACTTAGCTATGTTTGCCGGTGATCCTGCTGTTACGGATACGTACAACAAAGGCATGAGTATTTTAGATTCTTTCGAAAACGTTTATGACATCGCTACCAAAGAGGATCTGAGACTTAAAGATGAAAGTAAAGAAGACATGTATTCAGTTCTTCGATGGATCATGAGAGAATTCGTAGAACTGAAGAAGAAGGACAATTATGATGTAGGTATCAAACGTATTCGTTTCGGACAGTATGTTGCTGCTACCTATATCTATAAAGTAGCACGTGGTATCAATCGTGTTTCTGATCAGAATAATCGTATCACTGTTGAATCAATTAAGAGAGCTATCAGAACTGATCCTATGTACCTTCTGAAGGCTATTTCGAAATCGAACCTTGTTTCGTATAGAAATATCGTCAGTGATATGGACTCTTTGCTTGCATTGAAATTCAGTTTGAAGGGTATCTCTGGCATTGGTGAAGATGACAACAATAGTATTCCTGAATCTATTCGTTTTGTTCATCCTTCTCATGTCGGCAGAATTGACCTTGATGCTTCTTCAGATAATAATCCTGGTGTTACTGGTTTGATTAGTCCGTTTAACCATATGACTGATGGTTACTTTACTGACTATGAAGAACCTGATACCTGGGAAGAGAAGTATAGAGATCTCTATGACGACTATATCAAAGCCAATGGAGAACTTCAGCTTTTCGATGCAAAAGGGAAATTACTTAATATTAAGGGTAGTGAAACTAAGGCTAAGACATTGAAAGAGAAAGCTGTTGCTTGTCAAAAGATTCTCTTTACTGCAATGGAAGCAGTTGAGCCTGGGATTTATTACTATCCATTCCGTCAAGTTGGAGGAATGCCTTATGGCGTATAAGTATTTCCTTTATTCCTCTGAACAAGAAAAGTTCATGAGGAAAATCCAAGAGCAGATGGGTAAAACATTCAACATTGGAACCGTGTACTACAAAGGATCTCGTAAATCCTTCACTGAGATGTCATCATCTCCCAGCAATAGATATTCTGATATGAAGATTGTTGCTGAGGGTGATGACACTAAGATGAAATACACACTTCCGACAGGTAGGTGATAGAGATGGCAAGAAATACTAATAAACTTTATCATCCTTTTAAGGAACTTCCTCCTTGCGTTTGCCCGCAATGTTTTAAAGCTGCATTAGCCTATAAACAGAGCGATAGCATCTTCGCAATGGTGGATGAAGATGGAGCACCTAGCAACTTTGTTGTCGATACTTCTACCGTCTTCCATTGCTTGGAGTGTGGATTTACATCTGATAAATTTATACTTACAGACTCTGGATGGAGATTCAATCCTTTTGGTGAGGATGAGTACCTCAGAGAGAAGTATAAAAGATTTAACCGAGACTATAATCCAAATGCGATAAATTATCTGGTTGATACAGAGAAAGGATTTGAAGATGGTTAATTTTGTCAAGAAGATGGTATCATCACTGCAAGAAGCACATACATATGTGTGCAATGAAAGCTATCTGGTTTTCAATAATCTAGCAAGTAAATTTGATGAATCTTTTAGCGGTGACCTTAAACGTATGATCGCTGATAGAATCGATAATGATTTGATCATTAAGACATTCAGTCAGAGAAATCCAGGATGGAAGATTTTCTCTATTATTAGAGACGAAGATCCGTATTCAAAAGTAAACATCGGAAATGCTGTATTTGGAGTTGGTCGTCCTCTTACCATGAGCTTTAATATCTATGGCATTAAAGCTCCTGTTGTTGAGAATGAGGATCAAGGCCTGTATGCCAATCTTACTCCTGGGAAGCTCTTCAATATCAACAATAACTCTGTATATTGCATGAGTTTTGATGATCATCTCAATATCATTAATTTCTTCTTGAGAATGGATTTTCTTGAGAAGGATCCGAAAGATATATCTGGTGATGATCTTAAGGTATATCTGCTTGACTTCCGTGGATGCATAAAGCACTTTGTTGATATTCGCATGGGTGATAATCTCATGGCTGATAACTCTAAGAATATTTTAACGAATGTGCTTACTGTATCCATAGTTAAGCAATTAATTTCTCTTACTCCTGAAATTGTAGCCAATGCATTTAGGACTACCACCCCGATTGCAGAAGATCTCATCGATGCATACGATGTTGAGAAAGGATCCTTCGCTAAGTTGCCTTGGGTTATCTAGCATTTGGTTACATATTATAATAGTGTAGGGTATTGGCAGTACTCTATCACTATAAAGGAGGAAATGGATATGTTTATCGCACCGCAAAACCCGACTAACCTTTTTGAATTCGCAGTAACGCTTTTCAACAAAGCGATCTCTGGCAGTTATCCTGCTCACATGGGTCAAGAGCCCATTCGTCAAGCAATCATCGATTTCGAGGGGCCTGCTAATCGTAGTAGGCTTTTCGATCTCGACCATACCTCGTTTTACTATCTTCAATTCCGTGGCAGAGACTATTGGCTCGGAATCTGTGAAGATATCAATAAACCTAGTGTAGCTAAGTCAGAGACTGTTTCCAAGTATTCTGAATTGTTCCGCGAACTAGGTAAGATCATTGTCATTCCGCCTGTTAATACAGCGGATGGCGTCAATACGATGAAGTTTATCAAGGTCATGCATGACCTTCTATTGGATATCATTTATCCTGACGATGCATGTGATGGTGAATATCTGTGCCAGATTAAATTCGCCATCATGCACATCATCACATGGTATATCTATAATAACACCAGAATCAATCTGACAAAGCCCGATACATTCAGAGTTGCGTTTATTGATACTGGCATTGCTATAGATAACGACACATACTATAAGTTCTTTGAGGAAGATTTCAAGTATTGTGATACTCTTTCGAGAGACTTTCCCAATAAGTATAAACTTCTTGGGTCTTTCAATCGTTGGAGAAATAAATACAGCAATACTGTTCCACCTGTAGCACCGCCTACACCTAATTATGAGGAGGAAACAAATGAGTGAGTTTATCAAAAAGATTAATCTTATGATTGATCCGATTGATACTTGCCCTAATTGCAGATCTCATCGAAGTATAGAACTCTACGAGTATTTCAATGATCCAGTGGGTTATAGAAAGATCGCAGATCAATACATGGCCGGTGCCCACTGTATGGAATTTAATACCAGAACCCCATTCTATACATTTAGATGTATAAAGTGTGGTAAGGCATTTCCTATACTTTGGGATAGAGGTTTTCCAATTCCTGATGCAAATCCTCTGAATTCTCAAATATTCTTAAGCGCTTTTAAAGAGCTTACAGATACTGAGCAGAGAAAGAAGAGAGAACTTATGAGAAAAAGAGAGAGCTTATAGCTCTCTCTTTTCTTTTTATTACCTTTATGAAAACAGATCATTAATCTTATTATGAGGTGATTGCCATTATGACGACAATGCAAGAAATAATTGAAGATCTTAATCAAAACGAAGTCAAATATATCAACAGTCGCTGGAGATCAGACCTTCAGAATAAAGAACGTGTAAGTCGTTTACTTTATCTGACTCTTCAGCAATTAACTGATGATTTCACATATAGTGATGTAGAAACTGTATGCAAGAATATTGGTGTCACTACACCGGATGATATCAGTATTATGAGTGGAGAATTTCAAGACCTTATCCGTATTGGTATTGTAAAAGAAAAGAAACCTACTGATGTAAATCAACAAGAAAAGAAATATGCATATAAACAGTTTACATAATGAGATTTACAAGTCTTGAACTGAATAACTACGTTGGTATCTATAATGGAATGGGTCTCTATAATATCAGGATAGATTTTAGTCTTGCTACACATAGAGTCCAAGTCATTAAAGGAACCAATGGGTCTGGTAAGACCACTATTATGAATGCATTAAGTTTATTTCCAGATAGTACTGATGCATTTATTCCTGATAGATCTGCTAGTAAAATAGTAGGAGTCTATCACAAAGGACACAACTATCTAATTCAGTTCTTTCATGAACTGAAACCAAATGGTACAAGAGAAACCACTAAAGCATTTATCTCAAAGTCTAATGATAATGGAGTTATGATTGAGATGAATCAGAATGGGAATGTAACGAGTTATCGAGACATTTTGTATTCTGAATTTAAGCTTGATCCTAATTTCTTTGCTCTCTCTAAACTATCCATGGATGATAGAGGTCTTGGTTATAAGAAGCCTGCTGAGAGAAAGAAGTTTGTTAATTCTATTATCGAATCTCTTGAAGTCTATAACGATATCTACAAGACAGTTTCTAAGAAAGTAAGTGCTGTTAAGGCTATTATGTCTAGTATCACTACTAGATTAGGAGCTCTTGGAGATAAAGCAAGTTTAGAGGCTTTAAAAGATTCTGTAGAACGAGAGACAAATGAAATTCAAAGAAACATTGATGAAGTTAAAAGAACCATTACAGAGATTGATGTAGAAATCAGAAACATTGATCCCGATGCTTCTATTCAAACTTCATATAAGAGCAAAGAATCTGAACTCAGAAAGCTTAATAAAGAGCTTAAAGAGATGATTTTTGGTTATCATCGAGATGGTATGCAGATGATGTTTATTCCTGAAGTGGAAGCAAAAGCATTGGCTGAGCAACTTCAGAAAGACTATGCTGCTAATACCTATTTCAAGTCTGAGATAGAGAGAATTAGATCTATTAATAATGGATTGATAAATCAAATTCAATCTATCAAAGGACAGATTGATGATATTGAAAATCAGTTATCCTCTTTAAAGTCTGATGAGTATAATGAGGTCGAATCCTATCTGAATAGTGCTAAACAAGATGCGGCACAGATAGCCCAGACAATATCTGTTACAGGTATTGATCCGAATTCTTTTACAAAAGCTGAGTATATTATTGCGTTGGAGACAGTGCATGAGATTACTCGCTTAGTAGAAGATTTTAAGTTTATGTATGACTATCATACAATTCAAGAATGTATCAATGAGTTTGCTACCATTAATTATATAGGCATGCCTTCTGTTATTGATACATCGAAACAACAGGCGGTTCTTGATACCAAAGACCAGTATAACGAAAAGTATCTAACAGCAATTGCTGAAGCAGATACTAATCGTAAGCTGGCAGAAAAGTTAAAGAATCGTCCTAGTGGTTGTAAGATTGATTCATGCTTCTTTATATCAGATGCTGTAAAAGCCGCTGCTACTAATCCGGCAGAAACTCTATCTGACTTAACCAATTCATATGATATTTTTAAAGCACAAATAGATCAATATGAATCTGAGGTTAAACATGCAGAAGTTCATAATGCTTGCTTAAATGCCATTAGAACGATCATTCGTTCTATTGATAAGAATCATTCCATTCTTTCAAGACTTCCAAATGGAGGAATATTCGAATCCAAAGCAGAGTTCTTTGAGACTCTTCTTGGAGGAGATGAATTGAAATATATTGATAGAATCTATCAATATATTGACTTAGCCAATTACTTTGAAGAATATCAAATCATAGTAGGAAATATTCAAAAGTATGAAGCTAAGCTAGCTTCTCTTGCTGGAATGAAAGAAGGCATGAAAAAGTTCTACGACATGAAAATTCAACTTGAAGCTTCTCTCAGCGCCTTATTTAGGCACTCTGAGGCGAACCAAAGGATCGTAGAACACGTTCAAAGGGCTTTAGCAGTATCAGAAGACAGAATTCATCAAATAAACGATTATTTGATACCCAAGGTCGATCAGATACTGCAAACAATGCAACTTTATGATTCTACAAAGAATGAGCTTGATCAGTATAAATCTCAGATAGATTTCATTCGTAATCATGAAGCTAGAAGAGCAGAAGAGGTTACTCGTTTGAAAGTTTATGAGAATGATGTTTCTCATAAAAATAGAGAACGAGATGATTTGGTTTACAAGCTTGGACAGATTGCAGATTATGAAAAATCTCTTGAGTCTTATCAAACTGAGATTAAGAAGTATGAAAAAGTCAAGTTCTATTCATCCCCTACTACTGGCATCCAGCTAGTATTTATGGAACTCTATATGGGTAATATACTGAAACTCTCCAATAAGTTATTGTCTTATCTATTTGGAGGACAGTATCAACTTCAACCATTCGTTATCAATGAAAATGAGTTTAGAATTCCTTGCATTGGTAATGGATATTTGAATGATGATATATCTTCAATGAGTTCCTCTCAGTTGACTATGATATCCATGATTATCTCATTTGCTCTTTTGAAGATTTCTTCTACTGAGTATAATGTCATTAAAGTAGATGAAATTGATGATCCTCTTGATGAACCTAATAGAGCAGCATTTGCTTTATTGATGGATAATATCATGGATCTTATGGAAACTGAGCAGTGCATTATGATCTCACATTCTTCTGAGATGATTGTATCAAATGCTGATATCATTCTTCTTAGATCTGATGGTATTGATATTGATAAATCTACCAATAATATAATTTGGGATTTTAATGCGAACTGAACATACTAATGGTGGGCTGAAATACGTCCACATTAGTATGTACTCAGTAAGAGGTTTGTGAGATGGGCCTCTTATATGACTACATACAGTAATACGGGGGGCTGGTAGACCCTCGTATTATTTTTTATGCATATAACAAAAAAAGTAAAACCATTATTTGGTTTTGGATGAAACTTATGATTTTTCAACATGTTATCCACACTTTTCCCAGATTGACTTCTTCTTTCAAAACTATATACAAGGGACTTTCGAGTCCCTTGTATATAGTCTATCTAACTATTAAGTAAAGCCACAATTTCTATATTTCTTTTTGGTTTTCATTGATTGATTCCTCCATAGTACTAATTAGACAGTCATAATGACTGTCTAATTAGTTTTAGCAAAGAAATAAGAGGACAAAAAGTCCTCTTATATTTATTTTTTATATAGTTGATAGCATATAATTAATCGATGCGCCCATGCGATAGAGATGCATCGAACTTCCTCTTTCTTGGGAGAGCCCACAATCGGGGCTCTCCCCCTTTTATTTTCACATCAATATTCGTAAACTGTATTTTCGGTGTTTACGAGCCTCCAAACCCGGTCAATGTTACGATTCTTAGCAGTCCCACTACGGACATCAATAGTGACATCCGAAAGTAAGAAATCGTCACTTGTAGGCATACCGGGGACAGGTTGACCTGTCGAATTATCTAAAATCTGGAACCAACGTCTACCTGTAGAAGGTTCATACATGACAACCTCTTCAATATTGGGGTTGCCCTCCATTCTCATGCGAAGCTGCTCGGGAGACAACTGATTGGAAGACAGACCAGCGTTCGGAGCAATTGATACACCCTGGATAGTGGGGTTTAAACCATTCGTACCAAGCATCGCTTCAGGGACAGTCGGCATATTCAAAGCATTATTGTACATGCCCATAGGAGAATTGATAAAGGCATTGTACATATCCATCATGCGAGAATCATCATTCTGCTGATCCTTCTGAGCATCCTTGATATCCTTAGCTCTCTTAAGCTCAAGTTCATGAGCCTTGTTGATAGAGTTATTGATTTCACGAATAGCCTGAATCTTCGTACCAATCAAACTAGCCTGAACACCAGCAAGATTAGAGATATAGGTGTACTTAGACTTCATGGTATTGGAAGCACGGATCTTATCCAAGTCTTCTTTTACTTCACTAGCAAGTACATCCGTCTGAAGAACAGACTGCTCAAGCCATGAATTAGTTCTACGATAAGAATCAGCATAAGGTACAGTCATAGGATCTACAACAGCTTCTGTAGATGCTACAGGAACTGGTACATCGAAAGGACCACCCTTTTGAGAGACTTTGGTAAGTCTTTCAGGGGCTTTCTTAGCTTTATTATTCTTATCTGCAAGCTCGAGTTCTTGTTCAGAGGGGACGATTTTCGCACCATCATCTTCGAAGAATGACGTATCGAATTCTGTATAACCATCGAGTGCATTCTTCTTAGCAGAAATTTCTTCTGTAGGCTCGGTGCCTATGAAAGGATAATAGAATTCCATATTGAAATCCTCCTTCTAATATAATTTGCTGTTAGTGTAATCTTTAAAAGTCAATTTGAAAATATATTATAACTGTGCAATAATTAAGATAGTAGGTGAGATTATGCAATTGAAACTTACTGCAAGGCAACCTGGTGATGATCTTACCATTATGAATACTATGGTAAAGAAATGGAGGTTGCCACCAGATGAAAATGGAAAGAGTAAATATACTCAATGCATGACTATTATCTATAAAGATAATAAAACAGGAATGAAGCATAAAGAAGAGATTATGAATCCTGCTTATGAATATTTTATTGCAAAACCTGATAAGCGGGTAGCATATAATCGAACTTATGCACCTTTAAATAGTGTGGATGCCCATGATACTCCTCATTTATTCCTTGAATCAGATATCTGTGATAAGCTCGGATATACTTCTTGGTATAAAGAGACTATTCGAAGTGGCGATTTCAGAAAAATAAAAGATATTCATAAACACCCTGATGTGTTTATGTCAGATAATACTTTGGAAGATCATTATAGATTTTGGTTTAATAATACCTATACAAACCAGATCTGTCAGATCTCTAAAGCTTTCTTCGATATTGAGGTCGATGGTATCGATATTGCTGGTGATTTTCCGGAACCTGGAGAAGCACCAGTCAATGCAATTACCATCGTTTTTCAGGATAGAATGGAGACCTATACATTCCTTCTGAGGAATCCTAGGAATCCACAAATTGCTGAACTAGAAGCAAATATTCAGCAGAATCTTGCTGAATTAAAGCAATTTGTATTGGCTCATGTTTCAGAGAATAATCATAACTCTGAAACCAAGGAGCCATTTTACTTTGGTTTAGAGAATATGAAATTCAATGTAGCATTCTATGATGAAGATGATGAATATAGAATGATACGTGAGTTCTTTAAACTGGTAAACAGCTATAAACCAGATTTCTGTCTGGCATGGAATGAAGCATTCGACCTTCCATATCTGATTGCAAGAATTGAACGTCTTGGTAGAAAACCAGAAAATGTAATCTGCCATCCAGATTTCAAGGTCAAAGAATGCTTCTATTATGTCGACGATAGAAATAAAGATGTATTTGATGAGCGTAACGATTTCTTCTCATGCTCTTCTTATACAGTCTGGCTCGATCAAATGATCCAATTTGCATCCAGACGAAAAGGACAGACAAAGTACCTATCCTATGGATTGGATGCTATTGGTACAATTATAGCCAAGGTGAAGAAGCTTGACTATAAAGATATCACAACTCAGATTGAGTTACTGCCTTATAAAAACTATAAGACATTCTTCTTCTATAACGTCTGTGATACTATCGTTCAATATTGTATTGAGTATTATACTCAAGACTTAGAGTATGTATTCTCTAAGTGTTTGATGAACAATACTCGATATGCAAAGATTCATCGTCAAACTGTATATCTTGCTAATCGCGGTCAGCAAGTTCTTTGGGATAGAGGTTACGTAAAGGGTAATAATATCAATTATGATAATGTCGCTCAGCCCTATCCTGGGGCCTTTGTGGCTGATCCGCTTCAAGTTAACGATAAATCGAGAGTATTTCTTAACGGTAATCCGACGAATGTATTTGAGAATCTAGTCGACTCTGACTATAAATCTCTGTATCCGTCGATTATGCGTCAGTTTAATGTCTTCCCGTATGTCCAGATTGGTCTTATTATTATTGCTGGTAAGATCCATGATAAGCATAATAGGACTCATTATGAACATTATACAGCAGGAGGACAATTCTGTGAAGATCTACAATCTCATCAGTGGCTAGAATTCGGTACACGCTGGTTAGGATTGCCGAACTTCAATCAACTTGTGACATATATACGAGATCTCTACACCTATGAAATCCAGCCCAGACATCCTATTGCAAGGCTGCCTGAGACCATGGATGATGGATGCAGATATCCGTTTACCCAATATCAAAAGTATTATTTCCCACTGTATGAAAAGCATACAGAAGGAGGATATTATCGCCCATTCATTAATGAGGTGGAAATGTCTGAGGAATTAATACAGAAACTGCAGGAGTGGAAAGAAAATGTGGCTGTCACACCCAATCAATCCTTCTAGTTATAAAGTAGTAAAGCGATTTGATATTATTATCACAATCGCAAAAGCTATGAAAGGTTGCCACTTCTATTACGTTTGTGCGGAGAGGCATGCTATCTATGGAATTCCAGATGAGATACATTCCATTAGGGAGATGCCTCTCCCACTAGAACTAGAGGTTCCATCCTCATTCATATTCAGATATGATACAGTAGATGCAGATATAGTCAATAAATATATAGACTTTGCAATACTTGAAGATCTTCAATGGGCAATGGTTCCATTATCTATGAGAGAAGAATTCAAGTATATACAACCTGTATGGAGACCTATATCTGATGCATCTCTCTGGGGTCTGGTAAACACTAGACTCAATGAACCAATTGATTTTGTAGATTTGTATGGTCCAGATGGTAGAAAATCTGTTATGCTTCCGAATGTAATCAGTCTAGTAAACGGATTTCTTCATTCTAGACAATTAGTTTCCGAACCTATCAAGACCTATTATGCTATGCATCTTAATGATACCATTGCATCAGTGCTAGCTAATAAGGTTATGATGGGAGAAAGCTATGTAAATCTTGAAGTCGATAAAAGGAATTATGGATTCTTTATGTTTAAGACTCTATTCCCGATAAATAAAGATGATTCTCTTGATATTAAACTGAGAGATAGATTGGACAATCCCAAAATATTCGAGATTCAGTTTATTGTCACTCATAAAAAGAATCCATTCAAATATATTTATCCTGGACAGTTTATAGAGTCAACGTATGCTACGTTTATTCATTTGGATTCATAATTAAAATAAAGCTAGGGGTTATCTCTAGCTTTATTTTTTGTCCTCAACACTTTAATAATTAATGATTTCGAGGTGAGATTATGCCCGATAATGACCAGAGACGTGGTTTAAGAGGTCTCATGGGTCGTGTAAATCGATCTATGTCATCTCTTTATCAAACTACGTACTTTACATCCCCGTCTAATAATGCTAATATAGATAGGCTTAGAAAAGATATCAGTTCTAATTTGGATGATATCGTCGCTTCGAATATCAATACTATGGGAATTCCTAGCGTTTCGAAGCTTTATTCTAGGCTTAAGTTTAAATTTGATACAGAGACATCAAGAATAAATGGCAAAAATGGCGTTTCTAAATTCTTTGATGATGCTCTGAATTATGATGATTTCTTTGCTGTTTTCCAGTCCAATAGATATCTTATGGAGATGGACGCAGAGATTGATTCTACTTGTAAGTACTTTCCTGATCTTGAAGAAGCTCTTCTTATTCTTAAAGAAGGAGTTCTCTCTCCTGACTATTTCTCTAAAGATTTCTTGACTTTAAAGAATCTGTCTATTGGAGAAGATGATGATACAACTTTCGATGAACGTTGTAAAGATCTCAAGAAGAGATATAATCTTCTTCCTTTTATAGAAGATGTCTATTACCATGCTTCTAAGTATGGTGAAGACTTCGTTTACATTGTCCCGTATAAGACTGCTTTAAGTAGATTGCTTACTGATAAGCCTTATACTAATCCAATAACTTCTGCTAATATTGAGCATGAGTCTGCTGTTGGAACCGATGATAGGCTTAATGAGACATTCATGCTGTCTATTGATAATAAACGTTCTGTCATTAGCGATAATACAAAAGCATCTGTCTTAGAGTCTGCAAACCCTCAATATGTCATAGAATCCGCTGTTGTTACAGAAGGTTCTTCTGTAAAGGCCGGACATCGTATTGATCAACCGCAGATGCAATCCCTTCTCAATCAGTCTGAATCTTTCCATCTTCAGGTTGAGATTTGCCGTCGTGGTATTATCGAATCTGAAGTTAGAAATGCTCAGATTACCAATAAGAGAAAAGGATTTATGGAATCTACTTCAGCTCAATTCTTGAATGAAGTAGCATTGAATGAAGGCAAGAAAGATCTTAAGATCGTTAAGAAAGATAAAAAGAGTGGTAAGCTTGTCGTTGATGGTATTGAAGAAGATATTGATGATGAGACGAACCACAAGAATGAGCTTGTTTCTGATGGCTTAATTGGATTTGCAAATCAGAGAGATAATAGACCTGAGATAACTGTCGATGTTCCTGGTTGCGTTGTATCTCGTATTAAGCGTGAACAAGTCATTCCTATTTACATTGGATCTAATAATACCTGCTTAGGATATTATTACATTGAGCTTAGATCTTATGAAGCTCTTGAAGACTTCAGAGGATTGAACTATATCATGAGCGATTCTCTTACATCTCTTAGAGGATCTAACTCTGGTATGAATGCTCCGTTTAACTGTGTTGATCCTTCTCGTCAAGAAGAACTGCTAAAATATGTCGCTGGGCAACTTTCCCAGTTTATTGATAAGCAGTTTATTCAGGCAAATCAGGATCTTAGAGAAGAGATTTACCAGATTTTAAAGTATAATGATCTCTTTAATACTCCGGCTATCGATAAGGTAAAAATTACCTTTATTCCGCCTGAGGATATGGTTCATGTATACTTTAAACTCGATCCCATTACTCATAGAGGTATTTCTGATCTTGATAAGGCAATGGTACCTGCTAAGATCTATGCTTCTATGTATATCACTGATGCTATTGGTAGGCTTGTGAGAGGACAAGATAAGAGAGTTTATTATGTCAAACAACAGGTTGATACCAATATAGCTCAGACTCTTTTAAATGTCATTAACCAAGTAAAGCAAGGCAATTTTGGTTTTAGACAGTTCTCTAATATCAATAATGTCTTAAATATTACTGGTAAATTTAATGACCTCTTTATCCCAGTTGGCACAGATGGTAATTCTCCCATTGATATTCAAACTATGCCTGGCCAACAGTTTACAGACAATTCAGAGCAACTTGAACAAGTCAAAGAAATGGCAATCAATTCTATTGGCGTGCCTTTTGAAATTATTCAGTCTCGTATGTCTGTAGATTATGCTTCTCAGCTTTCTATGGCAAACTCTAAGTTCTTAAGAAAGATCTATGCAAGACAATCTGTATTCTCCCCGTTTGTGTCTAGGATTTGCACTAAGATCTATAACTTTGAATATAAAGAGAATGTTGAGCTTGAAGCTAGTTTCCCGCCGCCTGTCTTTATCAATACTGCAAATACCAATCAGATTGCAGAGAATACAAAACAGTTTGTTCAGAATGTCACTGAGTTTGATCTCGCCAATGAGCAGGATGAGGCTATTAAGAATGAGTATATGAGACAACTCTATTACTTCTATCTTGGTACTCATCTTGATATCTCTCGTCATGAAGAGATTCTCAGAAAGTCCAGACAACTTGTCGAAGTATCCAGAAAAGGTGAAGAAGACCAGCAATAATAAAAACCGAGGGTATCTTTTGATACCCTCGGATACATTATATTAAAAAGGATGTGATAAAATGGGAATAATACCAGATAATTATTATGATAAATATCTTACTACCCCAGAATCTATTTTAGAATATGTAGATAAATGCATAAAAGAAACTAATAAAGACATTGATTATGATGCAATAGAAAGAGAGATTAAAATGGAAAATGCTGAAGATCTGCGTACAAGATATAAACAACGTTTATTAATTTTGTATTCATCCAATTGGAATCAGGATAGTATGCATATCTTGCATAGTCCAGATAGAAGACTCACATATACAAGAGATCAGATATACAATATGTCCGATGAAGATTTCGAAAAGATTCTATCAGGAATACGAGTATGGGTTTCTAAAAACCAATAAAAAAGAGAGTCCCAAAATGGGACTCTCTTTTGGTTATTACTGATTGCCAATAAGACTGGATTGAAGCAGACCATGATCACGTGCGGCAGAATCATCCATTCTGTTTCCATCAATTCTGCGTCCAGCAACCTGCTCATAATCGAAGTTCCAGCTATTACGCTGAACCATATTCTCATTGGCCTTGTTGTTCATCCAGTTAAGGATACGCTTAGCCTGTTCATTGATCCTATCGCTCATCAGAGGCAGACCACTGAACTCGCAGGAAACCTGCTGGAATTCAGGAGTACCATGCTGACCATTGTAGATCTCAAGGTTAGCACTCTGAGGCTGGCAGCAAACATAATACACAGCACGCTCAAGAAGCAGACCGGTATTATCAGTTGCCATATAGAGGAAGGAGAAGCATTCCTTATGGAATCCAGCATCCTTCGGATCGATATAGAATCCTTCCTTGTCTGTGGTAATACCAGGAAGCTGAATCAGACCATTGTAAGTCTTAAACTCAGTTCCAGGATCCTTCAGACAACGCAGATAAAGCTCATGCATTCTCGTAATCGGGGTTCCACTACGCTCACGCAGTGTCATAGAGAAGGTGGTAGCACTAGGTGCATTAACCTTCGTGATAACGTTGACAGACTGAACGTTATTGGAGATCTCCTGAGTTTCAACACTGATATTGTCGAGACCACTGTCGAAACCAAGGAAGTCACGTTCAATAATATGCTTATAAGCCTTAGCCAGCTTATCAACCTCAGGATCCTGCTCAGCCATATCACGAATGAACTTAGGCATGCTGATCATGACGAGATAGTTATAGCCAGACTCATACATATCGAACTGTTCAAGCTGAGTCCAGTCGGTAGTACCACGGAATAACGTGTACTTGGTAATATCACGAGCGGACTTCAGGTCATTAAACATGTAATACTGTCCCATATCTATATACTCCTTTCTACAGATTAGACAGTAGCGCTGCTAGTGGTATCAACACTAGTATCGCTGCTAAGGGCAGTAATCTTGAAGTATTCGGTCTGGACAAAGTCACGATACCGAACAGCAAGCACTGCATAGAAGATCTTATTGCGAGTGTAATAAGGATCCTGCTTATACTCGAGTGTCAGACTCTTGAAGTTAGACACAAAGGGAGCAATTACCTCTTCAACATCCGCACGATACTTCTCAAGATCATCGCCATCAATGAAGCTATAACGCAGAGCCGGGCATCTACGACGGATCTCCTTAATAACTTCCTGAGTAGCAATGACATTGTTCATGAAACTGAGCTGGCTGTACTTCTCCTGAGAGGTATACAGAGACTCAATAACAAGTGCATTGTCAATATAGGTCGCATAGTTGATACGAGCATCAAGCAGATCTTCTTTCTGATTGAGGCCCGGGCAGATAGTCGGCGTAAAGCCAACAGTGCCTTCGATAGCATCAGTAATGGTAAAACCATACTTGATACCAGCCATCGGCAGGTTACGACCATTGTTGAACTGCTGGACAACCAGCTGAGCCATCGAGTACATCATCGTAACAGTGATCTGCTTACGAGAGTACGGGTTGATGACATCATAGTACGTGCAATAAGTACCAGCGAACTTGGTCTTCATCATATCGTCATTAGCAGACAGAATCAGATCAATCGTGTTCTTATCGGTACCCATATCGCGGAAGTAGAAGCAATCCTCACGATAGGTAACAAGCTGCTCGATAGCACGCTTAACCACATCGGGATAGTTTGCATCCATAACAGCATCGATATAGTAGCGATCGACATTGTAAATAATGGGATCATAGCAACCATCTTTAGCTGTCAGAATCTTAAAGCTACGCTGACCCTGCGGCACATAACCAGCAAAAGCCTTAGCAAGCATAAGACCATAGTTCTCTGCAGTGATAGGCGAATCGCCAAAGGAGCCGTTAGAACCATTCATCAGCAGAGTACCAGAATTGATCGAAAGATCAACATCGGTATCACTGACAACGACAGTACTAATTGAACGACCCTTCTTATCATGTGCAAAGATAAGATCGAGTCCCTCAGGATTCTCAGTGCCTTCGGGAAGTTTAGCTATAACAGCATCCATAAAGCTACGGATATCTTCGCTATACTGGTAGGCATCGATCTGATTAGACTGAGTATGGACAACATACTGAAGCGAGATGTTCTCGCCATTATTGATCATGTCGGAATTGAGGCAGAAATGCAGAGTATCAAACTCAGAATTGCTCTCAAGCACGTCAAGATCATACATGAAGAAATTCGTATAGTTCTTCGACAGGTTGTAGTTCGGAGAAATGCGAATACGCTTCTTCGACTCACCACGACCATTATCGAAGAAAATCCACAGAGGATAGAACAGATTGGGCTCTCTTCCAGCTTCTTCGGCTGCAGCCTCTTCTGCATCATTATCTGCTTTTACTGCAGCACTAATGGCAGAGATAATCTCAGCCTGAGTCTTGCATCCAGAAGCAGATTTAAGAGTATAAGAGATTGTAGCCGGAGACGTAGAAGTAGAACCAGGAACGACCTGGGCAATAACCGCAATATTAGCCAGTGCCGCATCATCAGCAACAACACGCTTGCTAAGGATCTCAGCACCAGCATTAACGGCCATAGCCGTCTGAAGGAGAGGCTGTCCATGACGCGAGAAGTCAACAGTGTTGTTGACAGCGTACATATCAAACCAATCCTGGCCACTAAGCTTAGTCCATCCTTCCTCTCCCTTATCAGATGTGAAGACCTGAGCAAATAATGGCATTGTTCTCACTTGAACAATATCAAGATTAATGATCTCACTCTGGTCATCCCATTCAAAGAAAGTACCAGGAATCATGGAAGTTTCCTCCTTTATAACAAATTTTAAGCCACAAAAATGACATACTTAATGTGGTATTTGTGCTTTACTGCTATGTTAAACTTCAGCAATGAGGCATAGATAGAACGACGGGTAGCATTTCTGCTACCCGTCTTCCTGATCGTTTAGCTATCCCGGTTTGTTTAGACGATCGGATCATTCATGAGCTTAAGTCGACAAGCTTATGAATAAAGATAAAGGACCAGGACTGGCTGGTCCTTTATCAATTTGTTGATGGCTTTATTTTTTCTTATTGACCCATAACAAGCTTCTCCAAAGGAGAATCAACATCAGTCGGATGCATAATAGCACCAACAATAGCACTATCCCAGTTTTGGGAAGTAAGAGATTGATGCGGAGAGATGTATTTGGGTACATCAATAATCGAAATAGGTTTATAAGCTGTCTCATCTGTAAAGTTTGTCATCCTAAAGGGCTTATTTAAGTCATTAGGATCTCTACATGTTTCACTTATAACCATTCCGAATACTTGAAGATTAACTCCATAGTTACCGCCATTTAAGGCAATATTCTTAGGGAAGTAATCTTGAAGTTTTCCATAAGGAATTGTGGTGGGAAGCTTACCATATAAGAAGACTTTATAAAAGTCCTCCACACTACGAAGTTCTTGAGGAACTTTTGTAGTGACAATGATAGCATCACCTTTCTTATATCTAAGAAGTCTATAGTCGCGAGGCTCTTGAGTTTTCGTGAGCTTCACGTTTTTCATCTTTTCCATGGAATAAGGTCTAGTAAGAAAGACAGAAGGGAAATAAAATCTCTTCAATCCACTATTCTTACCATTCTTATCGAAAACAGCATAGTCAAGGATACCAATTAGATTAACTAGATCTCCTTTAACTTGTGCATATTCTTTTTGAAAGAATTCATCATATACATAGAAGATAAATTCTCCATCTTCATTGAATATGATGGACTCACCATCTCGTTTAACGAAACTGGGAAGTCTTTCAGCCATTTATATCACCCTTTACGACGGCAGTGCAGTTCTCTGAACGATAACAGCGGTAATTCCACCAAGCCAATCATAATTGGTATTCTCGTTGACGAGAGGAATCGACCAGCTTCCATTGGTGTTGACAGCAGCGTTAGCTCTAACTTTACCAGCTCCGACAAATTGTGTTGCATCCAGATCATAGATCGAGATATCGGTATCGAGCTTCAGAGTAGCAACAGACATGATTCTTCCAGAATAGCCAGTATTGATAGCAACACTAGCACTTCCAGCAGCCGGTACACGAATATTCTTATAATCAATATAGCCAACGGTCATATTGATCGGCTGGAAGGTACCATCAGAATAGAAGCACACATTCTTATCAGTGGTACTATAATAGAAGTGACCACTTTCAGGATAAAGAATGCTACTAATAGAGCCAGTAACAACATGAACAACCTGTCCAAGAGGTAAACGATCACCAGCTAATGTATCGCAATATAAATTACCAGCATCTCTGGTGACAATGAAGGTACCGGAAATAAAAGACTGAGAATCGAGTTCAGACTCTAAGCAGTCTCTAAACTTAAAGAAAAACGGCATAATAATACACTCCTTATTTAGGATATTAATAAGATGTGAATTGATTTAGTGTAATTATTCCTCAATAGGAGTATCAGTGTCAACAGCAGTATCCAATTCAACAAAATCTGCAGGATCGAGCTTTTCATCGGAGATAATCTCATCAGAGATCTCACCAGTCTTTTTGTTTTGGATCTTAACTCCCTTATCAGAATAAAACCTGGATTCACCAGGCATATAAGGAACTTCAATGATCATCAAAATATCCTCCCTATACTATAAATTATTTTATTGTTTTTTATACAATAAAAACCGAGAGGGACCGAAGTCCCTCTCGATAAGTTTGACTTTTGATGTAAGTGAATTACATCGTGGTCTGCCAGCTGAGAGCATCGGCGATAGCCTTAACGCTAGCAACCTTAGTGGTCTCAGAAGCATTCGCAGCGACATCCTGAACGATGGAGTTGGTCTTGAGGTCGTCAGCATACTTCTTGACAGCAGCCTCAGTAGCCAGGGTATTGGCAGTCGGCGTATCAGCCAGAGTGGCACCACCGATAGCCTTACCACTGTCGGAGAGCTGACCATCGTTGGTCAGGGTCGGGAGATTACCAGCGGTAGCGCCAGCAACCTTAGCGATCTTGCCATCGATGTTGGTCTGCAGAGCAGCACGAATGGCCTCAACAGCAGCCTCGGTAGCCAGGGTGTTAGCGTCATGATCAACGCTGATCGTGCCGCCGCCGATCTTCTTGCCGCTATCAACAGCCTGACCACTGGCGTTAACCGTCAGAATGTCACCATTGGTAGCATTATCGACCAGCTGCATGTAGTCGCTCAGATCGGTCGGAGCAACATACAGACCCTCGCCAGCAATAACCTTGATCAGGTTATCAGTATGACCAGCACCAGCGGCCAGCTTGACATCAGCCTTCAGGACAGTGCCCTGCTGGGTGTTGGTAGCAGTCAGGTCAACGCTATCGGTATCGGTAGCGCTAATGATGCTGATCAGGTCGGCAACATCGATATCGACGTAGTCGGTCTTCGCATCATCGAAGTACAGCGTGATCTTACGGGTCGTGGCATTATACGTACCACTCTTCACAAAACGCTCGAGGTCGAGGTTGATGGAAGAGAGCTCAGTGCCAGCCTTGTCCTTGATGGCAAGCTTGCCCGTAGTATCATCATAGGTGATCTGGCAAGCCAGACCATTCAGAGTGACCTGCTTCTTGCCGTCCTCACCACCAGTGAAGGACAGAACCTTCGAGGTGGAATCATAGGCAACAGCATGGAAGAAGGTCTCGGAATCGCCGATAACGTCAGCGACGTAGTCAGCAACAGCCTTACCGGAAACGGGATCGGTGGTGTTGGTATCGTCGAGAGTAGCGACGACAGGATGGATGACCCACTGCCAAGCAGTACCATCATAGGTCTTAGCAGCCAGGGTCGCCTTGGAGACGTACAGCTTACGACGGGCCGGGTTGGTGATCTTACCAAGCTCGGTATCGAAAGTAGCACCCGAAGCGGTATCATCGACGAAAGCAATTGCCTCACTAAACGGCAGAGCGCCCTTGTAGATCTCGCCAGTGTCGCTCAGGAAGTACAGCTTGTTCTCGTCATAGGTGCCTGCAGCATAATAAGTAGCAGCAGTTACAATGTGCCAAGAAAGCATAGGTATATTCCTCCTTATAATTATTCTTGGACTCCGAATTACTTGATCGGATTATTATATTGTTGAAATACAAATCCGACCTTTTTTTCTAAAAAGTCCTATACAGAATATCACTATCTGTATAGGACTCTATAGATTACATATAGTCTTTCCAGCTTAAAGTATCATTAAGACCCTTAACTTTAGACGTTTCAATCTCGTTGACGTAAATCACATTCGTGTTCGTCTTAAAGATAGTGCTGTTATCAGGAGTCAAAGTCTTCTGCTCAACGGACGCTACACGTTCACTGAGAGCACTTACTTCTCCTGAGAGGCCCTCAACTATGCTTGAGAGTCCTTCTATAGTGGTACTAGACGGCTCATACCATGCAATGACAAATTCGCCGCCTTCATTACTTGTAACCTTAGGCTCAAGGCCAGCCTTCCAACCCTCAGTAAGTTCATACCAAGGAGTAGGATGACCGTCTCTAGGGGCAAGAACCCATATACGATTTTCAAGTACACACCAACTCATAATAGATCCATTATGAGCATGGCAATAAGTACCATCTTCAATTTCATCGGAGATGACAGGCATATCGGTAGGATAAACCCAGTCTTCTCCTTCGATAATGGTATCCTTATCATGGAAAGCATAATACTCTTTACCGAAGTTCTTCATCTGAAGGGTTTCCCCATCAGTCTTGAACTCAAGAGACTTTCCATCAGGAAGTACCGATGTACCACAGAGTCTCAGAGAACCATCGCCCTGAATGATATACATCGAGGCAACGCCCTCAGAGAAAACAGTAATCGGCATACCATAGTAATAGACTGATTCATCAGACCCTACTTCTTTAGCAGTACTTGCTGCAGCTTTAGCATCAGCAAGACTGGAGAAGAAAGATCTCGCATCAATCGGAAATGCTGAAGTACGGTTAAAAGAAACCGACAGATTCAGCAAGTTTGTAATAGGAATACGACGATCTTCTAAACCCATCGTTTAACCCTCCTTACAGCGTGATATTATATACATTGGCTGTGTCGTTAGGCTCAGCAAAGTTAATGACATATACAGAATAGTCAATTGCTTCGTAACCATTAGCACCAGCAACGGATATAGTATACTTCTTAAATGCTTTTGTGATATCCATATTAGCATTCTCATCCCAGATTCTCGTGATAGAATCATTCGGCGTAGCGAAGATGAATCTAAGAGCATTAACAGGGACAGAAAGTCTAATATTATCGATATTAGTATCACTAAAACCAGTAAGACTGCGAATATAATCGGAATCTATATTCTCAATCGCAATCTTTTCATTGACTGCACCAGCAAAAGTATATCTAGCGCCAGTAACCAGTCTATCTTCAGTGATATTAGTGACATGGCTCTCCTCGATAGCAAGAGCAGGACGAGGATTACCAAGATTTGTCAGAGGAGCTTCACCAGCACTATGATTACAATCAACGCTAATGCGATAATTAGAATCTTCAGTGATAGTGAATGCAGGCATAGTGCCTTCCATCTGATCAGAAGTATTACCCTCTGTATCAGTAACCAAAATGCTAGTAGCAACAACACCAGTAGGATCAGGACCATACTCATAATTCCCAGGAGCAAACAGGTTAGAGAATTCAGGAGTAAACTGAGTTCCTACCTCAAATTCTCCAGCATTGGTAATCGAAGGAACGATATCAGGCTGGATCACGATAGGATCTTTCTCAGTAGTATCGATGATCTTTTCGATCTTACTAATCTCAGAAGCAGCATCTTCTGCTTTCTGAGTAGCTTCATCGGCTTTCGTGCTAGCCTCTTCGGCAGCAGTTTTAGCAGCATCAGCTTTAGTTCCAGCTTCTTCAGAAGCAGTCTTAGCTTCATCTGCTTTGGTGCTAGCTTCATCGGCCTTTGTACCGGCTTCATCAGCAGCGGTTTTGGCTGCATCAGCCTTAGTTCCAGCTTCAGTAGCAGTAGTCTTTGCTTCATCTGCTTTTGTATTAGCTTCTTCTGAAGCAGTCTTGGCTTCATCAGCCTTGGTTCCTGCCTCATCTGCCTTAGTACTGGCCTCGTCGGCCTTTGTACCGGCTTCATCGGCAGCAGTCTTGGCCGCATCGGCCTTGGTACCAGCCTCGTCTGCTTTGGTGCTAGCCTCTGTGGCTTTCTCATTAGCCTCTTCAGCGGTAGTCTTAGCAGCATCAGCCTTAGTTCCAGCTTCCTCAGAAGCAGTCTTAGCCTCTTCAGACTTAGTAACTGCTTCATCAGCTTTAGCATCAGCGCTAGCAGCCTTTTCAGTGGCTTCAGTAGACTTGGTAATAGCAGTATCAGATTTGGTATTTGCTTCTTCTGCAGAGCTCTTAGCCTCATCAGCCTTAGTGCTAGCTTCATCAGCTTTTACATTAGCTTCCTCAGATTTTGTATTGGCCTCTTCAGACTTGATAACAGCCGTATCAGATTTAGTATTTGCCTCTTCTGACATGGACTTTGCTTCGTCAGCCTTTGCGGAAGCATCACCTGCGAGCGATGCAGCACCATCAGCAATGTCTTTAGCCTCATCAGCCTTTGTACCAGCTTCGGTAGCTTTCTCGTCAGCAGTAGTAGCAATTCCCTTAGCTTCATTAGCCTTGGTAATTGCTTCTCCAGATGCGACTCGTGCAGCGGTCGCATCTACCACAGCCTGTGAAGCCGCAGTCTTGGCTTCAGTAGCTGTAGCTTTTGCTTCTTCAATTGCAGTGTCAAGTTCAGTAACTTTAGTTGTCAAACCAGCAGTAGTCTGCTTAAGGATATCCACATCCTGTTTGATAACTGTAGTATCACCAAACTCGGCCATCCAGTCTTCAATCGTACCTTCATAGCCATGATCAACTGCGATCTCATAAGCGTTTTTACCAGGATCTCCCTTTTCACCCTTAAGAGAAGCTAACCACTCCTCTTCGGTACCGACATATCCACAATCGACAGCAATTTCATAGGCAGACTTACCAGGATCGCCCTTGAGAGAAGCGAGCCATTCCTCAATCGTACCTTCAAACCCATGTTCGACTGCAATAATGTAGGCGTTATTCGGGGTGATATCCTTGATCATCTGAACCTGATAGAAGTAAATACGTTCTCTCTGGCTCGAACGATCATGGGAGTAATCCAAAAGAAGATAGCTATTTTGCGGGTGTCTATAATCCACAACTACCTGCGGTATACGGCCAGTTTCATTGATATACTGGCCATTGCGGATGTAGTACACAGAATATAAGCCATCTTTGGAAACGAGGACGTTATCAGTAAGTCCTCCACCCATAGATATGCTAAGTCTATAATAGTTCTTCTGAAGTACCTCAGAACCAATAATAGGCATACTGTGTTACGCCTCCTTCTTACTGAATTATTAGATTGTTCGACTGAAATAGCCCTATGCCTAAAAAAGGCATAGGGCTTATTATAGAACTTAACCTTCTTCTCCAGCATCAGGCTGAATCGTATGCTCTCCCTCAGGGAATGGATGAGGAACCGGATCGAATGGAGGCTTAGGTCCAGGAGGCGGTCCAGGAGGGCAGGGAGGATACGGAGGATAAGGCGGATAGGGAGGCTGGGGAGGATACGGAGGTATCGGACCAGGTCCCGGGGGATATGGAGGCGGAGGGCAAGGAGGAATAGGAGGTATAGGAGGCGGTACCGGCGGCACAGGAGCCGGAGGTATCGGACCAGGTTCAACCAACTCTACTCTTCTGATATCCCTCAGCATCACATAATCCCATTTTGATTCGAAGTTAGAAGAAGAGTCAAAGCAGAATCTAATTCTATCTCCATCAGGATTATGCTTAGGAAGATTATGAAAATAATTAGGATCATACACATTATTGCTGTCACCAGCTTGCTGTGCTTGATCCTGACGTACATATCCATTTGTTGTAGGTTCTTTACCATATAACGGAAGTTCCTCGATTAAAACCAATCTGCCAGTTAATTCATAGACAGAATTGGTATTAGGATTATACCACGTTACATGATAAGAATTTCCAACTGCCATATCGACAGGTGTTACAGTATGTTGTACATCATCTTCGAAGATCTTCAGTCTGACAATAACAGATCTTACGATCATAGAAGATATACCGAGTACGGCCACGAATTGTTCACTCCTTTCAACTGGAGTAATGGGATCGACTGGAGTATGCTCTTCAATTGCAGCAATAGCGGCAATATTAGAGGTCATAATCGTATAAGTTTCATTAGAAATCAATCCACTGAGACGATCTAAATTAGCATTCAAGCATACATTACCATATTGATCTAAGAGCCTGACACAATTCTGAGCAATGTATTCTTGACTGATACCAGTAATCGTTCCAGAGGTTGTCACATACTGTTGCATATCAGGGTTATACCACTTGATTGTATACAGTTTGCCGACATATACAGGAACAGTGTAGTCTTTAAGACCACTATTAAAACTAAGCTGTAAATAAGAACCTAATTCCGCAATGGGTCCATTTACAACGTTCATACAAGTGCATTCAGTGTTTGGACTGATTACCATTGAACTCACTCTCCTTGGCTCTTATATAGTAAATCAAAGTCTTGATATTACTAATAAGTTCCGCGGAGAAGGACTCGGCATTATCTCTGCTATCATCATTGATGTAAGCAAGCATAGAGATATTCTTCAGAAGATAATAGATGTAAGCTGCATCTACCACATTATTCTTATCGAGATTGGCACAATGACGGAAGATCAGTGTAAGGAACTTATGAATTTCATCTGTAGTGATATCGGTATCTTCAGCCCAAATAACTTTGCAGACAATAGGCTCAAGAGTAGTAGCATCAGGCATACGGAAGCTGGTCTTTTCATTACCGAGATTGAGTTCTTTTGCAAAACGATTCCAATCGTTATAGTCACGACGTACATGCTTACGAATACGAGCTACGGAATCATACTGTTCTTTAGCAAAGCTAAAGGTAACAGCCTTCTCATAAGACTTAGCAATATCTCTGAGCATCTGAGCTTTTTCTGGATCTTCTTCCTGAATAGCATCAGCCATCTTAGGAAGCTTCTCGAGAATATTCTCAGCATTCTGATCTTCATACATATCAACCAGGCTAGGAATTTTCATAGCTTCCTTAATAGACTTATCAAAGTCAATAAAAGTCTGGTCAGTAGCAGTTTCAGTAATAAGCTCTTCAAGCATCATCTTAGCCATGACATTTACTTGATTAGCAGGAACACCATTCTTCGCGCAGAGCTCTCTAACCTGCTTCTTAATTTCATCCGGCATATGATTGTAAACACTGATCGACTTATCCTTACGATAAGCAATAATCAGATCAATCAAGCCAGCAGCAGCCTCATCGGAAATCTCATGAGCAGCAGCAGTATTCTTGAAATTCTCTTCAAAGTTCTTACGATCCAATGAATCGAGATCTTCAATATGAAGAATATCCACATCAGATGCAGGAGCAGCCTCACGACCAGGTTTACGGAAATCAGGCTTTCCAGCAGCATCAAGAGGGAAAGTCTCTACCTTTTTGATGATATTATTCTCAAGCTTCTCAGCATCAGAAGGAGTCAATTCATCTATATCACGAGAGCCATATTCCTTTTCCTGAAGCTCACGGATCTTATGAATATCCTCATTCTCTTCGGCATTCTTAACAGCCTCTTTGATTACTTTATTGAGAGTATCATCTCCGGTATCGATATCAACCTCTTCTGAATTCTCAGGCTCTACTGCTTCGGGCTCATTTTCTGTTTTTTTATGAATGACACTGGCCGGAATATCGAAGTCAGTACCATCAAGGTTCAAGCAATGACCCTTAACTGTAGGCTCCTTAGTAGTCTCTTCTTCTTTCTTAGGAGCGACAATCTGTACACGATTTGCATTGGGATTGTTGATCGGTTTCTGATAGAAATTGCTCATGATAAATCTCCTTTTTAGAATTGAGGATCGATTACATCAGTCGACTGAAGCATCATAGGAGCAAGAATTTCATCATTAAATCCTGCAATACTTCTGATGATGAATCGAATACTATTTAAACGAATAGGTTTGACATAGTCATTCATGATAGTAGCAAGATAATGATCTCTATAAAAGGTACCATTACCATCACTAACAATACTTAGCAGATATTGTGCTTCTTGCGGTTGTAAACCACAGTTCTGGATTATATCTTCAAGATGAATATCTGCTCCAGCAATATAGTTTACAACCATATCGATATTAGCACTAATAACTCCAAGTTTAGGATCTTTAAAGACCGTTCTTGCATAACTACTAGAAGCATCTCTGAATCTAGTAGATTCTGCTAAACCAAGAGCATCATAAAGAGTCTCGGCATTCTGAACGATATAATTTGCAAAGAATTGATCGAGATACTGCAGATAATTTGAGACAAAGAAATGATAAATACAGTGGGCTGCAGTATACATATCTACATCATCCACTGTAAAAATCAATCCATGATAATCACAAATTCTTTTGCATATCTCTTCATATGTAGACAATCTAAGAGCAGCAATTCTCTCTTGTACATCAACTGATCCATAGTAGTCTACAATCTGTTTGAAATTCATATCCCAAGCATCAACGACATTTGGATTAGCCATATATGCAGTAGGACTAAATCTATTCTGAATGGCTTGTTCAATAATAGACATAATGAATTCCGTATTAAAATGAGAAATAACTTCGGTAAGCTCATTCTCAGATACGACATTAAATCGCTCTGTATTAGTCATTGGAAATATCCTCCTTTTCTTAATTATTTTAATTAATTTGTTTAGGATGGAGTATTTAGTAAAAAATAAAAAAGAAGGGGATTTCTCCCCTTCTTCTTAATCATTTGCTTCTTTTTCTTCCTCTTCTGGACGTGTGAGCTTCTGGAAATTATAGTTGACATTTCTCAGATATGCTACATTATGCAGATCTGTTAAATAGTCATTCAGATAAGTTCCAACAGGAAGTCTGAGGCAGAAGAGAGCGCCATACTTCTCTTGATTTTCATTGGAAACCCAACGGTCGTAGTTATTGACCATTAACTTCATCCACTGATTCAGATCCTTAATATGGCTATTGTCTCTCAAGAGCCAACGGCCAATATAAATTTCTTTAGCCATTGGATCAATCTCAGGAGCAACAGTGCAGAACTGAATACCTCTCTTTTGGAGAGCAGCTCTGACACCATCATGCTGAGAAACGAAGATAAAGTCAACAGTATCGAGTTTGGATTCGATAAACTCAGCATACTTATCTTCCCATCCAGGCTCCTTCTTATAACTACTGCTGTCGGAATCAATGATAGAGAAATTATTGCAGTTCTTAGCAGCCCAAGACTTTCCAGTGCCAGGGAATGCAGAAATGACAATAGTATTCATATTTTTATTCCTTTCTTATTTAGAATCGTACGATATTGGATTTATTGTTGTTTGGATTACCGCGAATGATACCAATAGACTCAAGCGGGAAGTTACCTACATTATCACTGATGATTGTCTCATAAGCGATAAATGGTAATAACCACTGAGGAACAGGCTCATTGATCGGAATTGCTATAGACTCAATTCCTGTTGCATAATACTTATTGTCAGTCAAGAATTTAACTGCCTTTTCATATACATCAGGAAAATCTTCTTTAATCCTACCGATATTCTTCAGATTGATATCGCACTTTGCAATATCGATAGAATTTCGTTGATCTAAGTCTAGTGTTTCTGTTCCATCTTGATGCAAAGCATTATAAGCAATACTTGCTTTAATACCTTGGATTCTCATAGGATCTCCATAAGCTGCTTTGGATTTTACCTTTGCAGGTTTATAGAATTCCTTCTTGCCACTATGAATAGAATCGAATATTTCTTTTTCAATAATGGCAAGAGCTTTGATCACTTTAACCTGCTCAATTGCAGGAGTATCAAGAATCTCATTAAAGAGAACTTTCTTCAGTCTCTCTTTAATAGCATCATTAGAAGTGGACTTATTGAATGCATCCATTCCTTTGGTATCAAGTGCTTCACTCTTCGGAACATAGTTTCCCTCTTGAAGCTCAATATTAGATCCATAATGCTTCTTAGCATCAGTGAGTAATACTCGCTTCATTAAGAACTCTGTCTTCGCAAAGATCAAGCATTGCATATTCTTAGGAATAGGATAGTTTTCATTTGCTGGAATAAATGCTTGAGAATTTTTAGTATATGAATACATATACTCATTCAGCAACTTAGAGATACAATGTGCAAGAATTGACAGAATGGAGTGACGAAGTTGATCTTGAGGAATTACCACAAACGGATTTCTCATTCTCTCAAGTTCAATGACTTCATCATTGCCAAAGTCATAATCCTTGATATCATAAGTTACAGGTTCAGTCTTTTCAGTGATATAGTTGTACTCTGTTCTCTTAATCTTCATATCAATCCCATTAGTCTTGGGAAGTACGAAACGATAGAAAGCATCATACGAAACTATAGCACTATCGGTATCTTGGATAATACTGACGGAACGAATTAACTTCTCCATCTTATCCAGTCTATCGATAATCTGATGATTATAAAAGACATACTCTCTCAGTAAGTCGAGAAGCTCAGAGACTTCGGGTTTAACTTCTTCGGGAACTTTATTCGAGTCTCCCCACTCACTATCAAGCTTACAAAGGATTCTTACAATCAGATCGGATACATAGACATTATCACAGAACTCATAGAGATTATTACGATAATAAAGCCTATTGAGTTCGGGCTGATCTAATTGATTAATCATTTTCCATAAGATCATCATATCCTCTTCAGAGGGGACATAATTGAATCCACAGGAAGTGATAATCTTATAGAAAGTTTCCTGAGGCCCAGGTACATGATTCAGAATCATATGATCATCGATACTATAAGAATCGTGAATCGTATGCTGAATAAATGTAACTACCTCATTTAGACTTCCAAACGGGACATTGTTATCGAGAAACATCTCAAAGAACAATGCCATTGCACTATTAAGACTTCTACCTTGAGCTGTAACAGAAGCCGCAGTATAGAAGTTATAATAGAAGCAGCTCGGCATACCGATTGCACCATAGAATGCATTCGCGTCAAGCTTATACAGTAGCTGAAGTAGTGAATACTTCTGAAAGTCAAACGATCCTTTCGGATGTTTAAACATTTCTTTCTTCACTACATCGCGCTGGTTGATGAAGTTATCTACCATGTAGTAGAATGGATGTGGTACCTCAGCATGCTGAGTAAATAAACATCCATAGGTAGTCATGATAGGCTTCTTAGATAAAATATAGTGTGCTAATTCAGGTATAGTTGTCTCTACTGTTTGTTTCTTATATGAATTATCGATAGTAGCTTTGTGATACTTGATATTCTCAGCAATAGCTCTATCGACACCATACGAGATTTCAGTTATATTCAATTCAGGAAAATATAGCTGAAGACATTCAATAGCAGATTCTCGATAATTCTTGACTGCTAAATTGTCCTTATAAATTCCTTTAAAGTTTGTATCAGGAACTATTTCAGGCATAGATTTAGCTAGTCTCATTTCTGCATATCTACTCATGATATTCTCCTTTGAGATTTACTTATTAAATCGTTTTAAGAGAAGTATATTTTAGTCATCCTCCTCCTCATCATCATCCGCTTCATACTTATTAAAATCTATTGGTATACGTCTAATTGCCATTTTAAGAGTATTAACGACTGGCTGATATGATGAAAACTCTGTTGCAGAAATCATAATTCTTCGGATTTCATTATTATCAGGCTTCCACTTATACTCAGCAGAAATAGTGCAATTTTGCTGAAGTTCTTTCTTTACTACATCTTCTAATGACCAAGAAGATGTGCATAAATTAGAAAATAATGCATTGAATTCTGCATTATAGAAGCAATATACTTTGAACGATGCATAATATGCACCAACAAAGACTTCTGAAAACTTATATCCATCTTTTGCATATGATGCTATTTTAGATTCGTATTCTTCAAGCAGATTGTAAATCTGCTTGACCTCTTCTCGAATACCTCTTGACCATGGGATTAAAAGCTCCATAATTTTCTCCTTCTTATAATTCGATAGTAGATTCGAGATAACTAGTGAATTTCTCGAAAGCCGCTATCAAATTATCATAATTTTCGGCAGATTGATCTAACTCGATATCCCACCGAATTATATTATCGCTTACTCGGTTGATATCGAACTTAGTGCATTCAGGAATACCATCAAAGATGGTTTTAATACTGGGGATAATATTATCATCACTATGAAAGATATTTCCTCCAATAGCAGACAACTCATCGTTATCAATTCCTACACTTATCATTTGAGTATAGAGCTTCTTCTTGAAATTAGATAAAGCATTAAGAAGCTTAGCATTCTTATCATACTCAAAATCAATCGTTAGACTGGCATATTTTCCAAAACTACAATCCAACGAAGAAACTGTAATCTGAAACATATTTTCATCCTCCTTTAATTAAAGCAAATTGATAAATGTTTTGAAAAATCTCATTAATCTTTTCTATCTCCTTTCACATTAATAATATGCAATCAACAATCAATTAATTCGATTCCAATTTTTAAGGAGGAATTATAGATGGCTACGTCCATTTTGTTTGATGAGAGTGCTACTTTAGCACCTAAGAGTATCTTTAAAGACACCAAGCCCCTTCAGGAGGCTTTTATCTTCCAGGAGCTTTCTCGTCTTTCCAAGAGTAAGCTTCATGAATTTGTAACTGGCCCTGAGGCTAAATATCTGATCGAGAATGACATCATTTCTGGTGATACGCTTGAAGCTCTTGCTAATGAGGAATATACTGATCATGCTATGGAGTTGGTTGTTTCTCATATGGCTAAAGAGAATGAGGATGAGCGTTGGAATGAGTTAGTTCGTCATCGTGCTGAAGAGCGTAGACTGATGAATGAACTGATCGGCGAGTATGGTGATGCTGCTAAGACCTATGCAGAGAATGCTCGTACAAACTTTGTAGCTAAATATGTTCCCAAGAGCTATCTTGAAGACTAAAGATCAGATCAGAAAGATATTATAAAAATGAAGTTACTACCCGTTAACTCGGGTAGTAACTTTTCTATGGGGGTGTATTTATGGATAATAACAATAAATCATTGAATGAGATATGTAAATTATTTGTTGAAGATGCGATTATATTAGGAGTAGATTATAATCGCAAAACGAATTTAATTGATATCACATTGTTTAAAGATCCAACACCTGAAAGACCAATAAGAATGAAACCAGTTAGGGTATCAATCCCTATTTCATCTATTTCAGAAGTTATAGCAACAGCTATAATAGAGTCAGATCAAGCAAAATTTATATAAAAGGATGATGAACCGTGCCTTACAGAGAAACCAGAAAGAAAGCAAATTGGACTGAAGATGATGCCGAGTTCATGAAAGAGAACTTTCCTGAACAAGGATCAGAATGTTTTAAGAAATATCGAGAGAAAGGAATAAGCTATGACCAATGTAGATATTTCATTATCACATTAGGTTTGCTTACAAGTAATAAACATGGCTAAATCATACCTAGATCCTAAGAAGGATAAATACTATCATCATACTGGAGTAGCAAAATACTCTGGCGAAAAAGCAGAAGCTCATTTCTATCCAGACATCACAGATGAGATGCTGCTTTCTAAGAAATATAATATCGAATGGACTCTTTCATATGCAGACTGCCTGAAGAAGATTAATAATATTGAAGATTTTCATACTCCTCAGATGGCATTCTGCAATCCAAGAACAGCAGAGACTTATGATTGCTTTATTCATAAGATCAATCCTACCGATAATACACAAGAAGTAGCATTAGTAGGATTTAATTCTGTTGGAGAAGTTCAGGTTAAAGAATGGGTATAAATTTACCCATTCTTTAACTTTTTGATAACTCTATGATTATGGAGGAATGACACACATGTACGATAAGCAAACACTTGAACTTAAGCGATTGGAAAAGGTATTCAATAATCTGCATCTCTATCCAAGAGAAGAAGATGATGATGAGGATACTGAACAAGACCGTATTCAACAGCAAGTCGAAGTAGATAAACTCTACGATGTTGTTAATGAATATGGTTCTCCGGAGCTTCTTGAAGCAATTAGTCCAGAAGAGGTAACTGACATGCCAGCTTTTGTTGCTGCAAGAAAGAAAGAAATTCAAGATGCTATTTCTAACTCTGTCCCCTGTGATATGAGAAAGAATCCTCTTGAGAATTTCGACAACTATGGACCTTATAAGTCGATTGCTCTTGGTCTTAAGATGACTGTCGATGTCGCTAAGATCAATAAAGATAACTGGGAAGATCACTATAGAGGGATTATCAATATCCTTAAAGATGGTATCTTCTCATTGTATGTGCAAAAGTATTTCTTAGAGATCAATTTCGGTAGAGGAAAGATTTGCCATCTGTCTATTCCTGATTACTTCTTCAATCTTATTATGTGGAAGCCAATCATCTTTATCGGACAGAAGGTTAAACCTAAGAATCTATTCTTCCCTAAGAATATTACTGCAAAAGATATCAAGAATTATATTGATGATTTTGTCATCAATGATAATCGCATTACTCACTCTACAAGAGAGCTCAGTATTACGATTTCTGATACTCTGTATCATTATCATGATATTGAGCAGTTTGCAAACTATCTTTGCAATACTCTTAATCTTGAAGACTCTGCAGAATTGATGGATAGAGATCCAAAGTTCTTTAAAGCGCTTCATGGATCTTATTCTGGTCTTCAGGTTGACCAAGTTAAGTCTGCTATCATGGCTGATGCTAGAACATCAATTGAACGTATTGAAGTTTCTAAGAAACTTCTTGGATATGATCATTGTCTTGCTGATGCTTGGAGAGCAAATGAAGGTATTAATCCGAAGCAATATGCAGAATTTACTATTGCTATCGGAATTAAGCCGGATGGCCGAGGAGGTATCTTCCCCGAGATCGCAGATACATCATTCATTGGTGGAGGTCTGATTGATCCGGTTAATTACTTTATCGAGAGTTCTACTTCTCGTATTGCTCAGATCTTGAAGTTTAAGAACGTCTCTAAATCGGGTACTCTTGCACGAATCATGTCACTGAATAACATGGATTCGTATCTGTATCCTGATCCTAATTATGATTGTCATTCTCGTAATCTTATTCCTACGATAGTCAAGACAGATGGACATTTAAAACATCTGAATCTTAGATTTTATCGTTTGGATCCTATGGGACGAGAGATGGAGATCAATTATAAGAGAGATAAGCATCTGATTGGAAAGACTATCTATCTTAGATCTCCGTGCACTTGTGCATCTGCTGCTAGAGGGCAGGGTGTATGCTATAGGTGCTATGGTAATCTCGCATATTCTGTATTTGATATTGTTACCAAACAGGGTATCAATATTGGACGTATTGCATCTGAGTTGATTACAGCAAAGCAAACTCAGAAGCAACTCTCCGCAAAACACATTCTTGAAGCGTCTGTCGATCGTATTGAATGGGAAGAAGGATTCGATAAGCTGTTTGATATGGAGAATACTGTTATTCGTATCAGTCAGTATGTCGATAATCCGTCTGACTTCCGTATGTACATTCGTAAAGATGCTATTGAAGCAGATACCGATGAGGATGATGATGACTCTGAAAATTACGATGAGTATATTTCTGAGTTTGAAATTGTCCAGAAATCGACAGGCCAGAGTTGGACTATTCGTACGAAAAATCATGAGCATCTCTATCTTACAAATGAGATGAATGCTGTAATTCGTAAGAAGGCTACACCTTCTGGAGAAAGGCTGAATATTCCCATTTCTGCACTTTCTGATATTCCTCTGTTTTATCTCAAAGTGCAAAACAATGAGCTTATCAAGATCTTGAATAAGCTTAAGCATCTCTATAATAGAGGAGAAGAAGTTAAACGTTATGACACCATTCCGGAACTCTTGCAACAGATTCTCGACACCAACATTGAAGGAAGTATGGACATTAGTGCTGTACATTACGAGCTCATCCTGTCTAATCAGATTAGGGATATCGACGATGTACTGGAACGTCCCGATTGGGATCAAATTAATCCTCCTTATCGTATACTTACTCTTGATGAGGCTCTTACAAAGAATCCTTCCGTAACAATCGCACTGTCTTATCAGAAGATTACAAGAGCTTTGTATGATCCTCTTACCTATCGTAAGCATGGTCCTAGCTTTATGGATCTATTCTTTATGAATAAACCTCAGCTTGTCATTAGGGATATTACTCCTGCTGATACAGAGGTTGTAAAGCGTGATCCTGGTGAGCTTTATGAGCCGTTTACGAAATTGGAAGATAGTGATAAGGTTACAGCAGATAGTTCTGAATTTGAGGATGATTCTGAAATCCTTGATGTCGAAGAATAATAAGAAAAGGCCTTCGGGCCTTTTCTTTTTTCGTAATTATTAAATCCTTTGAAGATATATTATTATTATGATGGGATAAGAGGATATGGCCAGTTCTCCTATCTCAAATATACTATAAAGGAGATATAAAGAATGGAAGAATTAGCATTAGGGCAGGTAATAGCCTGCAAAATTGGTTCACTTGGCAAGCAAAGAAGAGTTATGGGTATCATTATCGGCAAGGATACCCAAAATGGAAGATACAATTGTATCAAGATTTCGAGTGATCCTATTTTTAACAACCTTCCAAAAGTAAATGTAACAGACAAAGGCACAGTTATCGGCGTGTACAATGTAGAACCCAATACTTTCAATACCGCATCTATTGTACACATATACGACAATATCGGAAGCGTCTATCTAAATGTGATCGAGTTTTATGTTCATATTCTCATGGGCTATTTTACCGTTGAGAACGGAGTAGTTACGATCTTACCGTACACATACAATCCTATTAGAGGTATGCTGTATGGTATGTGCGGACCCAGCAATAACCTGTTGGACTATCATCAATCTTCTGCAGTAATTACTCCTAGCACCACTACTGTAGTTCCTACAAAAATTAGTAGCGAACATGCCGAAGAAAAGAAATCCCAAATCGACAAGTTCAATGAACGAGTGAAAAAGTTCGAGCAACAAAAGAAAGAACAGCGTGAAAAAGATGAGCACGACGCTGTTCTGAAATACGTAGCTCGCGCTATCGAATCCAAGAAATCTGATGAAAAACCTGACGAATCTGAAAAGAAATCCAAGGCTGGTATTCGCCCTAGATTAGTAAAGGATGATACAGTCAATAGCGTTGAAACTGATAATGGTAATAGCAATGGTAATACTAATATCATTGATAATATTGCTATTTCAGATTCAGTAAAAAATGAAGTCGATCTATTATTTAAAGAGTATTCTAAATACGTTATAGACGATAGTCTTCCTATTAGATCGATTTATAGGAAATTTGTTAAACAAGAAGCCGTTAGGTTCGATCATGCTAAAACAAACTATATGAGCAGACGGAATATCGAGCTACTTGTTTCAACTCCTGGTGAAGTACTTGTTAGAGCTGGGCTCTATAAATCAATCAATAGCTACTATTGCTATAAGGGCATGGCTAGACTGCTTATAGAATGCGTTACGGATAACTGTGATCCTTCTACTAAAGCCTGCGATTGTAGAACTATCAACAAATACACCAATCCCATGGAGAATGTAATTCTTCGTGATCTTATCCTGGAAGAAGCGAAATCTAATAAGAACCTTATAGACATTTATCGCGATATTACATCTCTTGAGCCTAATCTCGTTTGCTCTTATGGACACTTTACTAGTTGCTTTAATAGATACATGTATGAACACGGTAACGGATACAAGTATAATATAAAAGTAGAGTTAAATGGGTTCATTAAGAGATTTAGAACCAGCAAATTATTCGGCAATTATAAAAATATCGATGCAATTATAAATGACTATAGAGCATCGTATGATGATGGTTCCATTAGTCAATATTTGGATAAATCCATTATTTATAATGGGACATGTATTGAGGACAAGATCGTGTTCTATTACCTCCTGTATTCGAGAGAAAATAATACAATGGTATACAAGATTGTAATGGATTTTAACGATATTGCCGAATGGTTTAATACCCATTCTATCAAAGACTGCACTCAGATGTTGAATGCCCCTATCCACAATTGCTATGGTAATGTAAACTTTGTATTCTTTAAGATTTGGTCCCATTACAAATTCGCAAAGAATAGTGAGATCAATCAGCTTAAAAAGTATGCAGATCAACCCAAAAATCTTTCAAAACACCTATATGCTCTCATGATCCGCTTAAGGATTATTGAAAGTAAAAAGATGAAGAAAGAGATAGAAAATATTACTCATGTTTCAGAAAAGCAGCTTCGTAATGCAGTTGCTAATATGAGACACCCTGAAGATACAAAGATCGTTGACATTATCTAATCTCTAGCATGAGAAACGAGGGAGTAAATCTCCCTCGTTTTCTTTTTTAGTTACATATTATCATCATAATAAAATGAAAGGGTATGAATAACACATGAAGGCACCACATAATCTAGCAAAGTACAGTTATCCAGAAACTGTATTTAATAAATATGGAGAACCAAAATCTAAATCTGTAGTAGTAAATAATAGAATTAGAGATTTCAAGATTGCTACTCGTAAGCTATATGATGATAATAATCGGATGTATCAAGCGACTAGTACATCCCTTTTTCTATTATATCTATTTTCAGATATTAAGTTGCTCTATGAACCTATTTGTTTTAAAGCAGGAATCCCTGTTCATCAGATCTTCAATATGCTTCATGAAGATAATGATAAACATGATTTTGGTATTAAGATCAATAATAATTGTAAATTTATTGATGCTTATACATGCAGAGATATTCTGATGTATGATTCTAAACAATATGCTAAACAGCATGGATTACGTTTAAATCAGGTTAGGATTCTTAAGAAAGAACTTCGATATATTCTTGGAATTACTGGATTTGAAAATAGGAGAAATCATGGATAAACCGCATGAAATTGTAGTCTATAGAACCCATGCAGAGATTACAAACTACGAGATGGGTGACTTTCCTTATATTGAAAAGAAGCATTTAATTAAGAAAATGATTACAAAGACATACTTCAAACTAGAACCAAAAGGAATGGAGTATGATAGTGAACGAAAAGTATTAATGCTTCCTCGTGGAGTTGATATTGATAAAATGAAATGGATGCTCGGAGATACTACTACCATTAGGGTTATTCGAGACTTTGATCCAGCAGAACCAATGGATCGTCCATTGAATATCAAATATACTCCAAAGAATGAAGACCAAAAACTTGCTATCAAGTTTATTATGGGTATGAATCCTTATGAGTATACTCAGAATTATACAATGCTATCATTGAATCTGAATACTGGTAAGGGTAAGACCTATTGTGCAATTGCATCTCTTTCTCTTAGAAAGATGAGATGTGCAGTTGTAACAACCACATCTGGTTGTCTCGATCAATGGTATAATTTCTTTCAAGAGTATACAGATATTACTCCTGATGAAATATGCTATATTACTCCAACCAATATGAGAAGAATTATGTCTACTGGAAAGAAGTATTCTGTTTATCTGATGCTCCATTCTACAGTAAGAGCATATGCCAATCACTATGGATGGTCTGGAGTAGGAGACTTATTTAAGTTTATGGGAGTAGGTATTAAGGTATATGATGAGTCACATCTTGATATGGATAATATGTTTAGGATTGACTGTGCTACTAATACTTTCCTTACTCTCTATCTAACTGCAACTCCAAATAGATCTTCTTTTGAAGAGAATGAAATCTTTAAAGAGTACTTTACTGGTACTCCTTTTATCGATCTCTTTAATAGAGATTTAGATCCTCATACAAAATATGCAGCTATAAAATTCAATTCTCAACCTTCTGCAAAACAGATGTCCGATTTACAGAATGCTTATGGATTGAATCGTTTAGGATATACCGGTTATATCATTCGGCAAGAATCATTCCATCAGTTACTGCATATCTTGGTATCTCAAGCACTTAATAAGCCTGGTAAGTCTTTATGGTATATTGGAACCAATGCAGGAATACTCTATATAAGAGATTGGCTTATAGAGAATTATCCTGAGTTGACGAACTATGTAGGGACTTATTATGGTGAAATAGATAAGAATGATCGACAAGCTGAGCTTGAAAAGAAGATTATTCTATCTAATACTAAATCTGCTGGTGCAGCAATGGACATTGCTGGATTAGTAGAAACAATTGTATTAGCGGAACCTTTTAAGTCAAAGGTTTTAGCACAACAAACGTTTGGTCGTACAAGAGCAGATGGGACTATCTATAAAGACATTGTAGATACTGGATTCCCTCAATTGAGAAAGTATTACAATGCAAAGAGACCTGTATTTGCTAAATACGCTACCGAATGTGTTGAAGTAACTATGAAACCAAATGAATTAGAAGATAGAGCTAATAAAATCATTCAAGAAAGAAACCATCTATATACTCCATTCTCTACATTAGATGAACGTACAGGAGAAATGGTAAAGAAATATAGATATGTCTTTTTTGATGAATCTGGGAATCCCAGTTAAATCGTAATAATATACATCAATGATTGTATATTATTATATTGAGTAGAGAGGCTTCCACGGCCTCTCTATATCTTATTAAGAGGAGGACATTTTTATGTCTATTAGAATCGTGGACCCGAGTACCTGGAGCGTGTTCGACAAAATGTTCGGCACCAACACTGTAGAGGAAGCCAATGAGCTTGGCATCATCTACGACGGTTGGAAGCGCCCGACGAAAGCTGAACGGGAATCGTTCCAAGGTCAGCGCCCCATTATCGGAACTGAAGAGTTCCAGACTGTGGCTTTCAGTAATGAACTGCTGAAGGTCAGAGACAGCTTCGCTTTCGACAAATCCATGCTTGACATGGAAGCCGAGGACGAAGACGAGGTCTTTGAGAAGGCCCTTGAGGTCGTCTCAATCATGATGTCCGCAGCTAAAGTTCTCCCTCTCGACCGGCTAGAGAAGGCTAAGGATATTGTCAGGACTTGTGCAGAAGTCCTGAAACGATACTTGCCTGATTTTCAGAGCATCACCAAGCTGATGACTCTTGCTCCCGCAATCAAGCCCTATGAAACTCCGCTGAAAGAGTTCAGTAAGGCTCTTGATGAGGCAATCGGAATTTTGGCAGTCGGCGATTCCAATTCCATCACCAAGGCGGCCGATAAGATCCAGGATGGAATCCGAGAGGCGAAAAAGCTGAAAATCAGCAAGATCAATGATGCTGTCAGCGGCATCAAGAAAGATGACATTAAGTCTGGTCCGAAAAAGGCCAAGACTGAGGATCCCAAGGACGAAGCCAAGTCCGAGGAGAAGAAGGAAGAATCTAAGACTGAAGAGCCCAAGGCTGAGGAAGCAAAGACTGAGCCTCAGAAGAAGGCGGCGTTCACTTCGATTACTGATGATCCTAACAATCCCTTCGCATGGTTTATGAACCAGAAAGTTGATGTAAACCCGATCGACCCTTTGGGAGGGAAGAGTTTCCCGGAAGCTTTCCGTGGGGACTTGAATGGCGGAGTATATTCTGATAAACAGGCTCCCGATTTCATCACACAGAACCGCATGGACGTACCGAAGCATGATCCTGTGGCATCTGCCTTTCAGCCCATAACCCAGCAGGAGGCTGAATATCTCGGTAGCGTCCTCGGAAAGTATCCGTGGATCAATAAGATCATGACCATTGCTAACGGCAATGGCTATTTGATCCATCCGGAGGTTATCCTCGATAATAACCAACAGCTTGCACTATTGTTCGTCAGAACATTCAACAACGGGAACCTCGTATACCTCCCCGATAAGTCATTCATCATCGACTTTGGAAAGGTGATCGACAATCGGTATGGCATTTGGCCCATTGCAAACCCGGATGGAACCTATAGTGTCCTGGAAGATGCCCAGGTAGTCTATTCTCTGTTCAAAGACAAGGGAAAGATCCGCGAGCTTGATGAAGAGTTCATGGACAAGCTCTTCAAATATGGCTTGAACGGACTCGATGAACCGACTCGCAAAGCAAGCATCCTGTACAACGAAAGGATGCTTATCACCAATAGGAGAATCAATCTTCGCAGCATGTCCTTTAAAGATATGGGAGCTGCGGAGAAGAACATCATTCGCGGCGCTTGCATCAGAATGGCAACAAAGTTGGATCCGGCTTATGGCCGATTCAACTTCGTCAATATCCTTGATGATAAGCAGACATTCGTACTGACAAATGATGGTGTCGACGATAATTACCTCGTCCCGAATATTATGAAACGTAGGAGGGTCGATATCTATTGTACCCCCACCATTGAGGATGGTCATACTGTTCTCATTAACAGCAATACCGGTACCGATATCAAGTATGATCTTGATATTGTATTCGATGGTGCGGCAGCTCCTGAATGGTATACCAAGAAGCTGAATGCCAAGAAGGAGAAGTCTGAACAGAAGAAAAAGAAGGAGGAAAAGACAGAGCAGAACAAGTCCGAAAAGAAACCAGATAAAAAGGAGGATAAGAAAGAAAATGTCGCATGACGGTGAACTTCTCTCCATGGAGGCCCTTAAGTGGCTGAAGTCTGTTGACTATCAGTCCAAGTCCCATGAGGAGCGTATGGCGTTGATCAACGCCGCGAAGATCGCTTACCCCAACAAGGAAGAGGCAGATCCCGCGGCTGCATTTTTCGCAGCGCTTGGGCTCGCATAACCCTACTCGCCAATGGTTTTCTACAACATCGGCAACAGCATAGTAGGGTAGAAAGAACAAGCCCTGGGATAAAACCCAGGGCTTTTCTTTTTTATAATTGGATATTATTACCATGAGGTGTAATAGTAATGAAAGAAAACGAACGTAATTTCTATGAACCATTCGAGATAATTAAATTTGAGAAATTTAGTGATGACATCATTCACGTTGGACGTGGACTGATTTTAAGAATAAATGTAGCTCTCGCTAAGTCATTTAATGATAATAGATACTTCTTTTATAAAGAATATGAGTATACTCTTCAAGGATATAAAAGAGTATCTATTAAACGAGGGTTTGATTATTATATAAGCTTAGAAGAAGTACTTAAACCAAAAGATCGTGATAAATTCTTTATTAGAATTGGATTAAGTGATTTCTATATTCTAAAACAAAGAATCGATGAAATGATTCAATGGTTTACTTCTAGTAAATATAGTAAGCTATTTGCTAAAAATAATAATGAGATGGTACTTGGAATGACCAATGTTCCTAGAATAGGATTACAAGATCTTCCTAGTGGAGTATCTCTCATGTTTAATCCAGTTGTAATAGGCGTTGGAAATTCTCAAATGCCAGGTATTGCAATTGAACTTGATAATGGAAGAGATGCAGTTGACTATACTATGACAGTAGATCAATTGTTTGCTTTAAAGACAGCATTAGATGGATTTAATCCATTTATTAGTGCTCAGATCATGGTAGCATCTATGGGGATTCCTCTTGGAACTAATAGAGTGGATCTTGATGATGCGGCTAATAACCATCAACTTCCTGCATTGAATGAAGAAGAGAAAGTAAAGAAAACCAATACTTCTATTGAAGGAAGATTGATTGGCGGTGTTAAGAAATTGGAGGACTTATAATAATGTATAGTGTAGGGCATTATTCATTTTATGATGCTTCTGATCCTGAATCAGTTATTATAGAAGCTTATGCATCAACAGCACTATCAACGGCTAATAAAAAACATGGTAAAATAACCGATGAAGCAACAACCAATCAGCTTTTAAGAGGTCTAACAAATCAAGCTCGTTTAAAAGCTCTAAATGATACAAAGGAGTTATATGATCAGCTTGTTCATGATGATCAAACGAAAGCTGCATTTGTCCATACTCTTAATGTAAGAATAATTGATGAAATTATTCCAATATATGAACAGCATTGGATTGAATTTCTTGGGGATGGTGGATATCGAACCGATCCACAGCTTATTCGCATGGATGCATCTATTGCTAGTGCTTTAGATATCCATAATAAGTATCCAAAAGAATATAAAGCAATGCTTATGGGACTGCATAAGATGTCTTATCTATCATTTAATATCAATACAGGATATTCAAAAGACTCATTTATTACAATTAGTATCAATCAGTATATTATAAATAAATTGATTGATCATTTTGAAGGGTCTTATATAAAAGATGGTAGAGTTTTCATCAAATATAGTCCTGCTGCTGATATTGGCAATGCTATTTTACTCACAAGATTACTACACACATACTTATAAACCGAGGGAGAAATCCCTCGGTTTTTCTTTTTTATATGATCCATAAGAATGAATAGAAGTGATAGTGGTAGCCAGTCATACCACTATCACTTCTATTGACTCGAATAGGAGGTCCTTCAAATATAAATATTTATAAATGGAGGACATAACATGTCAAGATATTATAACCCTAATGCTTATTTGTCAAAGATAAAGGACCGGGACTGGCCGGTCCTTTATCAATTTGTTGAATTTAGTTTATTTTTATACACAGAGAATCAAAGGCTGATTCTGATTTGCAGCAGAGACATGAGCATCATCAAGTTCTTTTACAATATCATCTCTCTTATTAGCTTCTTGTTCTAAGTCTTGAAGTTTAAGATCGAGATTTGCATAGACTGTTTCTGCTCCATCAAAGTACTTAAGATTACCATGAAGGAATTTAGCTACATCGGCAGTAGCAAGATTCTCAAATGTTTCCATCATGGTAGGAGGAATCGTCATCAGATTAGGTGCATGCTTAATCAAAAGATGGAGAGGATAATTCTTAAATCCACGAGTGACATCCGTATGATAATTTGATTCCAAACGAATCATATTAGGAGCTTTGTACTTGACAAAGATCTGATTCAAAAAGATAGAAGTTAAATCTGCTCTCATCTGAATAGCAGCAATATCATCATAAGAATAATCAGTCGGAAGGACAGAATAGATACCAAACCCATATGCATCATGCTGAGTAGATGCATCTTGAGAAAGCATAGGGAAATCTATATCACGAATTCCTAAGATTTCAACATTATCAGGAATATACTCATCAATCAGATACCATCCATCTTGTTTCTTAAGATCGGGCCCAAGAATGATAGTCATCTGATTAGGAAAGAAACGAGAAAAAGTAGTTAAAGAGTCTTCATCAATGACTTTAGCCCACTCATCTTTAGAGAGTTCATCAGGAAGATTCAGCATTTTGGTTCCTAAACGTCTCTCAATCTTATTGAGCAGATTAGTCATCTTATTCATAGGAGCCATAAAATCATCTCCTTACTTAGATTATTGAAATGTTGAACAACTAAATAATCTAAGGTATTTTACCTGAAAGGAGTATATATAAATGTCTGAATATGGAATTTTTACTCCCTTGCTTGAAGGTAAGGATGATGAAAAAGCAAAAGAAAAATATAAAAAAGAATTTACAAAGCGCCGCATTAATGCTAATAATGCTGCTAATGAGTATACCGATAAGCGTAATAAAGTAGCCAAAGATATATATGATACAAAGCGTAAAGTTCAGGGAGCTAGTGATGATCATATTAAATATCAGGCTGAACGTCTTTCAAAAAATATTGATGACCTTAAAAAATCCAAGGAAAAAGGTCAAAAAGCGATGAATAACTATGTAAACATGTGGCGTGATAGCGATACAAAAGACAATGCTGTTAAAGCAATTAGCCGTCATGATCGTCGTCATCCAACTAAAGAAGAAGCTGGTATCTTTTCTGATATTCTTGAAACTCAGAATACTGGAAATGTTGCTGGCGGAAGCACTCAAAATGGAGCTGATGCTCCTACTGATCCTGGCAATGATCCTGCAGATGCTAAGACTTCTGCTACTGCTACCCAGGAGAATAGTATCTTCTCTAAATTCATCTAAAATATAAGAGAACCCCTTTCGGGGTTCTCTTTTTTGGTTAAACATAACCGTATTCCTTACGTTTTTTGTCGTAAGCCTTTTTAATATGCTTCTCAGAAGGAGTTTTCCAATCAGTAGCATATGGGCCAACTTCAAAGCGGCGTTTCATAGAACCGAATTTATCAGTTCTAGAACCATCCGGAGAAGTAACATTATACTTTCCATTAAAAGGATCATCATCAGATGCTTGTTTGCTCTTATTATCACGAAGTTTCTTATCAAGATCTTTTAGCTTACCTTCCATCATAGGCTCAAAGATTCCATAAGATTCATCAACAGGAGCACCATTATCATCGATACCATTACCGGTCTTTTCGATGCCATTATACTGATGCTGAATTCCATTGCAGATCTCATCATCAGGAACAAGATCGTCACGAGTCATCTGATCACCATACTGAGTGGGCTCATCAGTGTCAACCATCTCAGCAAAGATACCAAAGGACTCCTTAGTCGGATGACGACGCTCATGACGACGAGATGCATCTCTAGCATACTCAAAAGCATACTTATTATTCTTAAGAGCATTACCACTCATACGATTATGCCTACTAGTTCTATCATCAGCGATCTTATTACGCTCTTTATCTTCATCTTTAGCAGCTTTTGTCTTCTTAGGATGCAGATAAGGATGATAATTAGGATTATCTTTAGTCATTTTATTTCCAGGGACGATCACATCTTCTTCAGATTTATCATCATTAACCCTACCATGCCAATCATTGCCCTTTTTAAATGCATCTCCCTTAGGAGCTTCATAGACATCCATACCTTTATACTTTCTATTACTCTTTACAGCAGGCTCAGCTTTAAAACGCTCTTTACCAAAATCGGCATCTTTCTTAGCCTGTTCGGCTTTCTTAGCCTTATATTCCTCAGCCTGCTTGCCTTCAAACAAAGCAGCCTGATGCTCGCTAAACAACATAGCCATATTTATTTCCTCCATTTTTTAGAGTATAGTCAATCTTATACAGATTATTTGAATGTTGATGATTTCTAAGAACCCGTAAAAGTCACTATTTTCAGTTACACATTATAATCATGAATAAGAAGGAAGTGATGGTCCTCTTATATCTTAAATTTAAAAGGAGAATAATACCATGAAGCGCAACATTGATATTGAAGTTAAGGATTCTTATGTTAAGGAAATCCTCCATGCATCAAAAGCCGTAGAGTGCTACGGCTATAGAAAAGGTAGGCCAGACCCCAGCACATGGATCGAAAGATTGGAATATACACCCGATAGCTACATCAGCGCAATTCATGAGCGATTCGCGAAAGAAACAGATCAGGCATTCGCCGACAATCACACCTGCTACAAGATCGTATTCCGGAACCAAGTGTTATACGTCAGGTTTGATGATTTTCACGTCGTTGTCGGGTTTGAATTTGACCCAACTCACGATCCCTAATAAGGAGAAGGGGAAAGAATAAAGGGCGCAACAGCACCCTTTATTTTTTATCTGCCAAATACACGAGATATACGAGAAAACATAGATGACAGATTTCCTTGATCTATCTGGGTTTCTGTAGGATCTCCGTTTAGGAATACATCCATGGGGAGAGTATCCAAACTTCCAGCAGCAGGAGTTACATCATCAAGAGTTAAGTGCATATCACGAGCATATGCTTCTCTTGCTTTAGGATCCTTAAGAAGTTTCGCTAAGCAAGCAGCATCTTTAGCTTTCTCCTCTTCGAGCCATTCTCTGTACATCTTCTTTCCAGGAGAATTCTCGAGAGTTTTCATTTGTTCATCAACAATTTGCTGGGTTTCGAGATCAACACCAGTCATATTGAGATTGACTTGCTCTTTACCTTGTTCGAAGTCATAAACAGCTTCTTCAAGATCAGCATCAGTACGAATCTCATGACGCTCGATACCCCAGTTACGCATTAAGTCTCCACCTTCGTAGATGACGTAAAGTGCCCACAACCAAGAGAACACCTGGTCATCGTGAGTATTAGAAGAGTGTTCAACACGACCATTCTTCTTCACTTCCATACCACAGAGTTCATCATAGATTGTCTTAGAAATAATCTTATCCTTATGGAAATTCACACGAGATCTAAGAATTTCAATAAGCTTATCTCTTTCTTCATGTGTAGAGTCAGAGCCATATACTTTGGTAAGTTGTTTCTTACGAACAACTTCATGTCCTCCATATCTCTCTTCAATAACCCTATCTTTGAAAGAGAAGAAAAGATTACGTTTGATATTAGTTCTTAATAGAGCAGCAATAACAGTAGCACCAAAACCACCATTACGCTCAATATTAACAACTGCATTTGGCATATATTTAGAAACGATTTCCTGAATAACTGCAGCAAGATCCAATGTAGGAATCCAGTTACAGTTAAACTCGGCAGTTACCTTAGTAGTCCAGCTATCAACTATCGTTATAGCAGAACTATCATGAGAGTATCCACCGGCAACGTCCACCCCAAGGATAGGTACATGTCTTGGATCCATACGTTCATATACTAGGATAGTATACTTATTAAAGATCATAAATGAACCTATCGGAGCCTTAAGAAGATTACGAATCATATCGAGATCTTCCTTACGGAAAGGAGAATTCTCAATAGAGGGAGACCATTCGAGCAAAACTTCTCGACGGATGTCATCCCAGTTCAATTCCATATCCTTACAGAGTTGTCTGAACCAAGCTTCACTATAACCAAGCTGCTGGTAAGTGAATTGAATAAAGACAAATGTAGAACGCTCATTAGTTGCTACAATATCCATAATCTCAGCATAAGTAAGATTATACCATTGCTCAGAGAATTGAGTAGCATTACCCATGACATCATAGCAATATTGACCTTCTTCAGTAGCCAACATTCCAGGCGTTGTGGTAATAAGCATACCATAAGGTCTATGGTTATTCTTAGCATTATGTGCTGCTGTATTCCATGCAGGAACCATGTTCATATAGATGATCTTATTATGCTTAATGAACGCATACTCGTCGATATAGACTATAGACGTAGTACGACCACGCATAAGAGAAGCAGCAGAAGTCTTATCTCTAGCACTAGGAACAGTACGGATCTTATTGCCATTGATCGGATGCTCCATTGTCTCAACAGAGTTACGACCTTTAAGCTTAGATCCATCTGGTGCAAACATTGCATTCATCTGAAGATAAGAAGGAAGAAGATCTCTTGTTGTCTTCATACGAAGCAAGTTGTTCTTCGAGTCTTCAAATTTCTTATTCAAGAACGAAATTTCTGCACCACTAGTACCAAAGTTAAATAGATATAGATACCATACAACTGCACAGTATGTTTTTCCTGTCTGACGTGGTAGTATACACATTGTATTTATATTCAGCATCAGACAGAATAGCATCGCCAAGTTACCCCTATGAAGTATAAATGCAATACCCTTAGGAGCACCATCCGTAGGAATTCTTACAACTTCTCTTAGAAAATACCAAGGGTTATATATGACCTCTCTGAGTACTTTAGACTTAAGAGCAGTGGGTAGATTAGGATTATGTGGATCCACTCCTGCTAAGTCAGCATCTAAAAGAAGAAGCATGAATTCATAGTGTTGAACACCTTTATCTTTTAGATAAAGAGCCATATCAATAAATGATTTATTAGAAGTAGAGTGATGATAATATACCACTCGTTGTGTAGAAGCATATGCAACAGCCATGTTACCACCTACTTCGTTATTTTTTCATATTTTATTAGTAAGTTTGAAGCATAGAAACATGTCAGTAATGAAAACAGGAGGTTTCTCATATGGAAGACCATGATGTTAGAAAACTTGTTTCTACTGAGCCTGGTGGAGAGGGTGAACCCCCTATCAAAGGACTCGTTGAAGAAGTAACCCCGAATAAATATGATCTCGTAATCAAACCTGAAGATTGGGATACCAATCTTAGTATTGCTGAATGTGTCATCGAGATGCCTGGCCTTCATGAATCTTGCATCTGCAAAGTATTTCCCGATGATGATATGATCATGAATAAGGCTAGTACTAGAGAGGCTGGTAATAAGCTTCTTAAGCAGATCTATGATGATGAGATGCTTAAGCTGAATACGATGAATGGTAAGATCAAATGCCAATTCATTGGTGCTAAGCCTACTGAAACCATCTATTGCCAGATTGAAGAGCTTCCGTTCTTTGATGTCCCTGCATCTAAACTCGGATTGTAATTTCTCCTTCTGAAATACATAAGACTACCCACTTAAGGGTAGTCTTATGTATTTTTTTGTAATTTCCGTCCATATATACCCCTCGAACATCGTAGTAATTCTGCAAGAAGGAGGTTTAATTATGCCTTCTAATAATCAAGGGCAGAAACCACTGCCTAAGGTTACACAGTATGTACTTAATCTAGGAAAGTCTGTAGCATATGCTACAGCAAAGGAACTGAAGGGATCAGCTGAGAATACAGCTGATTTCATCGAAACAAACCAAGAACTCTTTAAAGACATCTATGCTGGTGCTAGAAACTATAAGCGGACAGCACAATTAGCACAGAAGTCTATTCAGCGTTCTAAGGTTTATGAAGCTGGTGTAGGATTAAGAGATGCCTTATTTGATTCTATCAGATCAGGTAGATTCTATGATCCTAAACGAGAAGCTGAATACCAAGATAAAGCTGGTGGAAGTCTTGGTGTAATTGATGATGGTGATGATTGGGGGTTTAACTCTAATACATTTGATATCAAGGATGGTGACGACCATACTGATGCAAATATTGTCACATCAGCAATGAAAGATGCTGCTACTGCTCAAGCTGGTATTACTGCTAAAGCTGCGGAATATTTAGCAGAATCAGAAAAAGCGAGTACTAAACTTCTCTTTGCGCAGGGAGAAAAAATGTACTCGACTGTTACCAATGGCTTAGCTGGTACGCAGACTATGCTCAAAAGGGTTAATGAGTTTCTCGAGGGCCCACTAACCACTCATATTGAGAATTCTACCAAATTTTATACTGAGACCACTAATATTCTTCGTAGTATTGAAGGACTTGTAAAAGAGTCCACTGAGATGCAGAGAAATATCTACAAGAGTAAACAGGATCAACAGTATAAACGTTCTCAGTTTGGTGAATTGGGAACAACTGCTCCTGATCTTAAGGAGTATGCAAAAATTGTTAAGAAGAATCTCTATGATGTACTTCCTAGTGAAGTTACAATGCTTCTTGGTAATGATGGAGATGATACTAATCTTCTTATGGGATTGGTAGCAAACCCGCTGGAATTCATTCCTGCTTATGCTGCTAAAGCTCTGATTCCTAAGATGGTCAAGAACTCTATTGAAGCTTTTGATCAGACTATGACAGGAGTCTTTGGTCAATTCATTGCAAGAATGAATAAAGCGGCTGCTAATCCTAACTATGATACTCCTCAATGGTTGGAGACTTTAGGTAAGATTTTTGGTTTAAGAATGAAAACCAAAACTTCTATTGATCCTTCCAAATATGAAAAGGGAGCAGTACCGTTTGATGGTATCGTCAAGAAAGCAATTATTGATGTAATTCCTGGGCATCTTGCTAGAATCGAAGCAGCTCTTACTGGAGGAAGCGAAAGAGTATTTGACTTCGAATCTGGTAAATGGACTAATATCAAGACAATTGCTAAAGAGAATAAGCAGCGTCAGGATAGAGCTATTCGAGATGCTACCTCTGAAGTTACTGGCGAATACCGTAGTTATCTTGCTGAGCTTGCCAGACATGATATGGAGAGATCTAAGGATCTTGAAGCTCAATTTGAAGGCATGCTTAGAAAGATATATGAAGATCGCGGTATCTTTGAACCATTTAAAGCTCATGGATATGGCGATGATAAAATGGCTGCTTGGGAGTATTATGGATTCGATAAAGAATCTGACTTTATTAGAGCAGCTAAATCTGTAACCAGAGATAAGGGCAAGGCCATGAATATGGCAAATGATGCTATGTATGCCATAGAATCTCTTGCTCGTTATTATGAGAATGCAGAAAGTGGTAATGGTGTTGGCTTAGGAGCCACTGCTAGACATCTTTACAATAATGCATTTGATAAATCTGGAAACAGAACTGAGATCTTTAAAGGATCTAATAATATCATCACTCAGGCTGTTGATGAATATAATCATAACCTGTTCTACTATCTCCGTAATATTCATAATATGATGGGTGGAACAGGCGCTGGTCCTGTCAATGGCCCTAGTGGTGGTGGAGGCAATGGTCCCACTGGTTCTGGTAATCCTTATAGTAGAGAAAACATGCGCCGTAGAGGTGGTAGAGCTGATGATGCCACCAGATACAGAGTCATGAATAATATCTATGAGAGTGCTAGAGCTCGTGGTGCTAATAAAGAGAAACCTCTTACTGGAGAAGAGTTTGATAAGCTTTGGGATGATAAGCAGATTGCTAGAGAAGAGGAAAAGAGAATTCGTCATGGTGAACTCGACCATAACGATACTTCATTTCTTGATTCTCTTCTTAAAGCTAGTACTCTTGGAAAGAAATGGGAAGTCATTCAGAATGGCTTGAATGCTCTTTCTAAGAAACCTGCTCTCTATCTTACTGGACTTCTTGATACTGCTGATAAGAGAATCTTTACTCTCTTCTTTGGAGGTAAAGAGACCGAAGATAAGCAGATTGTTGATAAAGATGGCAATAGAATTAAAGGTTTTCTTGACTATCTTATCTTCAAGACTCAAGAATCTTTTGATAAACTGAATGACTGGATCGATGAACATGTTCTCACAAGACTGAAGAAGTTCCTTGATGAGAATGATAAAGTCAAGAAAGCTAAGCAGTTTGGTAAAGATGTCTGGGCTCGTATGAAAGTCCAAGGTAGCCAGATCAAAGATAGAGTTAAACGTGGATGGGCTAATACCTATGGAGCTGCTTGGGATGCCTGGAAATATCGTAGAGTTCATGGAGGTATGAGTCAAGATGAGTACAGTAGCGAATGGGAAGACTATGATGATGAAGTAGAAACCTTCGCTAATGGCGGTCTTATTACTCGTCGTGGTTTAGCTGTCGTCTCTCCTGGAGAACGAATTATCCCGAATAATCGTAATCGTCAGCATAGTGACTTAGCTGCTGAAAGAGCTTTTGCTAGAGCTCATGGCCTCCATGGAGTTAATTACTATGCATATGGCTCTGACTTCTATCGGGGATATCATGGTAAGGCAAAAGATAAGGCTAAGCAAGCAGCCGATCAAGCTAAACAGACCGAAGAGACTATTAAGAAAGTAGCAAAAGAAGTCTCCAAGGGATCTGGTGGTAAAGGTATCGCTGATGTAGTAGCATCTACACTCATTGGTGGAGGATTTACTACTCTTGCTGGAGTAGTTGGTGGTCCTCTTCTTGGTGCTGCTGTTGGCTCTGCAGTTGGTATCGCTAAGAATAGTCAAACTGTTCAGAGACTTCTCTTTGGTGAAGACGTTACTGATGAGAAAGGTAATGTTGTTGATCATAAGGGTGGCTTAATTCCTCCGAAACTCCAGAAGAAACTTAATAAGTATCTTCCTACTATGGGAGACTTTGGTATCGCTGGAGGACTTCTTGGTCTTCTGACTCCTATGGGTCTGATTGGTGGAACCATGATGGGTGCTGCTGTCGGATTCGCTAAGGAGAATGATAAATTCCAAGAGTTCTTATGGGGTAATGATAAACTCGGTCCCGATAAGAAGGACGGTCTCTTTAAGAAGGAATTTAGAGAGAAGCTTAAGAAAGCTGCTCCCTCTATGCTTATTGGAGCCGCTGGTGCTGCATTGTTTGGACCCTTTGGTCTTCTTGGCAATGCTGTTATGGGTTCGGCTCTTGGATTTGCCACTACAACAGATGCTTTCAAGAATGCTATTCTTGGTAAAGAAGAAACTGATGAAACTGGCAAGAAGCATAGAGTTGGTGGGCTTGTAGGCGCTCTCTATGGAGGACTTGTTCTTCCTGTTAAACGTCTTGGATTAGAGATTCTTACACAAGGTAAGAATTTCCTTGAAAAGACAGTTATTCCTTCAACTGCAATGTTTCTGAAGAGTATAACTCAACGCATTTTCAATGGAGTCAGAAATATTGGAGATAATTTCTCTAGATTCTTTGCATGGCTTGGGGAACGCACTTCTGGTAAGCCATTAGTTGACTTTATCGGTCATACCATTGTTGGTAATGCTGCTAAGTTAGCTAAAGGCGCTCTCTGGCTTCCTGGTAAGATTGCAAAGGGTGCTATAAATGCTCCTTTTGCTGCTATGAGAGGAATCTCAAATAGAATCACTGCCAATCAGGTTAAAGGTGGTTCTGCAGATAACATGTCTGCTGCAGAGCGCAAATCCTTTAGAGCTGCTCATCCTTTCCGTACTGGTGGCATTGATGCCTTTAATAAGGCTGATACTGAGTTAGAAAGTATGAATTCTGGTGAGCTTGCTATCTGGAAAGAATCTACTGCTCTTGCTCTTAATGCTCGTAAGCATATGGGTAAGAAGATCGGTGACCTTGTTAAAAAGGCTGGAGGATATATCTCCGAATTCTTTAATCAACCCAGCGATGTTGATCATAGATATTCTAGATATAATCTTTGTGGAAATAGAAATATAAAGAAAGTTCATGTTTCTGTTTCTAAAGGTCGTTTTGATGAAGTCGAAAGCGAAATCAGAGTCTTTGTACGTCGTGGAAAGCTTACGGCTGAGGAAGGAAATGAATTCCTCGAGAATATCAAAGAGATTACACTTAATATCTCTAAAGAGAAAGATAATCTTGCTAATGTACGAGACCTTCGTGCAAAAGCAATGAAAGGCATTGGAGCTAAATTTGGTGTACGTGGATTTGGTAATATTCGTAAGCTTAGTCGTCTTATCAACAAAGAGTATGATGTAAAAGGTGCCGCAGAAGCTGAAGCCAAAGCTAATGGTGAGGCTGAAGCTGCTAAGCCTGAGAATGTAGTTATCGAGGCTATGAAGAGCCAATTTGATAGAGTAATTGATCCTGTAACTAAGATAGCTGAGTATTTAGGCTATAAGGAAGATGGCACTGGAGAGATCAAGAAGGAGACTATGTCTCCTATTGAGAAAGTAAAAGAAGCCATTATCGGTCCTGATGAAGAAGGTGTTGAACGTTCTCAGAAAAAGGATCGAATTGGTATCTTTGGATTAATTCATAAGATTTCTGAAAATGGTTTCTTTAGAGTCGTAAAGAAGATTCTTAAAGTAGGCGCTGGAGTTCTTGTTGGAGGTGCAGCACTTGGCCATCTTGTTGATTTCGTTCAAAGAGTCGTTTGGCCCGCAGTCAAGCCGATTGCTAAGCGAATCTGGGAAGGCGAAGACGGCAATGGTGGAGTTAAAGGATTCTTCCGTAATATCTGGGAAGGTAAGGACGGTAAGGGTGGAATAAAGGGAATGTTCCCCAAAGTTGCATCCTGGGTCCAAGAAAAGATAATCGATCCTTTTAAGAAAGTCATTGGATGGATTAAAGAAGGTACCTTCTGGGAGAATGTTTTCGGCGGTGTTTTAAACTGGTTCAAGTCTGGATGGACCAAACTCAATGATATCGTTATTGAACCTATCATGACTCGCCTTGGAGTAACTCTCTATAATTGGTGGCAAAATAGAAATAAATCCACTGAGAATGATTTTCTTGCTGCTATCGGAAGTAAAAAGATTAATGAGAATGGATCTGTTACATCTACTTATGATAATTCTACGAGTTTTAATCGTATGAAGAATAATATCTGGGGTAATGGATCTGGTCATAATTTTAAGACAGAAGCCAAGGATATTTACGGTAGAGAATTTAAACTTCTTCAGGAGGGTGACGATAAGCAAGGTACAATTTCTATCTATTGCAAGACTAGTGGTGAGTATATTATCATTCCTTATGCCAATGGCCAAATGAGTAATATTATTACTTATGGATACTATTGTGATAATAAGGGAAATTATGTTACTGCTGGTGCTGCTGTTGGAGCAGGTGTTGCTGTAGGCATGACAGCATGGGCTGCTAGTGCCTCCGCCGCAGCCGCTGCAGCTACTGCAACTGGTGCTGGTCTTACCGCTAGTGGAGTTGGAGCTCCTATCGGACTTCCTGTTCTTATCGGTGGAGCTGTTCTTGGACTCGTTTTGTCTTTCAGTGGTGCTTCTATCGGAGGAAGTATTTATGAAACTTCTGATGGAAAGTATACTGCTAAAGTCGAGATTAGTGCTAAGAAACTTCCTGGTCAGTTTGAATATATTTGCGGTTTCTTTGGTTGGAATGGTGATATTTCTGATTGGCCTGCCTTTGCTACAGATGCAAAGTTTGATAGTGCTGTTAAGAGCGGTGCTATCGATGATGCTAGTAGCTATAGTATGGCTGCTCAGTATAATAAATCTACTGGCAATAATATAGCTACTCCTACTACTTCTGGTAAACCTTCTCCTAAATCTGGAGGTAGTTTTAAAGTCACTATTATCAATCAAAGCGGTACTACTTCTATTGAGAAAACTGCATGGGTAGATAGTTCTGGAGTCATGCATGTAAAACTCTCTAGAGGGGATGGTATAAAGCTTGGCCTTGAAATTAAAGGATCTCAAGACTATATCCTTGAATCCCAAGGCAATGGAACTTATAAGGTTGGTAATAAGTATGGAAAAGGACGTTCGAAAGATCGTCGTAATGGAGGATTTGGTCATATTTATCAGAATGATCCTGCAATCTCTGGACTTAAGTTTGGTAACTCTACTTTTGGAGAAGCTGGATGCGGTCCTGTTGCTGCAGCAAATCTGATGAATAAGATGTCTGGTGGTGGTAATGGTCTTGCGGCTGCTGCAAACTTTGCTACTGGATACCAGAATTCTGATGGATCTGTTTCTCCTGATTACTTTACTGATCTCTTTGGAGGATATCAGACTTCTAATAAGCGAGATCTTATGAAGAAGATTCGTGCTGGAGTTCCTACATTCTTACTTGGACATTCCAATGGTCAGAATGGTACTCCTTTTGGATCTGGTGATCACTATATTACTGCAATGGGTACTGATAAGCAAGGTAATATCATTGCTGAAGATCCTGATCTGCCTGGTTCTTCTTATAAGTATCCGGCAAATAAGGTTCTTAATGATACTACTGTTGGTATGCCTACTGCTGGTAAAGCTAGATCTTCTAAGTTCCGTTTCGGAAAGTTCCGTGGAGGAAAAGCAAATACCATTAGAGTATCTAAGATGGCTGAACGTTCTTATGCTATGATGGAACAGCTTGAGGCTGGTGGCCGTTATGGCGCTGTCAATAAGAACGATAATGGTGCTCTCTCTATTGGTAAGATTCAGTGGCATGGCTGTCGTGCTCATGATTTGATGATGATGGTTATCAATAATATGGGTGCAGATCAGGCTAGAGAGATTCTTGGTGAAGCTCTTTATAAAGAGATTACTACCAAGGATAGAAAGTATTGGGATAAGCGTATTATCGTCAATGATAGCGAATCTAAGAAGATTAGTGCACTTATCTCTACTCCTATTGGTCAACGTTGCCAGGATGTCCTTGCTATGCAGAATATTGATGGATATATCGAATCAATTAAGAAGCAAGGAGTATCGGAAGAGAATGCAATCCTTTACTGTGCTGACTTCCAAAATCAGTATGGCTCTGCTAGCAAGCTGATTAATGCTTGTAAGAGTGCAGGATTGTCTCTTACTCTTGATAATCTTCATCAGACTGCTTTGCAGAACTTTGGTAAGTATGCTTCTCGTCGTCAAGGTTGCTATGACCTGATTAAGAAGACTTCTAAAGTTGGTGCAGGATCTATCGAGATTTCTGATATAGCATCTTATATTCTCAATAAGACTCTTTCTCAGACTACTGTGGATCTGTCTAGTGGATATAGTATGCAGTCTTCTGGCAATAGAATCTCTGACCAGATTCTCTCTCAGACTCAGGAACAGTCTAATGCACTGATGGATAAGATCTTTGGTTCTGGCCTGATGAATGTGGTTAGAAATGTCAAGAATAAAGTATCTGGAGCTATTAGTGGAAATACTACTTCTACTGGAGATACATCAAACTATGCAATTGCTCCTTCTACTGGTAATGGTACTCAAAAGTCTATTGTTGATGCCATGGCTAGTAAGATGGGACAGTTGAAGTATTCTCAGGAAGGAAGCAAACAAAATCCTGATAATGGTTCTGGTTCTTGTGCTTCTACTGTTGCTTGGGCTTATAAGAAGGCTCTTGGTATCAGACCTGGTGATTCTGTCAATGGTTGGGCTTACATGAGTTCGACTCAACAGGCTAAGGATAGTAACTTCAAGACTATTTACACTAATAATGGACGTGATCTTGTCGATACTAATAAGCTTCAGCCTGGCGATATTATGTATTACAACTGGAAGCAGACAGCCAATAATGGTAATATGTCTCATACAGAGATGTATGCTGGCAATAACCAAGATCTGTCTCATGGTGGTCCTGGTTTAGGGCCGACATATCGAAACCTGACTAATGGCCGTAAGAAGAATCTTATGATGGTCAGACGTTATAAGGGATTTGGTAGAGGTGGATCTGCTAAGGCTAATGATATCATTCGTAAGTATGGTATCAATACTTCCAATACAGTCTCTACTGTTGGTAATAATTATAATATGGTCGCTCAGGAAGCTATGTATGATAGATTCCTTGGTGCAATCATTGAACTCTTGGCTACCATTGCTACCAATACGGAAGGATTGGCTGAAGTTCAGAAGGCTCTTGCTCAGAAAGGCGTTCAGATTGATTATGAGAAGCTTGAAAAGGCTGCTGGTAATGCAAGAAAACGTGCTGCTAAAGCTAGAGCTGAACAATCTAAGAATGCCATTGATGGACTTAGATCTCTGATTGGAGATGATGATATGTCCGATTTGGCAAATTCTCCCACTGCTACTATTGTGGCTGCTATGGAGAAACTTGCATCCGACTAATAAAAGCTGTTGAGCAGGTTTATACCTGCTCAACACTTTAGTAAAATTGGAGGTGTTTTTAAATGCCTAATATTAGAGCTTGGAAAATAACCGATCCTCGTGGATTACCATGTTATATATGGGATTCTAGAAGGGGTTATAAGACAGTCGATAAACCTCTTTTACAGAATGGCGCATATGAAGCATCTGCATTAAATAAAATTGTCTTTACTAGTGAGAATTCTCCTACATCGACAATAAAACGTGAAAAGTTTGAAGAATATAATGGCAATAAATATAAGACTCTATTTGTTTATGATGATCAGAAAAAGTATTGGCATTTAGAGTCTGTATGGACTGCTACTGGAGGAACCACTCCAACTGGCGGAGACGAGTATGAACGTACTGAAGGACCATTTCTTACAGATACATTTATAGATTCATATGATGATCTCGATAGTACTATCTATAATGTAACTGCTTCTTATGATGAAGATGGAAATATTCTTGAAGCTACAAATATTGTAGATGATATTTCTGATTATGCTATTGCATCTCAGGGATATCTTCCTACAGTAGAATCAATTACAAAGTGGCCTTCTTCTATGGAAGGCAAAAAATTTGATATCTTTAATTCAAGACCTATAACTGGAATATTTGGAGCTCCTTATCAGTTTATGCCACATGTCGATCCCAGAATTACCAATGAGGAAATATCTGATTATTCTGGATATGTCAATAGTGGTTTTGATAAACTTGGTAAAATTTATGCTAAAAAGATTGTAGAGAATATGCCTATTCTCTTTCTTTCTCCTGGTGTTCCTAATTTCATGGGATCTTATAGTGATGAAGAAAAGAACTCTATTTTTGGTTCTCTTGCCAGTCTAATTTCTGGAGGAGGAACTGTTAGTACCGATCAGCTTCTTTCTGATACCGGAAAGTATTATACATTTGAGTATAATGTGGCTGATTATTATAATTACGTAAATCCTCTTTGCAGACTTGCTGCAAACTTTTTAGGGATTGGTGATTACGTATTTGATAATAAGAAGCTCGACAGTATAGATTGGTCTGAATATACAACAAAAACTCTGAATGGATTCTTTAATGGAATTATTGATCCTACAGAGTATATGTCTATTCCTTTCTATATTGAATCCGATACTCAGTTTAGTGAGTCGTTTGGAAATGATGTTGGTGCTTCTTCTATTGCTGGAATGGCAGATCAATTATCTGATGCAGCAAAAGAAGCCATGTTCTTCCTTGGTTATTCTCAGATGGCTCAGAATGTAGCTATTGCTGAATTCGATTCTGATACAGGAGAGAGTGCTCTTTCCGGATTGCTTAATAATGTAGCTGGAGCTACGAGTAGTAAATTCGTTCAAAATCTCTTTACCAATCTGAGCTCTGTTGCTACTGGTGGTAAACTGATCTTCCCGAAGATTTGGAAAGATTCTAGTTTTAGCCACCCCTATGAGGTTACTATTAAACTTCGTAGTCCTGATATGGATACAGTTTCTGTATTCTTGAATGTAATTGTCCCGTTTCTTCATCTGTTTGGATTCACTGTTCCTAGACAGATTGAGAATAATCCGAATGGTTTACGTTCTCCGTTCTTGGTTAGAGGAATCTATAAGGGACACTGGACAGTTGATATGGGTATTGTCACTGGTATGTCTGTTACCAGAGGTGATTCTGGTATGTGGAATGCTGATGGAATTCCATCTGCAATAGATGTAAATCTTTCTATTGTTGACCTTTATGAGAATATCTCTATGACAAAGGGCAATGATTTAAGATATGATACTCTTGATAATACTACTCTTATGGACTATATCGCTAATTTGTGTGGAGTTAATATCTATACTCCTGAAGTTGGTAGAACTATCCGTATGTGGATTGCTACTAACTTTGAGAATAGATTTAAAGACTTTGTTAGAATTGGTGTATGGTCTAATCTTCAGAACTCTGTTGCTAATGCAATTAGTAGAGTTTGGAGACCCAATAATCGATAAAATAATGAGACGATCCAATGATCGTCTCATTTTTAATTTTTATTTAAATTAAAACTGTTTAATAGAATAGGTGGTGATAAATAATGCCACACAAGTCAAGAAAACAAAAAGCATCGGAGTATGAATCTAAATTTGGTAATATACCTGTAGATTATTCTGAGAGACTCAGTTGGATGTATGATCAATATCATATAACAGAAAGACAAGCATTTGATATTATGATGAAGCAATCACAAATGATTGGCGCTCTTGAATACTATAATATCAATGTAGTTCTTTTTGAGATACCAGAAGGGTCTCCACGTCCTAGATTTAGATTGGTGAATCGGCAGAATCTTGCTAATATGGCTATAGCAAATCCAGCATTTGTTCATGTTTACTCTATTACAGGAGCTGAGGATAATAAATATATGAGACGTATGGTTGATGCAGGAGAACTGCAACAACTAGATCATCTTATATGCACACCATGCCAGATTGATATCAATGCTTACATGAAGACTCCTACAGCATATAATAGAATAGATACAATATTAGCTGAGATAGGATTGATTCGGCCTATCTTCAAACCAGATTTCGATAATATTGCCAAAAAATACTGCGATATGTTTAATACTAACATATGGCTTGATGATACATTAGTAGTAGACGGATCTGTTCACAAATATTACTCAATTCTTCCAAGAGTTGAGATAAGAATCAGATATCTGAATATGCTCTACAATAAACAACAGTACAATGCTATCACGAATAGAGTAGATTTCGATCAATCTACAGACTTATCTTACTTTAGGTAGAAAGGAGTAATATGTAATAATGGAAAATGTCACTAGTAGAATTATGTATGATCAGGGCTTTCAAAATGCACTGATCGACATGTTAAATGATCGTATGATCTTTAAAGATGTGTGTTTTGACAACCCTGGTTTTATGGCAGTCGATCTCACTGGTGTACTAACTGGTGGAGATCTTGGTTTAGGAGGTGTTGGCTATGAAGGCTGCACCTCTTCTATGTCGCTTTCTATACCGTTCTTAAAGAGATCATGTGGAAAGCGTACTCTCACTGTTGTAGACATTCAGTCTTTTGTGAATAGATGCATCACTACGGCTATTACTAACAACCCAAACACCGTAGTCAATCTCATCAATATTAAGCGAATGGAGAATCCTACACTTAGTATCGAAGATGCTTATAAATGGCTTCATGCTTATATTGAACAACCTGCTAAGATAGGTTTGTTCTACAAGATTCTAAGCTATGATCCTAATAACGTCATTCTTCAATTCGCATAAAGAAAGAGAGCCCATTAAGGGCTCTCTTTTATTTGAGATTAAAGTTCTTTTTGACCTTCTCATCGTAATTGTAGCATTTGATTTCGATACAAACAGATGAGAATCCAATAGGTGCTCCATAGTATGTGGTATAGGTTACATAAGGATTCATGATTACGATACGATCACCATATACTTTGTAATAATAGCGACCATTCAAGAAATCCTTAAACCCACTACCTCTAGAAGGAGTAAGCTTAAATCCTGCAGCTTCTACATTCTTACTAAGAAGCTTAGCCATAGCTTCAGGACTAGTAGGACCAGTCATTGAAATAATTCCTTGACCGCAATTGAATGGTAAATTTTGTCTAGGCTTATCACTAATCTTATCTTTAATCACATCATACATGCGGTTAAAAGGTTTAGAATGATCGCCAAGAGTTTCTTTAGAATTACCAAAATGCATTCTAGGCCAATCACAAAGGTCCTTATAGCAGTTATCATAGACTTTCTTGATATCTGCTACCATCTTAGAATCTAATTTATCTTTTGATACTGTAACAAATTCCTGAAGAGGCTCAGATGTGGTTACTTCTGTAAGAGTAGCCTCTTTGAGAATCATATCAGTAAAAATACCAAATGGCTTATTACTCATAATAATATTCTCCCTAATCAGTATTACTAAATTGTTCTAGGCCAATAAATTAGAGAGCAGGATTTCCTGCTCTCTAATTATTTTAGGTCTCGTTGCTAATGTCATTCAGCATATTGGTGATGAAAGCTTCATCAACATTGACGAGTCCCATGCTATTAACTGTCTCTATGAATGTATACATCGTAGCGACATTATTAACAATGGACTCGACATTGAGATGGGCACCTTCCATAAACTTAGCTCTGACATTAGGATTCTCGCTCTTCATAATAGCCTTAGACATACGAACGACCATCTCATTGAAGATACCATGCTTTTTAGCACGGATATCAGCAATGAAGCGACGGCTGAGATTCGCATAAGACTCCTTGAGCTCCTCACTAGCATCAGGACCAAGAGATTCGACCTTATCCTTAGTTGCTGTAAGAGCAGCAATGATCTTCTCCTTGTCCTTAGCATTCTGAGTGACAAAATCCTGAAGAGTAGAGGCAACACGATCAGCAATACTATCAACAAGCTCGTCATGACCGAAAACTTCACCAACATGGGCACTGTAATCGTCCATGACACCAGAAGTCATCTTAAAGGAATCAGGATCATTACGATCAACTCCTTCAAGAACACTACGCTGGGTTTTCTTGATAGTAGACATAACCTCAGCCATGTAAGTAGACATTGGCTTAGTAGTCACATTGTTGATCAGAGTAGAAGCCTCGCCATTCTCACGAATGAAGTTATAGGTAATAGCATTGATCGTATTATAATTCTCATGATTGAAGAATTCACGATCAAGCTTCTCATTTGCTCTCTGCATAGCAGATTCTGCAATCTCAGTGATAGAATGACCAAGTAGTCTGAGCTTTACATTCTCAGAGAACTTAGCATATCTATCCTGATTGATAGAATGTCGAGAAGCCGCTTCAAGGATAGCAGCATTCTCTTTAATAGACCTTCTGGCATCATAGTTCGCCTGATTGTTCTGGCGAGCAATGTCATTATTCATCTTCTCAGTATATTTCATAGAAGACTCAATAAAGGCTTTAGTTGATGTGGCCTTCTGAGGTCTGATAAAAGGCATAAATATACCTCCTTTTAAGCATTTTATCAAGATGTTACGCGATGGTAATATCGATGTCCGGTTCTCCATCTTCTTTGATATGAACAGATACAAGCTCAGGAGTAATCACATCACTAGGCATTTCACCAGTATAGATGTGCTGAACACCAGGACCGTATCCATTGAAGTCAAGGAATTCAAAGAATCGAACAGATTCAGCATACTTCTCTTCAATTTCAGTAGTCAGGTTTGTCATATGGATACTATCAATCGAATTGATATTATCGATAAACTCTTTGACATCATCTTTGATGTACTGAATAATATTCTCGTCATAGTTGATCCTAAGACCAAGACGGAATTTAAGAGAAATATTCACTCTGTTGAGATAGTTTGCAACTCCATCCGTAGTATACATATGAGCAGGTCCATATGTATTGAAGAATTTGAAATCCATTCCAAAAGAATCTTCAAGATATGGAAGAGCATTCGAGATATATGTTTTTCTACGAATAATCTCATTACAGAAGAATTCAACTGTAGATTCATCCTTGAAGTAATCCCACTTAAGTAAAGGAACTCCATCAATTACAAAATAATAGGAATAGTCATCAGGATTATCAGAAGTACCAGGATCTGGATCAGGTTCAGGAGTTATATAATCTAACTGAGTTCCAGTATGATCAATTATAGCAGTAGAACCTTCCAGATCAGATTGATAGATAGGATCGTCTTCTCCTTCAACACGTTCAAAGGTAAGAACCATGTCATCATTATATGCAAAGTGTGCTGTAATAGATCTGACTTCAGGATCCGGATCAAAAGGATCAATACTCCCACCACCAGACTTAGCCTTTGCATCAATATAAGAATAGACAATCTCAGAATAGTTATAGAAGAAATCAACTCCAGCTTTTACTTCATAGGAATTAGAAACACACCAATCAGTATCAAGAGGAATAATATCTTTCAGATCAACCGAATCATCTCCAAAGATATCTGTATAGCCAGTATCTGTAGAGTATTCAGGTTGATAGGTTACAATATGGATCATAGCCTTACAGTTACCAGGCAAGTATCCATATAGGACACCAGAGCCAGGAGCATGACCAGCTTCGGTAACTCCAGTAACTCTAATGCCATTATTCTCATTGATTAAGTCATTCGTCTGAATCTTGAATTCATAGGTAATGACTTTAGCATCAGGCTCATAATTAACAATAGTACCTTCCGCATAACGAGTAGGCTCATCGTCATCATTATAGAAAACAATATAAGCCTTCACGTTTGTATTCGTGATTTCTCCGGTAGTAGGATCTACTGTAATCATAGAGTCATCATCGGTTAAGTTCTGCTCACAAATCATAGTGAGCTTATAAGTATCAGTCTCTTCCGTATACTTACGATTCCAGTTAATATACGTAGCGATATACTGATACTGGCATTCCTCATTAATGTGAGTAAATCCTAAGTTTTTATTCACATTCATTGTCGTCAAGAAGTAAATTCCATACATAGGAGATTCACTAATGACAAGATTATAAGGAATGATGTAATAGAAATGATCATCATCGGTTCCTTGAGAGATATCATAAATCTTAGCATAGCCATCATCTTCAAGACGGAACACGGTTCCTCTCTTCAGAATCAACTTACCAGACTTCTCTTTAGTAACCAATTGAGAAGGATCAAGCATAATCGGAACGGTATTCGAAGGAATAACATTCGATTTTGCATCCTTCATAACGATGTATGAATAATACAATCTACCCATGCAATTATCTTTCTTCTTATAGAAATACATCTTAGAAAGATTTGTATCAATTGCATTGAAGTAATTCTGAAGGTCAGTTGTATTTGTAATAGATCCTCTAGAAAGAGCTTCTTTCGGGATAATCTCTCTAAGCTCTTCTACGGTCTTCTTATCCATACCATATCTAGACTCATAGTTGATAGGACGAACCTCAACGATGATACTAGAGTAGCCAAGTCTTTCTGAATCGAAAGAAAAGATAGGATACTGCTCTTCTTTCGACCAAACAAAGTTACCAGCCTGACCCTGTGTAGTCTGAAGACGAACTTCAATATCAGAACTAAGTCTCGGATAATATGAAGAACGATCAAACTTCAGTCTAATGGTTTCTGTATCCATATAATTAAACCATACATATGGATATTTAGTTCCACTAGAAGAAAGCCCTTCATAGATTGGAGTAAGATGTGTAGTTCCATTGGAATTGATTACATTCACATCAAATCCAGCAAGCTGAGACTCAAAGTTGAAGTTGAAGGTCTTAGCAGAGATAGTATTATCACTAAGGACTTTACCATAGATGGTCTTCTTTTCAACCTGACGAATGGTACAGGCAGTAAAGAGATATCTAGTGCTATTGATCTTCATTACAACAGGAGGAGTCAGATACGGATTAGTGATATCAGATACAGGATTTGTATAAATCCCACTACCTTCCATATCATACATCGCTGTATAAGTGTAATTACCATTGACGAGTTTGACTCGTTTAATAATAATATCATAATCAGGATGGAATTCATAATCTCCAAAGTAAATCGGATTATCACAATCGTAGATAAATTCTCCAGAACCTCCACCAATTGCATTGATAATCTGATCTTCTTGGAAAGTAAGGAATACTTCCATCTGTGCAGGAACTGCATTCAAAGTAGTAATACCAAGGCTTAATGCATGAGCAATTAAGTTCTTCTCAAACTTAGCCTTAGTAGGAATACCTTCAGATGCAAATTCACTAGCCATAACAATGGAGTTCTGTCCCATATCAGAGAATACTTCTCTCATGAAACCGAAGATACCAAGCATTAAGGTATCTTCAGGAGCTCCATCCATATTATTCTTTTGAATTTCTCCTACATACTCTGCAATGTCATAGACATCCGGAGTAAGTTTCTTAATATTTGAGGAACTGTTAGGCATTTATAATTCCTCCCTTGCCTTAGACCATAAAAGATAGTATTTATTCATCTGGTCTAATTCATTATTGATATTCTCACGCTGATAGATAAAAGGACAAAGAGCCCATTCTGGATTAAAGGTATGATTATTTGTATCATACAGCCTGAGAGCTCCATCCCCACTCGATTCTCTATAAGAGCGAGTAATATTATTGAAATCTGCGAGAATGACAGGATCGAGTTCTTGCACATCGAATCCATGCCAATTGACATCATATTGTATCTCACCAGGTTCCAGTCTATTAAACGTTTCTCTAGGAACACTGGTTGGGAAACAACCCATAATACGAGCATAGTATACTAAGCTCATACCATCATCGGCAACTATAAACTTATAGATTGCCATTTGATCATGTAGTATTTTGAATCGACGATATTCATCACGAGTGGGAGTAACTTGTCCTTTCCACTTCATGCGTTCATATTCATCGTACATCTTAAACCACATATAGACTTCAAGATACTTAGTATCTTTAAAAGTCAAAGAAAAATCGAATCCCTCATCAGACTTGTATGAAGTTCCACGATATTCAATCTTGGTACCATATACATTCTGAGGAGTATCGATTGTATCCGCAGAGATAGAAGGCAGATCCAAATTACTTACTACTGCATTAGAGAGTAGTGGACTAAGAGGACCTCCGCTATCACCACTAGATTTAGAATACTGAAGTTGATCTACTACTCTAGGATAACGTTCCAGTGCATCAGCAAAGAAACTACTACGAGAAGTCAATTCAGTATTTTTGTTTGTGAAATCTGTGATCGAGTAGCCACCACTATTATTACCATACAAGTGAAGGTCTGGTTTTGTGAAAAACAGATATTCTCTTGTACCTTGAAGAGTGGTGTATGGATCTATAATCGGAACTCTGGTAAACCGTTTATCCCAGTGACCATCAATCCGATTATAAACTGCTCTCGCTCTCAGATCTTCCACAACAGGTGGTTTTAATGTAAGACCTACATTATAATCTTTTGAAGTGCGAATTCCATCTGATAGGTGATCTTTAGAATAGAGCTTACCTATCATATCATTTTCTGAACTATAAAATCTAGCCATATTAAACCTCCTTAGGAAGTTTAGACTGTTAATTACTCAGATGTTCCGGGCGGCAAAAGCTATGGATAATTGTATATTATTATAGTGGTCATGAGCATCTTAATTCAATCAACACATGAAAGATACTTTCCTTATTTATATAGGGAAGATAAGATTATGTAGTTGGAGGTTTTAAGATCTATGGCTGGTAACTATGAAACCTATGGAGAAATGATGTCTAGGCTTGGTAGAGAAGAGGCTGACAGAGAAGAAGCTAGAATTAAACTAGGCTTCGAATTGGCAGAACGATTCGTACAAGCCTTTGAACACAAAGCTGAAGCTGAGGAAAAAATAGCAGAGGCATTAGAAAAAATTTCTAATGACTTCCATAATCAATCACCTACTAAATAATATTAATAACAGGTAAGTGATTACATTGTGGAGGTATTTAAAACATGGCTGATAGCGTAGAATTTGCTATGTTTTTCTCTAAGCATAAAGCTACCTTTGAAAAAATATTTAATTTTCTGGATGACCATCCTGATGCAGTTGAAACATTATTAAAAGCTGCTCAGAAGGTTACAGAAAATAATGAATAAAGGGGCGAAAGCCCCTTTATTTTTTAGGCTGGAACATAGAAGTAATCTAATTAAGATTGGAGGTATTGAGTTCTTTATGGCTATGAATGACTGCAGAGTTATGCACGAGACTATAGTCGGTGAAGTTATTGATACCATTGATTTCTTCAAGAAAATGGATCCAGAAGAATTCATGGATTATAAAGCTCGTAAAAATAACCCATATAATTCAACATCGTTAGTCAGAAAGACTACCAACCTTGTCTGTGTTTTTCCTGTCATGGTTAGCACTAATATCTCAATTAATGCTGCATCCATGATTGCTAAAGCAATTGAAAGAAAAGCAGCTACCATGCTTCAGCTTCTTTTTGGGTCTATTCAGACTCAAAATATTTCTGACATGGAAGGAATTTTGAATCAATTCCATAAGAATATCAAGCTTAATGATAAAATGAATGTTGATGATATGCTCCGTATTATGGATTCTATCAGCGAATCATACAATGCTAAGCTTGATTATTCTGCGCTGCAAACCATCCGTGAGGACATGAAGAACATTAACTTCTATTTTGAAGAGAATGTTACTCCTGCTCCTATTAGTTCTTTTAGCGTCAACAGAGATCCGTACAACCGTAACCTTATGGTTGAATCTTTTGGTGATACTGATAGAGCTAGAAGAAATGGAAGAAATAATCCTTCCAGAAATCAAAATGTGAATAATGGTGATTATAAGAAGGCTAATGAAGTTATGCCTACTACGATCACTGTTACTTACTACTATATTGATGATGCCGGTCGCTCTATTCCTATCGAGAATTCCGTTGTTGGAGTTAAAGCTCGTTTGATTCCTTGTGATGCTGGAGATATCCAGAATCATTTCATTGCTAAATATGATGATACTAATTGGATCACTCAGTTCCTTCGTGCAACCACCAGAGAGATTTCCTTTGTTAAGGATTTCCTTCTGATGATTGATAGAGCTAAGATTGATGCTCTTAGTGTATCTCGTAGAGGATCTTCCAACCCTATGTGGAAGGTTCTTGAACGTAGAGCAATGGGCTCGAAGATTAAGCGTTTGCTTAATATGCCGAATAATTATATGGCAATCACTACGGTTGCTGTCTCTCAGGAAGATGTCGATTACGTTAAGCGGAATAACAATATCGACTTCGAAAATCCCAGTATTATCCAGTCTCTCTTTAGTAAACTGAACCTTATGAGTGTAGTCATTGTTGATGAATCTCTTGAGGTTGCGAAGTTTATGTTTGATACTGGAGAAGGTAACTGGGAGAACTATGCCTTTACTTCTCTTGAACGTGAAGACAAAGACAATACTTACAAGAAGGTCGTCAATCTGATGACTAAAGTTGCTCGATAAGGAGGTGTAAGTATGCCTATTATGAAGAAAAACTACAAAGGACAGTATGTCCATGCGGAAGTAGCTGATCAACAGGCTGCTTCCCTCCCCGAAAAGAAACTTTTTTCTTTAGGTAAAGACGGTAGTGATATTCCTGATCCTACGAGTGATCCTACACTCTTTAGGGATAGAGTTGATACTACTCGTCCTCCTGAGGTTGATACTCGTGAGTATACTGCTTATCCTGTTGTCAGAGAAGCATTCAATACTCATTTCAATCTCAAGGATAATACCACTCGTAAAATGATTCTTGGCCTGAATGAAGCTAATCAGAATAGCGTTCTGACTAATCTGACTAGTAAGCTTTATGACCACATTGTCAAGAAGACTACCCGTATTGATTATGGTAAGATCCCTCAGACTAAAGGTGATATTACCAAAATGGAGCACTATGAGGATATTAAAGATATTCTTGGTATCCTTCAGGGTATTCTTAAAGAGTATAACGAGAAAGGCGGCCCTGTCGATACTATTGCTTTGGCTATGACCAATCTCGAGACTCGCAAAGATCTATTCGAAAGAGCATACAGAGCTGATTGCCAGCTTCCTTGTATGATCTATGAGAATACTGCTTTAGCTATTGTAGAAGGAACTTCTTATCTGATCAGTGCTTGCATTGAGTTGGTTAAAGCTCCTTCCGATGAGACGTTTAAGATTCAGCTTGATAAAGTTGGATATCAGCGTACTCGTAGCTATCTCCTGTATACCACTCTCGATAAGTTCAATAGAGCTTGCGAGAAGGGTGAGATTGATGAAGCTTGCAACCATGTAATTTCTCAAAGAGTTCGTAAATTCTCTGGAGTTGCGACTGTTGGCGGAATTGTTGCAGTTGTTGTCATTCTCAATATCGTTCCGATTCTTCGTGAATTGGTTTATCTCTTCTATCATGCTAGAGTAAGCATATCTGACTTCTTTGCCATTCAGGCTGATCTTCTTCAGATGAATGCTTATAACGTTCAGGCTAATGCTGCTATGGATAAAGAAGAGAGAAAGAAGATCGTCGACAAGCAGTTAGCTATTGTCGAACGTTTCAGAGACTACTCTAATAAGCTTGCTATCGACTCTAAACAAGCTGAAGTTAATGCTTCTAGAGAAGTACAACAGAGTGAGCGGAAATATAGGTTGGACGATGATAAGAATATCATTGATGATGGTATTTCTCAATCTTCTAGCCTCTTTTAATCCCGCAAACATAATAATAAAATCTGTAGGATTACAGAAATAATTCTGAGATTTGCATAAATCTAAAGGAGGATTACAATTATGCCTATTTATTCTCGGAATAGTGCTAGCAACATGACTGTTGTTGCTAACGAGAACTATAGTTACCAGGATATGGGCCGCATCCTCGCCGAGTCTGCTCAGAACGACATGATCCTTTTCAACGCCGTTCTGCGTTCAGACTTCCAGGAGCAGGCCGCTATCACTGAGGGCACCATGGTCGCTTCCGAGCTTCAGTCTTTCCGTGAAGCTTCTATTAAGGAGTTCTGGAATGGTCTGAAGGCTCGCCTTCAGAAGCTGTGGGAGAAGATCAAGGGTGTCTTCAAGCAGGTCTATGCCAAGCTGACTGTCTGGCTGGTCCGCAATGGTAAGGCTTTCGTTGCTATGCATCGTAAGACTCTTGCTACCAAGACTGGTCTGAGTGAGGTCAAGATCCCCAAGTACCTGAAGCGCAAGGCTGAGTTTGATAAGGCTATGAGTCTCAATAAAGAGATCTCCAATGATTTCTCTAATATGGTCGAGGCCTACAAGGGAGGCGTTGCTGCTGAGGATGCTACTGCCATCCAGAACAAAATGTATAGCAAGATCCCCGGTGCTAACTCTGAGAATCTTGCTGAGAAGTTCAAAGAGTATGTCTTTGAAGAGAAGAAGGATGTTATCTTTGGCGATCTTCACATTTCGGTTGAGGAGCTCTTCAATAATATTACCTCTAAGTCCAAGGCCATCAGTGATATCAAGAAGGCTTCTAACGAGGCCGATAAGGGTATCAAGACGGCCATTGCTGAGATCAATAAGAAGGCCAAAGAAGCTGAGAAGCAGACTGAGGGTTCCGGTAAGGGCTATCAGGCTACTTCCAAGACCTGTGCTGCCTATGAGACTGCTCTTACTCGCGTGACCAAGCTTCAGATCAAGGCCATCAAGGATGCTGTTGCTCAGGATCGTGCTCTGATTGGTGCTCTGGTTGCGTATAGTCCCAAGTCTGAGAGCGCTCTGCTTGAGGCTTGTGCTTGGCTTGAGGGTGTTGACGAGGTCAACGATGCTATCGAAGCTCCCGTCGATGCTACTGAGGTCGCTGACGCTGTTGAAGAGGCCAAGGATGATGGTGTTGAGATTGAGATCAATATTGACACCGATTCTGAGTGCTAATTTGCCTGAAATCTAATAAGGAGGTAATCCAGTAATGGGTATTTATCGTACTCTGCTTGAGGAAGAGGTTCCTCACATCACTGAGGATGATACCAATGTCGACATCAAGGAAATTGAGGACATTGTTGACGATCATGATGCAAATGAAGCTGAGCAGCAGGATGCTCAGGATGCCGCTTTCGGTCCCGATGGCGGTGTTGATGATATCATGGATGAGTCCGCTATGGCCATCTATGAATTCGAGTGTGCCAATAATCAGATTATGCAGACCATTGGTATGCATGAGCTGAGTGAGGCTGTCAATGGCCGCGAGTTCTTCTTCGAGGCTGCTGACATTAAGGGATTCTTTGCTTCTGCTAAGCAGAAGGTTGTTGCCTTCTTCAAGAAGGTTTGGAACATTCTGCAGAAGTGGGCTGGCAATCTGGCTGCTATGTTTGCTACCAACAAGAAGCTTGTTGAGAAGCATGAGAAGCAGATCAAGGATGGCTATGCTAAGGTCACTTCTGACAGAGATGCCAAGAAGATGAAGGGTTATTCCTTCGCTGGTCTTAATGGCAAGCTTCCCAATCCCGACATGAATGTCGATGCTGAATCTCTTAGCTCTGCTGCTGAGAAGATCCGTGCTGCTATCGATGCTGGTAGCAATGACGAGAGCCTGATGAGCGCTGAGCAGCTCGAGAGCACTCTCTCTGAGATCCGCAAGGTTCTTGCTGGTAGTGAGTGCGGTGCTTCCGAATTCTCTTCTACTCTGAAGAAGAACCTGTTTGGTGGTGATAAGGCTACTGAGATGTGGATGTCTGCCGATGAGGTTCTCTCCACTCTTAAGGATATCAAGACCGACAGAGAAGCTGCTGGCAAGTTCATGAAGGAGTCCAAGAAGAAGTTCCAGGAGCAGATCCGTAACTTCGACAAGCTCGAGAAGGCTGCTTCTAAGGTTGAGAACGGTGTTGCTCGTAATGCCCTGATGGCTGCTTGCACCCGTTACAACAAGCTGACCAGCACCACGCTGTCTCTTGCTCAGACCCGTCGTTCTGGCGTTCTGAGTGCTATCCGCGCTCGTGCTTCCCAGGCTCGCGCTTATGCTCTTCGCTATATCCGCGTTGCCAATGGTGAGAAGTATACGCCGAAGAAGGAAGAGCCGAAGAATGAGTCCTATGGCTTCCTCGGCAACCTCGGTCTGATCTAATCAAACCATTTAACAAGAGAGTCTTCGGACTCTCTTGTTTCTTTGACTACCTTGAACACTTTAGTAAAATGCTTATTAAGGAGGTTTGACATGAAAGCATTTAGTGCTGATGTACTTACCGTAACCAATAATGAGTTACTGAAAGAAACAGCATATAAAATCGTTGCTCAAGATGAATCGACTATTATGTCTATTCTTGAGTTTGAGGATGCTGAATTAATTGCTGAGAACTATGCTCAGAGAGAATATCTTAAGAAGATTCTTGAGAGTAATGAACTTACTCCTATTGATGAGATCTCTGGCCAGGGAGCGTTCTTTATTGCATCTATCTGTGGTTTCCTTATTAGCCTTATCTATTATATTATCGAATCTATTAAAATAGATAGAGTTAATAAACGAGCTCGAGAATATTGGAATAGCCATAGTTCTTATACTAATTATAATTCCTATAGCGGAAATAGTTATAGTGGAGGAGGATATAGCAATTCCAATAGTAGTTCTTCTTCCAATTCTAGTGATAGCGATAGAGAATCTGATGCTGGCGTTTACTTCCAGGGAAATGTCAGTCAAAATGAAGGAAAATTTACTACTCTGAATCCTTATATTGATAGAACCTCTGTCAAGAATCTCAAAGTATCTCTTGAAAAGTTCAAGGAAGCTGCAGCCAATTCTAATATTGAGCTGAAGAAGTTTTCTCATCCCACTATTGATCAGGCTTCTGGTAATATTTCTGCTATTAGAGATCTTAATGACTTGATGCAGCAATATAATAGCCTTGTCAATAGCTTTACTTCTGGAAATTCTTCTTCTGTTAGTAAAGAGATAGATGAGATCAAAGCTACAAATGAGAAGGTTAGATCCAAGGTCAATAGTGATATTGATTCTCTTAGAATCAATGCTGCTGATTATACTGGAAATGCTGATCAGTATCTGTCTCAGCGTTTTGAGTGGATGGATGGCTATGATCATGATAAAGGATTTAAGTTTATTAAACTTACTCCTGTTTCTGATCTTGCTCGTATGACTCATATGCTTAATAGAATTAAGTATAATGTCGAGCATAATCCCAATATGTTTGGAGACAAACAGTCTGAGGTTAATAATCTTTTTGCTACTCTTAGAAAGACTAGTATTAAGGTTGCTGGTGTTATCCAGACTGCGAATAACAACTATTGGTCTTATGTAAGCCAAGAAATCAATCAGATGAATGCAGTCACTAAGAGAATTGCTAATCGTGCTAAAGGAGTGGACTTTAACGAGGCTTATTATTTCGAGTCTGCTACATACCAGAATTCTCCTGAGTTAATTGAGGAAGCTTTTGGTATGGATACTCAACTTAGCGATATGGATGAAAGAGATCTCTATAGAGAATTCTATAATGATATCTCTGATACTTCTGCTAGATTTAATATCTTCTCTCATACTCTTGAGAGACAGGCTATTAATCAGGAAGCTCTTCTGTTTGCTAATGCAGAGAATGATCAAGCTATTTATGAAGGTCTTCTCTCTATCAATGAAGATGTCGGCGATAAGGTAAAGAAAGCTTACTTTAATACTATTGCTGCTATCAAGAAGATTTTTGAGAAGTTTATGGAGAAGCTTACTGCTAACTTCACAACTACAAAGCATTATCTTGACCGCTACAAAGATATTATCCTGACTAAACCTTTTGATAACTCTCAGTACAAGTCTCAGAATCTTGGATTGAGTATCAGAAGAATTTATGATCAGTCTAAGATCCCTACTCTCGATCTTCAAACTATGACTCAGTCTCAGTTGACTGATGAGGTGAAGTTCTTTAATCATTACAAGAATGCCCTTGCTGGTGATACCTCTGAGAAGGCAAAGACTGATGATATTCAGGATCTTGCTGGCATCAATAACTGGTTTAAGAACTACTTCTGCATGCAAGGCCATGATTTTGAGTTTACTGGAAAACAGTTCCAGCAGAATATCAAGATGTACTATGACTTCCTGTATGATATTCGTAAAATCGAGAATAATATCAAGAACTCTATCCGTGAGATGGAGAAGAGTATTAAAAATCTCCTGAAGCAAGCTGGTAAAGATGTTGAAACTGGCGATACTGAAGGAGCTAATGGTCCTGGACAAGGTGGTGGGCAGAATGCTCAACCTAATGCTGAAGCAGCATATTCTTATCTCTATGAGAAATGGTTTACTCTTAATGAGAGTGGTGTTCTTGTTGAGGTTGAAACCATTCATCAGGATGATAATGGAAATGCTACTGGTGCTAGCCGTGTCAAGAATGTAACAGGACAAGATAATTCTGATAATAATACTATGCAGGCTAGAAACAATCATAAGAATGTGATTGATAACTACTGCAGAGTATACTCGAATGTCTGTTCTGGCATGCTGAAGGCTAAGATGTCTGCTTGTGAGTTTATTCGTAATGAATGTATGCAGGTTATTAGAATCCATGTCAAGCGTTATACTGGCGATGGTGGACAGACGAATAATAACCAGCAGCAGAATAACAACCAACAGCAGCAGCAAGATCAACAGCAAAACAAAAAATAAATAAATTACATCCTAGGGAGAAATCCCTAGGATGTTGTTTTTTCAGAATTAGCTAGCTTCTTCATACGAAGAATAACAGACATAGCAAGACCTTCACCTTCTGGTACATACATTTCTTTTTTGCTTGACAATAAGTATGTTCCAGTGAATTGCTCACCATAAACTTCTGTACAATCTATATAGTACTGCTTATTTGGAGTAAGTATAGTACTATCTATTTTATTTTTAGTGATTGTCATTACGACAGCACTATTAGCAGCTTCTGATACGATATTATCGAGAAGAGTAGTATTATTATTAGGTAATCTAATTGTTTCAGAATGCTTAATAAGTTTACTCTCTTTATCTCGTAATCCAGTTTCTTTTTCTTCTTTTCCTCCATTAGAAGTAATCCCTTCTAATCCAGAAAAGAATTTATCATTATTGCTACCATCATCCAGAACACAGTATGATGCAGAGCAAGGAATCTCATACATATCATCCTTTTCTGTCATACCCTCTATGGATTCTTCATAGTATGTCTTTTGGATAATGAATTTTACCATATTACTTCTATTGCCTTTTTTCTTAACTCCTTTTCCAGAAGAAGAAAGAAGATAAGTGGCTTCGAAGCTAATAAAGAATTTATACATTGTATCATAAAATGCAGAGTAATTATTCAAATACCCTATCATTTTAGATAATGTATGAAGAGGAGGTAGCATAAGACCATTAAGTGTAGGATTATGCTGTAAAGGCTCCATTATCAATTGATGGTCTTTTAATTGATAGAAAAGAACAGAAGACATTGTTCCTTTATTGATGACACCATGCTTAACCATTTCATTTTTATTGGTATGATCAAGAACAATTAAGCCAATTGTGGTGCGATAACCATAGTCATCAGACTTATCTTCATCGACTATAATAGCATCACTTTCTTTGGATACATCAGTAGGAATAAAGTATATACATTCTTTTCTAAGAACTTCAATTTTCATATCAGAAGCAGAAGTGATGTCTTCACGATATTTCCACATTGTGAATATAACGGTTCCATTCTTCTGATTCTCAGCTAATTTAATAGCATCCTCTCTACGAATTCCTACATTGCAGTAGAAGAGAGGAAAATTAAGCTTATCATAATTATAGTCAACTACAATCGAACGGAACCGAAGAAAATCAATTCTAATCGGATTATTATCATTTTCAAAGTTTGTAAGGATTTCCGCTGTGTACTTGTATATCACATTCTTATTGCTAGTAGATATATTAGGCACAGAGACTCCCCCTTTATAAAAAATAATAAGGGTAGTAGTTTGACTACTACCCTTATGTTCGAGCTCTATAATTCCATCAGTTCAAGAGGATAATCCTGATACTCATGGTTACTAATCTCCATAACAGCTTGAGGATTATATAGATCAACTATAGACTTGCTTACCTCCACAAATAGTGGTGAAGATACAAAACTCAGTTCATCTATTCTTGCATCTAAGAGATTAGCAGTAATAGAAAGCCCGATTGGATTGACTCCTCGTTCTACATCTACTGGATTAAGCTTAATACTCATTTCCAGTTTTTCTGGACTATCTAGATGCTCAGGAGCAGCTTGCTCAATAGCAGCAATTAAATCACATGCTTTAGAGACTGTCATTACTCCTCGTATATGACGAGCCTTTAATCCAGAAAGACCTAATACGCAATCTAGATGTTGTACATTAGATGGAAATACAGCAGTTTGTTTATAACCAAGCTCTTCCTTCAATGCATTGAAGAGGTTTGTCTTAGTAACCAACCACGAAGCATCTACACTATTGCCATTTATCTTACGTTTCTTAGGACGAAGTATAAACGTATTCGGATGGTATGCAACGAGCTGGTAGCAATAAGCATCTTTCGACAATATCACTTTAGGATTTGCCGGAACAGAATTCTGTTTTATTAAAGCACTTATTACTCCAGCAGTTTCATTCGTACCACCTTCAATAAAGTAGATTTGTGGAAGGTACTTACATAGAAATGCTAAAGCCTTCTTAGTGAAATTGATCATAGGAGCCTGCCATCCTGCTATACTTGCAGTATTGACTCGTTCCTTATAGTGAGCATTATACTCAAGAGGTTTACTCTCTGGTATATTATCTGCCCACACTAAGAAGAATCTGGTTTTCATTGTATGACGAGTCCAGAAATAGTTCCTATAATGAGCACAGCAATTAATTAGATTGGCTGTGAGAATATTGATATTCTTATAGGAATATTTTCTTGGAACCCAGAAAGACTTAATATACGAATTGATATCGATATAAAAGTCTAATAGTGGAGCTTCTCCACGATAATCATAAAGAAGCTTTTTACTAATAGGAAACAATGCTTCGTAACTAACAAAGTTTCCTAATAGTGCATAATACAGATCAAACTCAGCTTCCATTTAAGCCAGAGCTCCCAAGAAATCATCACTGCTCATGCCACGATTCTTAATGGCTTCATCACGAGCAGTATCCATATCCTTTTTGAATTTCTTGTATTCTGTATCATTCATATCTGCCAGAACTGTACCTACTCCCTTGTTCCAATCATCCCTGCAGAATAATTCTCTAGCAATGGTTTCAGTATCACCAAAGCCATTAGAGAAGAGAACATTTGCAAGTCTGTTCGGATTATGAATAGAACAGCCCTTTCCAGGCATCTCAGATTCATCTTGCTTGACGAAATAGCGTCTGAGATCAAGCTTGAAGTCCCCATCTTCACTCCATCTTACACTACGAAGAGAGAGATAGCTGGTAGGACTAAGTTCATCGATGATCTCATTCACTCCATTGGGATCATATTCATAATGAATATTTCCACCACCATCAAATGCCATTATCCTTTACCTCCAATTCGTTCCATTGAAATCTCATATGCCGTTTTCATTGATACAAGTTCTCCAGTATAGAGATCAACCAGAGCTATTATATCATTATCAGTTATATTTTGAGTAACTTTAGCAAACCAAAGTATACTTTCATAGGAAAGAAAACTGATATTGAGATTTTCGTCATTGTCATTTTCTATGATTGCACCAAATCTACAACGTTCAGGGTTTGATGAATTAGTTTCAACCATACCAATGATCATATTATTTAATTGATCGATATTTATCTTCTTCATAATCTCAGCTCCTTAAAAATTAGCTTGAAAAAAGAAAGGGAGATTTTATTCTCCCTTTCTTTTTATCGTGCCCTTATGTGGATACTTAACGGGTCATATAGTTCAGCATCGGATTACCGAACTGCTGCTGACCCATACCCATGATGTTGAACAGCTTGTTCACGGTAGAGGACTTGAGCTGAGTGACCTGCAGAACCGAATCACGACCATCGACGGTCATACGAATCAGGTTGCAGCCATACTCGAGATCATGACCTTCGCTGTCCTTGGCACCATAGATCTTCTTGAGCAGAAGTTCGATGGGGAATCCAAAGAGCTTACATTCGGTCATGCTTCCACCATTGAAGCCATAGTTCATGAATCCAGCCGGAGCAGAGTTGACGAGCTCAACATAACGAGCATCGAAGTCAGGCTTCTTGTTCTTGTTGAACTGAGTCGGCAGGAACTCTTCGAGAGCTTCCTTGGCCCCATCGTCAATCGTATACATACGGTTGGACATGCCGCCATTGACGAAGTTGAGACGAGAGATCATCTTCGTACCCTTCGTTTCGGAGCGGCGCTTCAGGACATGGTATCCATCCTTGGAACTATTCTCCGCAAAGGAGAGATTCACATACATGGCACCGGGCGCGATTGTGCGATTAACGATCTCAGGAGCCGCAATACCAGGATTGTTGGTAACGATCTGGCAGCCGACAAAGTCAGCAAACACGGCCTTGAACATAGCGCTAATCTTTTCGGTGAGCTGAGCACCATTGATGAACATGGTTTCCGCATCGGCCTCGAACTTGATCGGATCGAGGTCAATCGTCATCTTGTCCTTCTCGGTGTTCGCCTCAGTCTTGGGGGAGACGTTCTCCTCCTGGGTCAAAACGTTAGCATTGGTTGTTTCCATAGTTTTGGAGCCTCCTTTTATAGATTGATAAGCTTATCAATAATGTGACTATGGAATCACACTATCTTACATGAATAATATGTGTCTAAAACACATTTTACTGCCATCCTAATTGCTTCATTACCTCTTTCTTAGCATCAGATGGCTTTAAGCCTTTGTTGACAACATCTTTGAATGAGATGGTCTGAGAGACATCATAGCAAAGTACAGTAATATCCCCAAGCGGATACTTATAGGACATCGGAGCAATTAATACGTATGGTCTCTGAAGTTCCTCTAAGTATACAGTTCTATCGAATTTCATGGGATAAAACTTAACAGGTACTTCTTGCTTACTGGATATGATGAACTCTGTTAAAGCTTTGTTAGTTTTATCATCTTCAAAATCGAACTTCTCCATATCGATTTCAGTGATGTCATAAGCATCTCTAAAATCAAACATAAAGAAATTATCTCTCATCAGATCATACAAAGTCTCACAATAGCCTTGCACTCCTTGTGCAATCATCTTATGAGCCTTTGCTTTGATATTCCTCAGAGTAGTATCAAACTTATGCGTATTGATCAACCTGAGAATATCATCTTGATGATCTTCCATATAGACAGCAACCTGAACTTTATGGTTCATCTTCTCAAACTTCAAGAAGTCAGAGAAGTTTACTTCATTCGGGCATGTCTTAATAGACATCGTCATACCTGCAATATATCTTGTCTTATCTTGAAGAAGAGCAAAGATATCAATAACAGATTGACGACAAATGACATATGGAACTTCTTCGAGAGTTCGAGTTTTTGTATTAATTCGATTGAGAGTGATCATGACATCTTGTGTAATAGTACCTTCAATGTCTTTACTCTCAATGATAAAGAAGGACATGATTCCATCAGGATTGAGCTTGATCCAGATATCATCAAGCATTTCATCTTCAGGAATTTTAATCTTTCGATTATTCTCATCAAGCATTATATACTCATGCTTGACTTCATTGTAATCATATAAACGGATTACCGTGCACTTGTCACCAACCCATTTATAGAATTTAAGACCTTTAGTCTTGGGCAACGTCTTCAAGATTAAAGACTCCTTTCTTGTTCTCGTAAAACCTAGAGGCTGTAGCATTGACTTGACCTTGATAACGACCATTATACAAGTAATCAGTATCTCCTTCTACAGTCTCAAAACAGATTTGGCAGACCTCATCTCCAGGATAAATGATTAACGGATGCGTTACTTCAAGTTCCAGAGTCCAGGTTCCATTAAATCCAATATCTCCAAATCCAGCAGTAAGATGAATCTTAAGACCAAGTCTACCGGTAGAACTACGACCATCGAGTTTAGGTACAAACTTAGTTGTTCCAACTTTTTCGACAGTTCTTCCAAGATAAAGAATGCCAGGAAGAAGCATAAAGCCATCGTCAGTCATCTTATATGTATCGGTTTCGTTCACCTTATGACTGTCGAGGACAATAAGATCTACTCCATTGAGCTTAATCAGTCTATCAGACTTATATACTTTAATCTCATCTGCGATATGAAGATTGCAAGAGTTGGGATTGATTAACTTAGGATCAAACGGATCCATAGTAATATTCCCAGCTTGGATCTGTTTATAAATCTCTGATCCTGTAAGAATAGCCATATATTTAATACCTCCTTTTCTTACTAATTTAAAGTTTGTGCTATAGTAATACACTATTTCTTGCTTATTTTGTAAAAATAAGCACCAATAATGATATACAGAATAGCATATATAATTGCCCACATTCTATATATATCATGGTCAATTATACCCCACATTATAAACTGGGATATAAGCATAAGTATTACAACTAAAATAAATTGTTTTCTAGTCATATAACTTTACCTCATCATAAATATAGTAGACCTGTCACCAGGTCTACTATAATAATATGTGTTTAAAGCACTTGTTTCACAAGAGATAATAAGCCACTGATTGTAGCAGCATTAACCTTATAAACACCTTTCGCATAAGGAGACTTCTGGAAGTAATCATTGAAATTGAAACTACCATCATTTCGATTTACAATTTCCATATACTTATTGAAATCTCCAAGAATATGCGCTCTAGTGATATAAAGCTTGCTACGTTTTGCTGAGCTAATCATATGATCTCCATAGATCTTCTCTTCGATAGAGAGAAGCATGGCCCATAACTTAGCTAATTCAGCTTTCATACCATCAATATTATTTGCCTTATCATACTCCATAAGAAGTCTATGAGATGCTTGGTATTCAGCAGCATAGTCTGTCTTATTGATATTGATTAAGACATCTCCATTCTTATTCATCTGAATGGGAAGTTCTCTTGCTTCTTTAACAGGCTTAAAATAGGTCTCTCTTTGAAGCAGAGTATTGATGATCTTATCGATGACTTCTTTCTTATATCCACCGACTTTACCTTTAAAGACAGTATAAATCTTCTTATTCTTCTTAGCAGCCTTATCAAGATCATTAGGAGATAGAAGACTAGAGCTCTTTTTCGTAAAGTCAATGCTACCAAGTTTCAGCATTCTATCAACGAATTGAGAACAAAACATCTTTTCATCATCACCTTCAGAAGGCTGTTTGAAAAGATACTTAATCAATCCATCCCAAGAATACTTTGTTTGCCTTTGTCTCTGAATGAAATGATCAATGTTGGATTTGATTTGATTGAAGGTCTCATTATCAACAAGAATTGCATAAGCTTTAAAGAGTTTATCTTTCGGCTTAGTGCGAATATCATCGATGATAAAAGACCCAGTAAGTTTTACCTTAGTATCCAATCCAAATGAGTACATCTTCTCCATTGTACTATCGAGAGAAAGCATAGCATGAGTATAACTCGCTTTAGTAGCTTTCTTGATAGCAACAGACAGCGGAGATCCACCTTCAATAAGAGTAATAAAGATAGGCTTATAAGCATTAGATTTCTCTTTTTTAGCTTCAAAGAGAGTCATCTCATCTCTCACATCTTCGAAATCATAATGATTAATGACTGATTCATAATGAGCAGACATCAATCTATCATTCACTACTCTATTCTTAGGAGTAAACTCTATATCAGGATTCCATCCAAGAGCTCTAACAGACTCCTGCCAATCCTTAGAACCAGTTCTATCAGAAGGAATGTAGTAAAGCTGTTCGAGTTTATGAATTCTATCCTGATTTAATTTGATATAGTGATCTGTTTCATAGCCAGTTTCAAAGAACTGACAGTATTCTCTAAACCAATCCTCATTCATAATCTGACCAGGAATCAGATCACTAGTATCTTCGGGATTAGATCCTCCTTGATAAACTCCCATATCAATCATCTCATCAGGAGTATAAGCAGGAAGATCAGAATGGAACCATTCAGCAGAAGGAACATTTCCATTCATCTCTGCATCCTTGGTACGGATATCATTGATAAGAGTTGTATAAACTCGATTATCAAAGAATTCAGGATGCCTAGCAGGAATAGCATCTAAGCTAGCCATTTCCTGATGAGTAATATCTCCATTTTCAAGAATAGTATTAAAGTAGGTCTTAGTAATACTAGTCTCAAGTCTAGGAGCTATTACATCAGCAATTACACCAGGAGGTGTAAGAGGCCCACCAGATTCTTTCTCTTTCTTAAGAAGCCACTGTTTATATCCTATATACATCTGCTGATTGGTAAGACCAAATAACTCAATCATCTTCCAATCAGAATATCTCTGATGTCTACGAATCATATTATTCCAAGCACTCCAGAGTTCTTCAAGAGCACCAAGAGTAATAATTCTACCAGGATTAATAGCAATATATCCAGTTTCAGCTTCCCAATCAGAGAGATTATAGACCCTTTGATTCCATTCTGGACCAGAATACTGAGCATGAAGAGCATCAATATCGACAGGTTTATCCATTACAGGAATATAATCCGGGACATCGACTGATGCAGACTCATCAATATTCTGATATTCTTCATAATGTCCAAACGTGGACAATTCAAGAGAATCATCTTGATGCATAGCTTTATTATAGATATAATCAAATATCTGCTGATTGGTAAGACCAATAGCAGATAATGTAAGCCAATCTGATTTACGACGGAATGGCTTAGTCTGGCTCATATATCTATCATAAGCATCTGTTAAATTATAAGTACCTGCTCTGAGTTTTACAGGATTAATGATATAGAGATCTTCTGCATCAGCTTGCTGTTGCATATGAGTAATCTTATCAGTTAATTCCTTTGTAACTCCAGGATATGAAGGATCATCAGCATAATATGCGATATCCATAATATTTGAAACATAGTTGGAATCAGGCATAATATCACACCTTTCCTAATTGCTTATGATCATACATGGAATTCATAAGATCAACCACATCCATAAGCTCATCTACAGTCTCATAATGATTAGAGGTTAAAAAGAAATCTTCTGGAGTGGTAGCAAAGAATCCATCATTATCGCGATGAATTGTAACACTTCCTTTTGTATCGATAATTCCTTGCTGAACTTCAAAAGCTTCAGAGAATGCCTGACGTACTCCTTGTACAAGGCCATTCACTACAAGAATTCTAGCAAAATCATTATCAATATCTTCTGAGACTTTGACAATTCCTTCAGTAAACAGACTTCTCCATCCATTGAATTCATGTCCAATAAGAGCTTCAAGAAGACCTTGTTCTCCCATTTCTCTTAATTGCTTCTCAGTAAACGTAGTCAGTTTATTACCAGGACAGACTATCCTAGAGCAAGATGAGAGTTGAATGAGCTTCTTTTGCTTCTCATCAAACATAGGATTCATCTCAGGATCAAAACTGACGAGATATTCAGAACCAGTGTTACCAAAATAATATGCCGGTTCAGTTCTACCATCAAACTCAATACCAGACATCATTCTAGGAATGATATAATCTGCATGAGCATGAGCAGAAGGCATACCTCCAGATACTTCAAGTTTAACTTCTTTTCCATAATAGAGAGTATACCATTCCTTATTACAAAGCTTAGGCTCTTCTTTAAACCCACAACGCTTAGCAAGTTTATAGGAACCTATATTGGTCTTCTTACAGTACCACTCAATACGATCTATACCAAGCTTCTTCATACTAGCTTTAGCGCCATTGATAAGTCTATCACTCAAACCAGTACCTCTAGCTTCAGGATCTACATCAATAGCAATACTAGCAATCTGACAGTCTTTGGTAGAATCTTTTGAACTGTACATTTCAACCCATCCACCATGATCTTTAGAAGCATACTGAATATCACGGTAGATAGTTTCTTTCTGCTCTTTCAACTTATTACCTTTACCCTCATCATTACCTGTAAGAGTATCAGTAATCTTCTGCATGTCTTTTAGAGTTCCTTTAATGATCTTCTGGGCCTCCGTAAGATATGCTTCATTTTTAATACCTCTATAGTAATTTCTCCATTTATCGATTATTTTTTCATCTTTTAAATAGAACTTAGCATTTTTGATTTTTTGTGAAGTAAATGATATTTTTCCTTTAAGTCCTTCGGTATTTTTAACATCTCTTTTTAAACTTCTGATAAATGATTTAGCTGCGGAAGTTCCTTTAATAAATACAGCATAATCTCTAAGCTCAGCAGGTTCTATATAGGTATATAATGCTATACCTTCTATCACAAATCTTTTAGATTTATGAGAACTAGCATAAGCCTTAGCATAATTTACAAAAGTTTTTATCAGAGGTTTATAATAACATTCTCCGATGTCTCCCTTGAATCCATTCTTAGGACCCCAACTATTCCAATCTTCAAGTTTATACGGAATTCTATATTTCTTTCCAGCACCTGTGAAGAATGAATAAAACATATCTCCATGATTTTTCATATCTTTATCGGTATAATCTGGTACATCATACAAATCATCAAGAGAATATGTCTCTGCTTTAATATCATTTGCCATAGTAGATTTACCGGAACCACCAAGCCCAGTAATAAAACAAAGATTGATTTCTCCCTTATCCCATTTATCTTTATTATAATAAATGTCTTCCTCATCAATCAAATTTCTCTCTGTAAGAACAGTAGATTCATTGATATAGATATGATTGATAGGATCATGATTGATCGTGCCATATCTGATATCAGCAAGAGCAGATAAGAGTTGACCAAAGTTATTATCGGTCAAACGAATGTAGTTATACTGACCATTCTTTTCAATAGCGGCTTCTTTAGCAAGCTGCTTTTCTCTATACTCTAGCATAGGACGATTATTAGGATTTGATCCACCATCCTTGACATCACAGCAGAGCATAGCAGGAATATACATCCAGTCAAGAATCCAAGGATGAGTTTCTCCCTTATATTCATAATAGATAGTAGGACCAGGAGACATAATATCTTTACCCTGAATACCAATACTATCCATGAATTCATAGCATCTCAACTCATAGGTTCCGACATAAGAATGAACAGTACCATCTCTAAACTTATAAGAACCAGAGATCTTTCTAGCAGCAAGCATCTTCTTCTGAACTTCAGGATCATCAAAATGATTTCCCTGAGCTTTCTTCTTAAGAGCTTCCATACATTCAGGTCTATTGCAGATATTCTTATATCTAGCAACGTTATCATCCCATTCATATACAGGCTGCTTACAGATCAAACAAGTTCCATAATTCTTCTTATTGATGTAGTCATAGACTACTCTTGTTCCATTATAACCTTCAGGGATCATATCCTCATGCTCTTTTTCAACATGAGCAGCTAGATCTCCTCTGGTTGCAGTCAACCTACAGAAAGGGCACCTATACTTTCTGGTGCTCTTATATTTTTTGACTTTGTATTTCAAGGAAATAACCTCCTTGTACGATAATTATTGAGATGTTCCGGGTGCTGTATTCTACAGGGGCCTCAACATTTGAGTAATCTTGTAAAGATGAGGTGTTTAATCATGAATAAAGACCAAATCAAAACCGCTAAACTTAAAATCAACGCAGAAGTCAATGAGGCTAGAAAGAAAGCTGGCGTTGATGTTTTATCACATCGTTGTAATGGGGTATATGTATCATTAACTAATCATTTTGGTGCTGATAGGCCAGATATTAGAGCTGTAGAATGCCCTTATAAATATACTTCTGATTTATGTAATAATTGCGATCATCTTGTATCGTTTTCTATAAATAGTAAAAATGCTGGAATAGTGTATTGTCTTCCTGATGAAGACTTAACTCCTAATCCAACTTATTATAAAAGCAAAGGTAAACAAGTTCCTCCTAGTAAAATTACTGATGAACGCAAGAAATTGCTTGAAAAGCAAAAGAAAGAAAGTGAATTACTGGCTAAGCGTGTAAAATCCGCAATGGAAAAAGAAAGATATCATAAATCCAAAGAAGAAAATAAATCATCTGATAAATCCAATATTCCTTTTAATGAACTCAATAAAACCGAACAGGCTAAAGTCATTAAAGAATTTTGGAATATGATTAAAGAAGAAAGAAAGCAAGAAGCTATAGCTGCTGGAAAAGAACCTCCTAAACGTTTCGTTAGAAGACGTGAGGATATCATCAGAGCTATTGAGCTTGGTTATATGACTCCTAATGATCTGAAATCTTTTGACGAATCTTATCCTTATAGGAAAGATCGTTATAAACAATAAAAAGAAGAGGGTTTCCCTCTTCTTTTTATTTCATATATGAGTTATTTTGTAGATCTTAAACTGTATATTAAGTTATTCTAGTTAAGAGAGGAGGACTTTCTATGGCTGGAATTGCTGAATATTCTTTATCTATCGATGAATTCAATAATCCGAAAGTATACGAGGGTGCAGAAGGTATTATGCTTCTCCTCTCTAGATTGGTATTATTGGAACCTGGCACCTTCCAATCTCATCCAGATATGGGAGTAGGACTTGTTTCAAATTATCGATTTAGAGTAGATGATGGTGGATTATCTTCTGAATTAGCCTCTCGTATCAAGACGCAAATTGATAAATATTTACCGTTTCTTACCGGTGTAGATGTGGATGTCTCGATTAAGGACAACTCATACTACATCGCTATTACGATAAATGGTATCATATTTGCGATCTTTTATGACACTCAATCTAATTCTTACAAAACAGATTACAAAGCTATAGCAGATTTGTAATCAAAAAGGAGGTCCAACATGCCTGACTTTGATCCTAAGCAAATCATTCAAATGCAAACCACATCTAGCGAAAAGATTGATGTAACGAAGGGCAAAGTTCAACGTCAAGGTCAGTATGTCAGTCCTGCAGAGGCGAAGCAGGTAAGACAGCAGCAAGCTGAACAGGCGTATGATCCTATCTTCGATACTCCTCCTACCTTTAAACCTCAATATAGTGATAGCAATATCCAATCATTAGATGAGGTTAGATCAACTGCACGTACTCCTATTAATCCTGGTAGACCTGCTCAGGCTACTCCGGTAATTCATGGAGGATACAAACCCAAAGAAGAAGTTCCTGATCCTACTCCTCTGAAGGTTATGAATAATTTCGTACCTTCTGCAGATATGGGTAGTATGGAATCCTTCAATCCTGCATCCCTTCCCAAGAAGGTTGATAAGACTATTAATCTTGATGAGCAAGATGCTCTTAACGATCTTGAACTGGGAGTAGATGCTGAGCTTGAGAGTATTACTGAACGAGTAGATGCTCTTACAGCGAAACAGTATGAAGAGTTCGTTGAAGCAAAGGCTGAAGGTAAGACAGTAGCGCATCCTGAGTCTGATGCAGAACTCGATGCAGAACGCGAAAGACAGATCAATGGTGAGCAGAAAGACGATAATGAAGAGTCTATTAAAAAGACAATCAAGATCGGCGGAAAAGTTGCTTCTGTTGATAAATCTCAGAATGAGCAGCAGTTTGTAAACAGTTGTCTTGAGGCATATAACTATGTCAAGAACAAAGTTACTGCTGCTGACTATTTCGATCGCTGTCTCCATGCTCGTAAATTCTTGGAGCAGCAAAATGTATATGCAGAACTGTGGGCTATTGTAATGCATAATAATGCTACCAATGAAGTCGCAGTTCATCCGTTCTTAGTTGCAAAGAAAAATGGATTTGTTGGTATTCTCGAAGTCAATATCGAGAATATTGCAGGTATCCATGTTCTTGAACCTAATGATACGGTAGAAGGTGTTTATAATAACTTCTTCCATAGAGGTTATCTGTATGAATACCTTGATTTTAACGATGACATTCGTGTGCTGAAGCTTCCTTCTGATATGCCGACTGCACAGAAAGCCATCGAATTAGCAAGCAAGGGGGGAGTTAAGTTGAATACTCCTGAAACCAATACTGAAGCTGTAACTGAACAGCCCGATGAGTTTGATAATGCTGTAAAGAACGATGAAGCTACAGCTTTGAAAGAACTTGCTAACGAAGAGACAGATTCCAAAGAACCTGAAGAAGAGTCAATCAATAAGACTTTTGTAATTCCTAATAAAGCTCATACAGAAGAGCATAAGGTTGAAGTTGAACCTGCTCCTGTTGAAACTCCTAAGAAGAAGCTCGTGATTGAGAGTTCTTATGAGGGAGAAGCTGCTAAGGAAGGTGCTATCAATATCAGCAATATCAAGAATGATCTTGAGCTCGAACTTGGTGAAGATGCACAGGTTCGTACTGATGAAGAGATTCTTGAGGATATGAAGAGTGCAGTTAAGGCAAATATCAAGGTGATGAAGCGTCTTGATCTGTCTAACTTCACAATCGATGATACTCCTATTAGTGCTTCTCAGGTTGCTGGTTTCTCCATCAAAGATGTAAATACTGCAGATCATGTTCTTCCTAATGCAGGTAAGGGTATCTCTGTTCGTGGAGTCAATGGTCCTGAGCTTTTCTCGATGAATCCTCAGAACAGCACCAAGAATCGTATTAATACCTTTAGACAGATCTATGGTATTATTTATCGTCATATTACTTCTCCTAAGCCGAATACCTTTGATGAGTGGCTTAAGGTAACTCGATTCTCTGATATCGATCATATCTATGCTGCTATTCATAAGGCTACATTCGCCGGCTCTAACTATGTCCACTATGAGTGCCCTGAATGCCACCACATCTGGCTCCAGGATTATGACTTCGATACCGACATGGTTAAGTATGCTAGCGAAGAGGCTAAGGCACGTATTCGTAAGATCTTCGAGAGTGGAGACTTCTCCATTGCTGGATATGAAGTTGAACTACATCAGATCTCTGATCAGTATGTGGTTGGACTGAAAGATCCTTCCATCTGGAATATGGTAATGGAAACTGCCTCTCTGTCTGAGGAATTCCTTGAGAAGTATGAAGACCTTCTTGATACGATGTCTTTCATCGATTCTATCTATATGATCGATGAGGAGTCTATGAAGCTTAAGCCGATTGATTTCGGTTATGATAAGTCCAATCCTGCAAAGAGTACTGCGAAGAAGATTACAATTCTTTCGGATATTATTCAGACCCTGCCTTCTGATAACTATTTCGAGCTTAGGACAAGAATTGCTGAACTCTTCCAGACAAGCGAGGATATGACTTATCAGATTCCTGCTACTGAATGTCCCAAGTGTGGTGCTAAGATCGAAGCTGAAGATGTCACAGCTCAGCAGATCCTTTTTCGGCGACACCAAACTGGAGCTATCGCGGCATTATAAACTATATAGATACAATCTGTACAGTTTACCGTCGAATCGATCCTACAAATCTTTACGATATGCCTCTTAACTTACTTCACGAATTATATCGTAATGCTTTTGAGATTTCTCAAGCTCAGAAAGAAGAGCAAGAGAAGAGAGAAGCAGAAGAGAAAGCAAAAGCAGAAGAGGAAGCTAGGATATCGAGAAAAAATGCTGCGGTACAGAGAGGTCGTCCTAAATCCTCTCCCATTCCAATGAAACAGAATCAATCTGAATCCCCTCAAATTTCTGATGCACAAGCCAGAGCAGCTGATTTAAAGATGTCTGGCATGGAAGAAATATTTGATGAATTATCATAAGGAGGGTTTCGGTTTGGTGTTATATTCCGGAGTTCCTGCTTTCATGTGTGGAGTAGACATGGGAGATCCTACAAATGACTATACACACAATTTCGGGAAACTGATGGTGCTGTATAGAATTATTGGTGGGAACCCAAACTACAGTATCTCTACTACACATAATGGATCTACTGGCTTTGAAGTGAAAGCAAAGAATAAGACTGCTGCAAACAGACTGAATAGTTATATTAATGGCATAACCTATAAGGCATATGGTATGAACTATAATATCACGTCAGTTTGTGATCAGCGTATCGTCTCAGTATCCATTAAGAAGCAATAAGAGAAAAGAGAGCCTCTTCGGAGGCTCTCTTTTGATACCGTCAACATTTCACTAATAAAGGTAGGTGATTTTATGGGTATTTTACCATATAGTATTAGAAATGGTGGATATTTAGGAAATGAAGATCCTGAATTATTTGCCAAGCATGAAAACTATGATGACAGGTATAATACTCCTACTAAAGTAAAAAGTGCAGATAAAGCAGAAGGTTTCATGAGATTCTTGATTGAAAACTTTCTGTATGAAGATGGAAATCAAGTGAGACCTAAGCATCTGAGAGTGAATCTTCTAGATGTAGATAGATTGGTTTCGGTTAATGATTTAAAGCCCATTACCAATCCAATCACTTTCTCTAGAAATAATATTCCTACCTCAGATGGACTATTATCCAATGAGATCTTTGGAATCACTATGTATGATCGTATGAACACTTGTGCTTATATTGATCTTCATGAGTGGTTTATGAGTCCAGAACTCTATAAAGTATGGTCTAAGCTTGATAAGAAGATTCCTGCTTGTGTTAATGAAACGAAATATTTCTCCATTACTGATAATGGAGTATTGGTAGAAGATCCTGAACACGGTAAGACTGGATTGAAGTTCTTAAAGGATAACTTTGAGAAAATCAATGTAGCAAGAACAGCATCAATCCGTAGAGATCAAGACGTTGATTTTATCAATGCTTGTAAACGAGATCCTGGTGCATGGATTAGAAAGATAGTTGTTATTCCTGCTGCATTACGAGATGTGGATACATCTAAGGGTGGCAGAATCTCTATCGGAGAGATTAATCAACTCTATCGTAATCTGATTCTCGCTACTAAAGCTCTTAAAGAATCTACTGACTATGGATTGGATATGGCTGGAGCTACTCGTGGTCGTATTCAAATGTCGATTGTTCAGATCTTTGACTATTTTGGAAATGGTACTACTATTAATGGTACTACTACAGGACCTAATGTTCCTGGTAAGCTTGGTGTTCTTAGACGTTCTGTTATGTCTAAGACCACCGACTATGCTTCTCGTCTTGTTATGTCAGCCCCTGAATTGAAGGTTGAAAAGATCGAAGACATGCAGGCTGACTTGGATTATGCTGCCATTCCTCTTGCATCAGCAGCAGCAAACTTTACTCCTTTTGTCATCTTCCATATGAAGAGGTATTTTGAAAACGCTTTCTCTGGAAATAAAGGAGTTCCTTGTATTGATCCCAAGACAGGAAAAGAAGAGATAGTCTATATTAAAGACTATCAAATGCAATTTTCTGAAGAGAGATTGCGTAAAGAACTTAACCGTTTCTGCAATGGTTATTCGACCAGATTACTTCCTATTGAAGTTGAAACTGTTGATGGTAGAAAGATCTACCTTCATTTTAAAGGATTCAATGTAACTAAAGAAGAATACGAATCTGGTGTAGGCAATATGCCTATTGTTGAACGTTGGTTTACATGGTGTGACCTGATCTATATTGCAACTGTAGAAGCTGCTGAAGGTCGTAAAGCTATTATATGTAGATATCCCATGAATTCGTGGCTTAATAGAGCGATCTATTAAGAAAATTCCGTTAATTGCTGGAAACTCTCAAAATGAGACAATCAGCAACCAAGCCTAGAGTAAAAGGATGTGCTAGGAAGGCTCAACGACTAGTCTTTATGACGTAGGCCCAAGCGGGTCGAAATGCGGAACATCTCTCTGAGATGGTGATATAGTCTGAACTACTATGGTGACATAGTGCAGCTTGAATAAAGCGGGCTAGGATTAGCGACCCTAGTTGAACACAATTGAGATTCTATCTACAATCAATTTCCTATTGGAATCCATGTAAACTCTACCAATAAAACAGAGCCTATGGTAATAGATGGAAAGTTCTATAAGAATTATCCATATATACGCCAGGATGATATTGGAAACAATACATCCAATATGTTTGTAGACTCGGCTAATATCTGTAATTTGTATCTCGATGGCCTTAATGGAGTAGCCTAATGGTAATCTCAGCTTATTCAGTAATGAGTAAGTTTCCAGGGTTAATTGCTGGCAATCCCTAAAGCCTAATTCACCACAACGTAGCTTGAAAAGGCAAGCGTGATGGTTACGAAAGTAGAAAAAAGTAATTAGGATGGGTCATGGTTAAATCCTAAAACTCAGGTATCGCAAATGGGAATTCAGCAGCCACTCGCCTGTAAAATGGTGAAGGTTCAACGATCATCTCCTGACGGGAGAGTAGAACTGCAAGCTTACGGCAGAAGAAAAATCCTGCCCCTAACTCGAAAGAGAAGGGTGAACATATGATCTATACTCATACGAAAGTATGAGAAGCGAAAGCGCTTAAGAATTGCGAACTTAAGTAAAAAAAAATAATATTTATCTTACCGTAAATACTATTTACTAATCTAGATTACGATGGCGATACGATTACCGTGAAACCAATATACACAGATGAGGCTAATGAGGAACTCGAGCATGTTATGAATCAGAACTTTAATCTTATTGGTATGGGAGGAACTCCGATTCGTAACTGTGGTAATGAAGCTTATCAAGCAATCTATAATTTAACACTCAAACTTCCTGATGCTGTTGGTAAGACTTCTGTACCTAAATTCTAAAAAAAGAAAGGGCTTTTACAGCCCTTTCTTTTTCCTCACCACTCGGGAGGGATAGCCTCATCATGCTGACGCTGAAGGGTTTCCTGAGTTTCCTCGTGAAACCCATAGATGTCCATTGAGTCTTCGAGCATTGAGGAGATCTTGTCCTCGATCTCCTCTCTTGTGTAACCAAGGTTGAACATGGCATCCGCCATATCGAGTGGGCTAAAGAACTTTTTCTTCATCGTGGGGTCTCTCCTTTATGTAATATTTGATGGGCCATCACACCCATCTTCTATCTTAATAATATATCTTCATAAATCGAAAGTATTACAGAAAAAAAGAAGAGGGTTTCCCCTCTTCTTTTTTAAGTATTGTTCATTGTAAGCTCATATGAATCAATAGCATGTCTACAGAGCAATGCCGACATTATCAACCCGATACCATTTTTTGCAGGAGTGATGATCGTAAACATATAAACTCATACGAATCAATAGCATGCTTACAGAGCAATGCCGACGTTATCAATCCGATGCCATTCTTAGCAGGACTGATTGTAAGCATGGATGAATCCTTATACTTTTCGAATACCTCTTTAGGAACGTCTGTAAGACCTACATTCACAATAGCAATAGTACGATCTCCAATCCATTCATCAAGATGATAAAGAGGATGACCAGTACAAGCAACAATGATATTGGAATTCCTACAGATTTCTTTGATATGATCTTCACTTGTTTTAGAATGGCAGATAGTAACCATTGCATTCTTTTGAGTGCAAAGAGTAGCAACAGATCTACCAACCGTTCCACGACCAATTACTGCAATTTTAGAGTTATCTAAATCGAATCCTCTGAATTCTAATAACTCTATAACAGCTTCTGCTGTAGCTGGAATATAAGTAGGGTACAGATAAGGATTTTTTCTATTTCCATAAAACATCCCAAGATTGATAGAATTACAACAGTCGATATCTTTATTGAAAACAATTCTATCATAAATATTATAATCTAACCCATTCTCTACAATAATACCGCTTGTACGAGTATCATCATTGGCTCTTTTGATTAGGTATTTAACTCCATCATCAGTATCATCAAATGAGGAACAAAGTTCTATGCCAGATGCATTTGCAGCATCACACATACTGAGCATGAAGTAATTGAAATCTTTACTTGCTCTTTTAGTACCACTGACATACTTGCCGATCATTTCGATCTTAGGAATGCCAATTAAATTCCCAACTCTTTCCTTATTCTCCTGAATGATTTTCTCTGCAACCATTCTGCATGGAAATTCCATTGATAAATCCTCCTTCAAATTTCTTCAAGATTTTTATAAAGATCTGCTTTACGATCTTTGATATACCTTTCGAGCAATTGCTTTACATCGGGAATCATTATCTGTCTTTCAATTCTATTCCCTTTATTACTATTGTATTCGCTAGATACTGCAACTTTGACAGTAGCATCATAATTTTTGAGAATTTCTTCAATCTTATCGAGTTCATCGATTTGATTAAGAATACCTCTTACATGTTTCGCTTTAGCAATTGTCATATTTATCATCCTCCTTACTATTATAATATCTAAGTGAGTAACAGATTAACTTTTTAGTAAATAATGCATTAAGAGGAGGGTTAATATGCCTGCCGCTATTAATATTGGACATATCATTCTTGAGGATGCTTACACTGCTAGTGATGCTCATATTGTTGGCACCTCAAATAATAAGCCTATCGGCGAAGCTTGCCTTCAAGAAGGCGAGGAAGAGAACCGCAATGGTCGTTGCTATCTGACTGCTGATCTTACCAGAGAGCAGAATTGTGCTCGTACAAAAGAACTGCTTGCCGCTGGTTATATGCTCGGTGAGGCTGGTCACCCGATGGATTCTTCTATTATTCGCCAGCAAACGATCGATCCTAAAGAGACTGCTGTCCGTTATCTAAAGTTCTGGATGGATGGTCCGAAGTGGATGGCTCACTATACTGGAACAAATAATGATTATGGTGAAGCTGTTAATAAGGATCTTCTTGAGGGTTGCAAGCCTGCATTTTCTATGCGTTCGCTTGGTACCCTTCAGCAGATTGGTGGAAGAAATCTCGTTAGAGATCTGAAGTACATTACACATGACTTCGTTATCTTCCCCTCTCATCCTGGAGCATATACACATAAACTCGTTACAGAGTCTGCTGGTGTTCAGAAGTCTTTCAATTCTTACTTTGAAGCTGCTATGGCTAAGAAGGATAAGAAGATTGTCACTGAGAGCTCTATTATCCCCATTATGAATGAGGAAGTTATGAGCTATATCAAGCAGGAGTCTGCTAACGTCCGTTCTATCATCGAACAGTTTGAGGTATTCTATGAATCCATTCAACTTGTTCGTGGTGGTACTGCTGTCATGCTTAGTACCAAGAATGGTGAGAAGTTCTATGTCAATCTTGAGTCTTATATCAAGAATGATATTGAGGACTATTGCTCTAAATTCTAAGCAAATAATAATGATCCCTGAGGTTTTCCTCAGGGATCTGTAATTTCGTAATTAAATCAAGTTTTGATTATATATTATTATCGTGATGAAGAAGTAAATAAGTCTCGAGAGTACAATAGGTGCTTGTATTCATAGTCAAATCGTCGAAAAACTGCTGACGGTGTAGTTTATATTTGACATGATTTTGCATCTTCCCCATCCAGGGTTTCTCCTTCTCTCGAGATGGCCATCACCTTCTTTGTCACCTCATCTGGGAGGGTTGTACAGAAATGTACAACCCTCCCCACCACCCCTATAAAATAACTTTATTTTTTTTCTCATATGTGACAAGTTTGTGCATAACACTTAAGTAAAGGCCAATGGAATTTCGCCTCATTGGTTAAACTCAAATAAGATATCTGCGGGTGTCGGGCTTTGCAGACATTGTTTTTGGGGACCTCCTATGATCGAGTCATACTCCCAGGGAATTTCCCTGGGAGTATGCATTTAATAAGACCTTTAACAATTTAATAAACTCATTAAGTTTTGAGGTGAGGGAATATGAAACAGTTGAGTATAGTAGATGTACGCAACAGAATTCGTAATATCCCAGAAGGTAATTTAGATCTGAAGCGGAGAGATACTTTTGATGAACAAGCAGAAGTAGCTATCCAATCAGGCTTTACCTCTAAGATTATCTTTTGTATTGAATGCGCTATTGGCGATAGTAGCCATTCGATGTCAGAATCTTCGATGTATAATCTCTTTGATGCTCTGGCAGAACATGGAACTGTTTCTCAGATCAATAAGTATGGTAATCTGATTCTCAAAGAGTATGTAAATAAAACCAGAGACGCCAAAGAGACTCAAACATATTTAAAGCAGAAGCTCGGTAGAGTTAAAGGAAAGATGAATGCCAAGAATAGCTTGGTTAATAAGAATCTTAATAGTATTACTGATATGATTCAGAAATCTATTGATGATATTAAGTCTAACCTTCAAACCAATCTAGCTCCTGCTAAAAGTTTTGTTCAATCTGTAACTCCTCAGAATCCTGCTCCTGATAGTAGTCCTGCTAAACAGGAAGCTGTAATTACTGCATATGAGCGTATGCTTGAGCAGGCTACCAAGATTGTATCAATCGATAGGATTCTAGAGAACTATAACCGAGTATCCAAGAGATTCAATATTGATAAAATCATTCAAGAGAATACCATCATAAATGGTATCTCTGATACAGCGATTGAAGTTGCTAAGTTAATTGAGACATATGATATGCCTCTTAAAGCTCGCTTCAATACCTGTTTAGAGACTATGTGGTATGGGCTTCATAGAAATGCTTATACTTTTGATGAATCTGAATTGGTTACTACACTTACCGATTATTACATGGCTCTTGGAGAAAATAGTGTTGCTTGTAGAACTATGCTCGAGGGATCTATAGTTTTCGATAAGAATGACTATAATGGAGATCTCGATGTAATTCATGATGACGAGGTTGATGATGATTATCCTCTGGATGAATCCAAACTTACTTCTCGTCAAAGAGCATTTATTTCGGATAAAGACTATGGTCTTCCTTCCAAGAGAAAATATCCAATGCCTGATGAATCACATGTAAGATCTGCAATTCAAATGTTTAATCATTGCGATTCTGCAGATGAAGCTGAACTTGCTCGAAATATCAAAAAGAAGATTAAGCAGTATGGTATGAGTGTCGATGTCGGTCCTGATAATCGATTCAGTAAATACTATTCTGCTAAGAATGAATCTTTCTTAACTGATACTACCTTTAGTGCTATTATGGATAGCACTCCTGGAGGAGCTGTCAGCATTCAAGAGAAGGTTGATTATCAGGAGATTATGAATAAATTCAAAACTTCTGATGATGCAGATAAACCAAATAAATTAAAAGCTTTGATTCACAGGCTTTATGCTGGTAGCATTGAAAACTCCGTTGAAGAACTTCCTGATCTGTTAAAGTATATTCGTGGAGTTTTTGTTATTGGAGGAATTGCTATTCATCCAGTAGTAGGTGCTATCGTATTCTTAGGAGATAAACTTCTTGCAATGCATATGTCTAGAGAAGAAGCTATTAAAGCACGTAATGCATTTAAAGCTGAAATCAAGGCAGTTGACAAGAAGATTGAATCCTGTAAGAATGATGAAGAGAAAAAGAATCTTCAAGAGTATAGAAAAGAGGTTTATAATACCTATCAAAAGCTTGATCAGTATTATGAAACTCTGTTGAATGATGAAGAACTCGATAAGAAGTATGATGAAGATGAGCCCATCGATGATACTTCTATTGGGAGCATTGACATTGATGATGATGACTTCAAAGATTTTGATTTAGGAGACTTCGATTTCAATGATGATGATTTTGGAGATCTTGAAGACTTTGGAGAATCAGCTAAATATGTAGCTCTCATGTCTGCATTGAGTGAAGCTTATGATAATATGGATATTAAATCCTTTGATCAGGCTAAACTCCATACAATCATTGAGGCTAATCCTTCCATTGCAACAGATCTATACGATGTCTGTCGTATTAGTCCTGAAATCATTTCTAAAGATGCACTGTCTTTTGCTATCAGTGATGTGAAATCTGATGCTAAGATTGGTGTTACTAAACTTGATTATTCAGACAAATATGACATAGATAATGTATATAGAAAGCTAGGCATTATGTTCCCGCAGAGCCATAATACTGAAGATATTATGAGTGAGGCTATGCGTCTTACTGGTAGACTTCAGATTATTATGGGATTGACTGAGATGTATAATGCAGCAATCTATAAAACTCCTCTTACTGAAGCGTCTGTTTTGAATTCTTTGAAGCTTGCTTCTGAGAAAGTCAAGAAAGGCTTACAGAAGCTTTCTGATAAAGACAAGACTATCAGTAAGAATATTGATGTTGCGGCAAATAATTTTAGAAAGTCTGCTGAGAGAGCTCTTACGTCAAATAATCGTGAGGCTGTTATCAAAGGATCTCTGATTCCTAGTGCTTCTAAAACTATTAAGCTAGCTATTCTGGCTGGTGGCGCTGCTCTGATTGACCCTGCAATTGCTGTTATTGGAGTTTTGGGTTATATTGGAGGAACTAAAGCACTTCAGTCGAAACAACGTCAACAGATTCTTGATGAGCTCGATGTCGAGCTGAAGATGTGTCAGAAATATATTGACACAGCAGAATCTAAGAATGACTTGAAAGCTCTTAGAAAGTTGTATGAGATTCAAAGAAATCTCGAAAGACAACGTTCTAAAGTAAAGTATCATATGAACCTCAAAGGAGAGAAATACTATCGTAAAGATAAAATCTCCAATGATGGTATCATGAGTGAAGAATAACAAAATAGAGTAGGCATTAAGCCTACTCTATTTTATGCCCTCAACATTCGATTAATTAAGGAAAGGAGAGTTGTATAAATGATCCTTTATACTCCAAATGGAGAAAAGAAACGCTTATTTCAAGAACTTCAAGTCAATGGACAGGAAGTGAATAATGACAATGACAATGAAGCTCCTACTGATTATACTGCTGATGGGGATGATAGTGGGGGTGTCGACTCTGGTCCTTCTGGTAATCAAGATGGAGAAGGAGCTGGAGGAGAAGGAACCGACGATCCCAACGCAGCCCCTGAGGACTATACTGTTCCCGACGACGGAGGAGACAATGCTCCGGAAGGAGAAACAGGAGAAGAAGGAAATCAACAGCCTCCCGATAATGGAGGAGAAGGAGAACAAGAACCCCAGCAACAGGGAGGAGACAATGGAGGAGGAGCAGAAGTAGCTGAAGGAGAAGGAGCTCCTGAAGACTATACTGATGACTCCAATTCTGATGCTCAAGATATTGGCCCTGATAATGGGGAGTCTGATGATGGAACTGAAGGATCTGGTATGGAAGGAGATTCTATGGATCAGGAATCTGTTTGGGATAGACAGATTCAGGATCTCGAGAATCAAATCAATCAGGATCTTTCTGCAGATCAGCTTGCTATTAGAAATCAGGAGCTTAAGAAGAATTACAATAAGCTCTACGATGCGATTAATAGTGTAATTGATCGTATTAATAATATCCCTAAAGATATTAATATGATTAAGCCTATTGAATTCGCTTCTGATAAATTAGCAGAATTATCAGATCTGGTATCCGATTATCTGATCTACACATTTAGTACTAAAACCGCTACTGAGAATGAAGTTAATTATCAGCTATTCTTTAATGCACTTAGTGATATTAATTCCATTCTTACAAAACTTGCTGAAGATAAAAGAAAGCAGCAGATTTCTAATGGCGGATATGATGAAGATTTAGACTTCGTATAACCCGTCAAATATAACTGTTTTGTGGTAACAATTTAATAAAATATCTATCTATCCAGATAGGTTGAAATAATAAGGAGGACATTTAAATGCCTAGTGTTGTTGGTAATCGCCGCTCTACGGCGACCATGGGCCGTGGCTATCAGAATGACCCCATCTTCGAGTTTGCTAAGAGCTTTGCCGAGTGCGCTCGTGACATTATGACCGAGTCCGGTGTGGATCTGTATTCCGAGCCGGCAAAGGCCATGATGTATGAGTCCAGCATCAATGCTCTTAAGAACTTCTTCGTTGAGGGGGCTCTTGATGAGGACGCCATTGCGGCTCTTGATCCTAAAAACGCTGCTGAACTGATCCAGGAGCAGAAGGAAGCCCTTGATGAGCAGTTCCTGAATGACCGTGAGGCTGTTTTGGAATATGCGAACATCGGCACTATGAATCCTGTGATCGGTATGACTTTCCCGCTTCACAAGAACATCCTGATGAACTGCATCTTCGATAAGGGTGCTATTCCTAAGGTTGTTGCTCGTGAGCCGAAGTTCACCATTACCATGGAGACGCGTTATCTCGTGACGCCGGATGGACAGGAGATCGATATGTTCAAGGAGCAGTACAAGCTCTACGATGCTATCGAGGCTACCTCCCCGTTCGTCGAGGTCGAGATCACCCTCCCCGAGAATGAGTCCACTGATATTCTGGCTCTCATGGGTGCTAACTCTCGTGACAACCTCGATATCGATACTCATATCTCTGCTGTCAAGACCAAGGTCTATCTGAAGACTGGCGATGTCAACCCTGAGACGGGTGAGGAAGCCACTAAGGATGGCGAAGTTGAGGTCTGGCTGCCCACTCATAAGGACTTTGTTCCTGCTTACGGTGAGTATGACCGTACGATGACTGCTGGTATCGAGATCCAGTCCCGCGATCCTTCGAATCCGGATAAGATGATCACGAAGACCGCTGTCCTTGGTGGTTACACTAAGAAGAACAAGTTCTGCATTGTCGACTATAAGAAAGTTGTCACTGCTGTTAAGATTGCTGCCCGTGTCGACACTTCCACCGCGATGGTTCGCACTCCCTCTGTCAAGTGGGATACTCGTACCACCGTCGTTGAGATTCCGTCTGCGAATCCCATCAATACGCCTGTCTCCCCCGATGAGGTTAAGGATATTGCTGCCCTGTATAACACCAACCAGCTCGCCAAGATCATGTCCATGATCAAGACCGTTCTGGGTAACTACAAGGATGACAAGATCCATCATCACCTCGACGACAGCTTTGTTCGTATGCCGGCTTCCCAGAAGGTTCAGACCGCTTTTGACTTTGCTCCTGAGCGCGTCGGTTATGCCTTCAGCCCGGTTCAGTACCGCAAGGAAATGTTCATGGATTATCTGGATCATGTCGTTACGATTATGCTCCAGGTCCTGAATGATCCGAATATGACGGTTTCCGTCTTCGGTTCTCCTGAGCTAGTTCGTATGGTCACCCCGACCGAGTATACGTATCAGACTCCGAACAGCATCGGCCCCGTCGAGCTCGACTACACCCGCACGATCGTCACGAGCGACAAGCGCGTGTATCAGTTCATCGGTTCTGATAAGCTTCGTGGTACCACGAACTTCATCCTGGTTCTGTGCCCGCGGAACAGCGAGCGTATCATCTATCGTATTTACGATTATCAGATGTACGTCAGCAATGAGATCCGCAATGTCGACAACTATGCTCTGCCTGCTGTCCACGCTTTCGAGCGCTGGAAGTTCGTTGAGTATCAGCCTGTCCAGGGCCGTGTCAAGATTCTGCACCCGACTGGTCTGACCAACATTCCTGCGAATGATGATCCGATCCAGGTTGGTCAGATGAATGACTTTAACCTGCTCGAGAACTAATAATTCTCGTTGAATAATAGGTAGCCTTCGGGCTACCTATTATTTTTTATTATGTAATCGACATTTTAATAATTATATACTAGGAGGTTTTATTATTCATGATAAAAACTAAAATGAATTTTGGAGATATTTTGGATCTTAAAACAGTTGTAGGATACGATGAGTTAAAACAATATAGAATTTCAGTAAAATATACAAACACAACTTTGACTAATGATGGAAATAACCGCACTAATGTCATTGAAAAAGTAATAGATACAAAAGATAAACAGATAGAATTTTGGAGATCTTTATATAATAAAGATAATATTTCCAAAGAAGTATATTGTTGTTTTGGTATCGATAAGTCAAAACTTTTTCTTATGTGTACTGATATAGAGTATATTACATATTCTGTATCGATTATAATTATGGAGATGTAATAGAAATGGCTAGATATATAAAGAAACCTGTTACTATTGAAGCATTTCAGTTTATCTATGCTCATTTAGATAAATGTATTGAAAATGCACCTCAATGGTTTAAAGACGCCATTGATAATGGAACAGTCTATAAATCTAATGATGGTCATTATACCATTAAAACTCTTGAGGGAGATCACTATATCTCGAATGAAGATTATGTGATTCAGGGAGTGAATGGAGAACTCTATCCATGCAAACCCGATATCTTCTATAAGACATATGATAAGATTAGTGATTAATTTTACATCTCATTAATACTGTGCTCTAAAGGAGGATAAATATATGGAGCTTAGTATGTATGCTAAAATTAATCTAATCAATCAATATAAAAATCGAATAGATGTGCTTGAAAAGAGACTAAGAGATCCATCTCTTAGTTATGCTGAAATACAAGCAATTCAAGATGAGATGGATGATATTCGTCCTAGATTGAATGAGCTTACAAAATAAAGGTAGCATCGCTACCTTTATTTATTTTAAATATATATTATTATTATAGTACTAAATCGAAAGGAGAAACCAATTATGAGCGAAAAAGTTATGACCCCAGAAGAATTTAAGAACCAAATACTTGCACTTCAAGATATGTATGAATCGCCAGGCATTTTTTATGAAGAAGCCGATAACCTTATGTCGACCTTATTGGAATCTTTAGGATATGGAGAAGGCATTAAATTGAAATTTTCGATAATGGAACGAAATGAGATGCGCGATGAAGTATTAAAGTTCATTGGTGACTTTGCTGGATATGATAAACTTCCTGAATATAATTGGGAAGTTATAAGAAAAAAGTTTAGAGCAGGATATTGTTATTATTTCGCCCACATGCTTCGTAATGCATTCGAGAGAGGTGAAGTATGCTGGGCTGCTCCATTCTCTCATGTTGTATGGGTAGATACTGATGGAACCCCATATGATATCGAAGGGGAATATAAAGGAGAAGCATTCTATTTTATTCCAGAGGGTACGATCGAGTTATCTTACGAGCTTGGTCTAACCAAAACCTCTATGGCTGAATTTAAGCATATTGGTCATGACTATCATTCTACAAAAGAAGATTTGATTGACCTCATGAAGAGCTATTGTAAAGGAAATGGGATAGAATATGATAAACGAGTCGAAAAATATTTGAAAGGATAGGTATTAAGAAGGAGAGAAATAAAGAATGTCTACTATAATCGGAACTCTAGTTCAGTTAACACTTATAGCAATCGCTCTCTACATGATCAGAAATAACAATAATCGTCCTAAAGGAGGGTATTAAAATAATGACTGATATTAAATATTTTGATCATATATGCATTCCCGAAAATGCAATATTTAGAATTCCCAATACCCCTGATACTCCTGACATATATACGACAGATATATCTGAGGCTATTGATATATGTAGATCTTATGGAAAAGATTACGATATGACTTTTATACAATTCGATATCATTAGTCTTGATTCGGATGGGATAATAATTGATACTAACGGAAATCTATCAATACCAGCAATAAGAGAAGAACTCGTAAAACACCCAAAAGTTCGTAGAGTCATTTTGTCAAGAACTGGAAAAGAAGTATACCTTGAAACATTTGCGCTTCGTGTTGATTCAAGATATGGCTATGGCGATGGCACTTATCGTGAATATTACTTTGATTATAGCCTATTATATGGTAAATCGCATAAAGCCCTCGATGCGGCCTGGGAAGACGATAAGGCTGTTTATAGCACAATTACTAAAAATGACCATTCACCAAAAGATGGTTCTTCCCTTAAAGGAAGAGAATTAAAAATAACGTTTAACCCTCTTTACAGAGATACAATGATGCGTATTTGTGGTATTACACATCCATATCCATATTTTATTGAACTTCCTGTAGTAATATATATGCTTGAGGCATACGCAGTAGACCATAAAAGATATGGATGGGAAGAAGAAGAAAATACAGATATATGGTTTGTACCAGCTTCAACATTGCGAATTAAGAAAACAAAGAAAGAGGGCTAAGCCCTCTTTCTTTTTCTCTTGAAAGGAGGATATTAAAATAAAAATGGCAGCCTATCAGAAGTATCTTTATCGTTCATATGAGCCAAGTATGATTATTGGGGATCATTCTATTAAATTCGAAAATGGTGAGATTATACCTGTTCCAAATAAGTTCAGTTTGTTAAGTAATGGAATTCCTTGTGATTTTGCATTTACACAGCCAAAAGGAACATCTATATTTAATAGAAATGGAAATGCATCACTCACAATCATTAACCATAATCCTAAACCAATACTTTATACCGATAAATTTTATCAGGCATGGTGCGATCTTAGTATATTCGATATGATTGTAAAAAATTGTAATTCGATGTATATTGTGTTTTCTAAGAAGCAATTGGTTGGATTATCAGTAAATTTTACATTTAAGTATACTAAAAATAGTAAAAAGATATATGCTGAAATTTATGATGTCGTCAATGATTTTCCATTTATTCTGAATCAAATTAACCCCGAAATTATTTAAAGAGAAAGAGGGCTTAGCCCTCTTTCTTTTTTCTTAAAAGTATAAATCTATTATTTGAGATAATAATATATTATACTTGTGAAATCTATATTAAAGGAGAATTCAAATATGTTTACCCTTGATCAAAGAACCATGCTTTACTATGCTGATATTTATAGAGCATGGTATGATGTATATGCAGCAATGTATGATCTTGTAGATGATTTTGCAGATGATGTATACTATTCTGGCTACTTAGAGAATGATAGGGAATTCAAATCCGAATATGAAGCATGGGATAATCGTCTTTATGGGTATTCGAGGCAGGTAGGAACTTATGGTTCTTTAGACATTGATGCTGAAGATCTTAAACTATTTGCTCTTGGAAAAGATTCCGATACTTGTAATGAATTTAATACTGATGACTGGGAAGGTCCAGAAGAAATATTTGAATTGATTCATAATAGAACCATGCCAGATCTATTTGAGTGCTTAGAATTCTGCTCAGATTTTCTTATAGATATGTCTGATAAAACAAGAGAAGTATCTGATAAAATTACTTCATCTAGATATATTTCTTAAGCACCACTAATAAAGAAAGAGGGCTAAGCCCTCTTTCTTTTTTCTCTTGGGCTGAACAATTGAGTAATATGACTCATTAAGAGGAGGTTATTGACTATGAGAAAGATCAATTATGACTTCTCTGGTTTGGAAAATATCTTTGATCGGGCTATTGCTCGTGGATCTTTAAACTCTTCGGATTTGCTTAATATTCGTAGAGAGCTTAATAGATTCTTCAAGGATTCTACCTGCACTCAGGTATTTTATACCAATAATACGGATAAGATGTTTTTCGGTATTATCGTGAATGCAGGTATTGATTCTGATAAGATCTATGACTATCTTATGGGAACTGATGAAATGCGTATCTCTAAGTATTCTCTTGAGTATGATTCTCATCTCTTTAATCCCATTCTTGGTTTAACTTCTCGTGAGCTGGTTGCTATGACTCTTCATGAGGTTGGTCATGTAACGAATGATATTACTCCGATTGCTAATGCTAGGAGATATCTTGATGAGTATATGGCTAAGTCTCATGACTCTATCGCTATGTCTGATTCGATTCATTATAGAGAGATTCTTGCATATGCTTTGAAGGATTTCATCTCAAAGGATCGTTCCATGTTCTATACAAACGATGTGGATGAGATTCTTGCTGATGACTTTGTCAGAATGTATGGATATACTGCTGACCTCGAAAGAGCTATGAACAAGATTATCTCTAAGAATATGAAGCTGTATAGCGGTGGCAATGTAGATAAATTCTCTGCATTTACTTGGACACTTAGTCTTTATCGTCATCTTGGAACTAGACGTATTGGAGCTATTAAAGCTTTGAATAAGGCTAAAGCTCTTACTGGTTCTACTATCGAGAAGATGGAAATGGATGCTATGATCAAGCGTATTTCTCGTATTGACGACTATGCTTTGATGGAGGCTGATATTACAGCATCTGTCAAGTCGAAGATCAATGAGAGAATGCGTAAGATGCGCATCAATAACATGAGATCTCTCGAAGATGACTTCTATGAATTGAATATGAGAGTTCGTAATGTTGAAGATGAAGATGATGCTCTTTATCTGATGCGTCAACTGAATACTCGTATTGCAATCATTGAAGACTTTGTTAATTCTGATGATCTCTCTCAGACTGAGGCTAAGCGCTGGAGAGAATCTCTTGAGAAGTTTAAGAGAGTTAGAGATGAATTGTCTTCTACTCTTGTCTATAAGGGAAAGACTTATGGAGTCTTTGTTCCTTATCCTGACATCCAGCCTGATAGATATTAATTCTGAGAACATTCTATTAGATCTTGGATGCGAACCTGTTCACGCTTTTCAAAAACGAGCCAACACAAGAGAGGCCTTTTGGCCTCTCTTGTAATTTATTCGATTTATAATTACATATTATCTATATGAAAGGAGGAATGAATATGGACTATTCGTTCAACAAAGTGTTTGTAGATTTGTTTAAGCAAACAGAATCTCTCATGGCATCCATATCACCAGCAAAAGATAAAAATGGGGAACTAACTGAAATCAGCATTAAACCTCTTAATCCGATTGATTTTATTATTGATGATATCATGTTCACGATCTGCGGAACAATATATCACAATAATAAAGTCATTGGTATTAATGAATTCCAATGCATGGTGAACCCTCTACGAAAAGAATGCTCCATTGAGCTGATGGCCAAAACTACATATGGTCCATTAGCTATCACTGCATCTCTTGGAGAATACGAGATCACGAGTATTTCCTACGAGGAATGGCTTGAAGACGTTGCTGAAGTGCATGATTTGTATCATTGCACTCTGAAAAGAAAGGGCTAAAAGCCCTTTCTTTTTTTTTTAATCAGGAAGCCTACAGATTACTCTAGGCATACTCATATCTCCTCCGATAAAGGCAATAAGCCACTTACTGCCTTTTGGAATAATATGATATGGAGCAATCATTTTCAATGTAAGTTCTCCATCTACTTTGGCTTTCTGAAAGTCTGTAGTATGTGTTCCACTTACAGTTTCTGATATATTACCAGAAACAGTACCAGAAGCACTAAGAAAATCATAATTGAGCGGAGGACCAACTGTTCCACTACCAGAAAGAGATCCAGATATACTACCAGTTCCATTTAAAGTAGCAGTTTGAACGTGTCCAGATCCTTCTATATTGAGCCATCCTTCAACTGCATATTTTGCATTTGCAAGAGCACATAACTCTCTAGGAATTTCAATCTCAATATAGTTTGAAACTTCTATATCAGATACATCTACAGCTCCTTTATTATCAGTGAGAATATTTGACTTATCTCTCTGAGGAACTTTACTCTTAACTTGTTTAGATGTATCTACATCTGGAGTAAGGATAGGAATAGAAAATGGAATCTTTCCAGGATTGTTTCGATCAATATCTTTTAATGCAATGCCTATTTCGAGATAAGGCATATTCATAGATGAGTTATTATAGAAATCTGTTTTATTAGGCATATGCTCACCTCTTTAATAATAAGTTTCAGTTGCATATTATTATGATGAATTCAAGAAAGGAGAACCCAGCTATGAACTATAACGCAATGATTTATCATCATAATGATCCGGATGGTCATGTATCCGGATACCTGGCAGAGAATTTTCTGCTTGGAAAAGAAGTAAATTTGAAAAAGGAAGGATTTGTATATAAGAATGTCTTTACCGCTGAAAAGGTATATACTTCTTCCTTTGATGATCATCTTAAGATTGAAGGAGATGATCCTATTGAACTCTGGTTTGTTGATCTTTCTTTCACACAGAATACAATTGATATTCTGATAAATGCAATTATCAGTGATCCTAGAGTTAAGAGAGTGGTTTGGATTGACCATCATGCTTCTTCTAAGCCTATTATTGATGGTGTGTTTTCATTCCTTGCTCAGCATAAGAATATCTCGTATGGTGCTATTATTCATAGTAATAATGCATGCGGAGCAGTTCTTACCTATCTTTATACGGATTTGATCTGTTCTTCATCAATCAATATTCACGATAATCATTATCTGCTTGTCAATGATGTTGCATTGAAGAAGAATGAACCCAATCATATAACCAAGATAAGTGCAACTATAGCAGACTATGGAGAATTCACCATTCCTGACTTCTTGTATTATCTTGATCATCATGATCGTTGGACGAGAGAAGAGCCTGAAGCTCCTGATTTCATCACAGGATATATGGCATCTGATTTCTCAATGACGAGAATGGATCAGAATACAAGAGAAACAAAATATTCTGATATGTTTAATCTCTTCGATAGATGTGAAGAGTTTATCAGAGATGGTAAGAAGATCAATGTGTTTGAGAGAAATAGATATTTTACAGAATTTAAATTCTGTACGATCATGAATCTCTTTGGTCATAAGATCATTGTAAAGAATGGTCATGGAAATTCTAAGAACTTCTTAAATTATCTTGATGATAATTTGGTAAGCTTTGCTGTTTTGTATAGATTCGATCCTGAATCTAGACTTTGGATTCATTCGATTTATGCAAATAAAGCAAATTATATTGAAGTCAATAAGATTGCAGAGCAGTTTGGTGGTGGAGGTCATCCTGGTGCTGCTGGTTTCCAGATCGAAGAACCGATATTCACCATGAAACCTAATGAATTAGCAGATTGGATTTTTAATAACAAGCCGGCGATATCATCTTATCTGATGGCCACGCCTGTGTATAAAAATACTGATCTGTAACAAATAAGTACATATATTATTTAAGGAGGAAAATACTCATGCCGTACGGAAACTATTCAAACAATAACAAGAAAGGTGGGCCTATTGATCCCACTATCTACTCACCGTATAGGTTTAACAATGCACAGAGCACTGTTGACCAGACTTCTTTGACTACCCAATTCTGGAATAAGACTTTACGTATTTCTATTAGTCCTAAGAATCCTGAATCGCCTACTGACCAGCCTACGTTCGATATGAAGAATGGTATCAGTGTCTATCTGAATCATTCTAAGGCTCGTATCCTCGCTGAGGTTTTGAAGAGCTTTATCGAAAATCCTGAAGCAAATGATAACTGTGGAGTTACTTCTGGTAGTTCTATCATTTGCTTCTCGACAGGAAAGGACTTCAATTCGAAGTTCCCGCTGGTGATCATTCGCAAAGTCGATGAATCTGGTAACGTTTCTTCGTCTTTTGCATATGAAGTTAAAGGCGATTACTATTTTGCTGTCACTAACTTCTCCGAGAAGTCCAATGGACAGTATGGGACTAGAAAGTTTCCTGATCTTGAGCTCCGTCAGCTTCTGACTGTGCTTGAGGAATACTATAAAGCCGAAACTAGAGCAATCGCTTACACGGTTGTCGATGAGACCCGTTGGAATGACTATCGTACTTCCACGAAGCTCAATCGAATTGGAGAGAAATTGGGTCTGGATATGAGTATAGGAGGCTCTAGACAGAGTAGTTCTACCAGCTACTTCTCTAGCAATGGTCCTTCTTCTCCTGCATCTCAGTCCAACAGCGATGATGGTGGTCTTGATGCATATGTCAATGCCACGATGGATGACCTCTATTAATGAGGTAGTACTATGCCACTTGGATTAAATGCAGTTAGACGACAGTCTATACTGGTTGAATTTGATGGCATAGTTGATCTTCAGTTAGCTGTGGTTAAAGCTCTCCGAGAGGACTATCCTCTCGGAGGCTTTAATCCATCAATCAACTATGCTTTTTTACATAAGCCATTAATGGAACTTGTAAGAGATAGAGTTACTCTATACAATAAGAATATTGTAGAAGAGTGCTTTATGGATTCTGGAAAGCAGTATTGGAAAACTATCTATGATACCTACGTATCTGATGAGTATGATAGAATCGTACAGGGAGCTCCTGTAACTATGATTCATAGACTTATCACTACATATTCTCGAGCTGCTGGAGGAATGATCAAGGTCCATATCCGTTGTGATAATGAGGCTCAAGTAAAAACAATTCAATCACTGTTCAAGTCATCTAATCCCAATATCTTTATTGGGAAAAGAAGTGAACTTGATCTGTCCCAATACAGCCGTTTAATTCTTGCTGATGTAAGATATTTAGATGATATTCCGAATATGCAATCTACAGCTAAATATCTGGCTATTTTAAATTATGGCTGTAACCTAGAAGTAATTGACAATGACGTGGTAATTCTAAAAGACTATATTATCAAATATGGTCAAAAGAGCGAATTCCAAATCATTGATTCTTTCCAACTACAAGAAAAGGAGAGTTCTCATGAGTAATGATTATGGCGAAAAGACTATTGTCGACAATCCCGTTAACGATCCGGTAGCATTCATTGTCGATGATGGTAAAGTAAAGCATATCAATTACATTTCTAATGTAATTGATCAGAAAACACTTCGCAGAATCCAGTCAACGATTCTTGGAGACCTTACTAAGATCCTTATTAACAGCTTTGGTCCTCATGGATCTGTGACTGCTATTAAAAACCTGAATGCCAGTACGATGTACACTAAGGATGGTCATACGATTCTTGGTGCTATTAAGTATAATGGCATTATTGAGCAGTCTATTCGTGATGATATTGAGAATATCACTCTTAATATCGTCAAGACTGTTGGAGATGGTACAACGAGTGCTGTTATCCTCTCCAAGCTTATCTTTGATAGTATTATCAAAGGTATGGAAGCCAATCCCAATCTGTATGCATCCGATGTCACTCGTGCTATGGATAAGATTGGTAAAGAAATCGATGAAGCAATTCGTGAAACCGCTAAGGAATGCAATCTTCAGGATATCTTTGATATTGCATATACTTCTTCTGATGGAGATTACTGGGTTGCTCAGTTTATCCAGAATATCTATAAAGAAAGTGGTATGGGAGTTTTCATCGATGTCGCTCCTACAACTGCTCCTGAAGAGATTACCGTCAAGACATTTGATGGTATGACAATCGATAGCGGATTTATGGATAGTTCATTTGTCACAAATCCGTCTGATAACTCTGCTGTCGTTGATAATCCTGAGATCTATTTCTTTGATGATCCTATTGATACTAAGGAGCTTGGTGTCATTCTCGATGCCATTCTTAGCAATAATATCATCAATCCCTTTGATAGGGGTGTTAGAACAGGAGTGTTTAATCTGACTCCGACTGTTATCGTTTGTCCGAAGATCTCTAGAGATATGTCCTCTTTGATCGATCGACTGGTTGATATTCAGTCTAAGCAGCCTGCTGGTAACAAACTTCCTGTGAACTTTGTTATCAACCGTACTCAGCCTGATCAGATTAGAGATATCTATCAGCTCTGTGGTGCTAAGCCCATTATGAAATATATGGATGCAGAAGTCTATAAGGCTGATGTGGAAGCTGGACGTGCTTGCACTCCTGATAACTTCTTTGACTTCGCTGGTAAGGCAGAGTCTGTTGTTTCTTATAGTGAAGATACTAAGTTCATTAATCCTCTGGAAATGAAGAATGAGGATGGTGAATTTAGTGAGATCTATAAGAATCTTCTTGCTTTCGTTGAAGCAGAGATCAAGAAGAATGAAGCTGATGGTGGAGATGTGAGAGAGCTTGGTACTCTTAAGCGTCGTCTCCATGCTCTGAAGTCCAACTTGGTTGAGATCCGTGTTGGTGGTATGTCTCCTTCTGACAGAGATGCTCTTCTTCATAGAGTTGAGGATGCTGTTAAGAACTGCAGATCTGCTGCCAAGTATGGCGTAGGTTGGGGTGCTAATGTATCTGGCTTGAATGCTATCATTGATCTTAATGATGAGATTGGTAGTGCTGGAGCCACTGATGCTGAGTATCTTGTGGTAAATGGTATCTTTGATGCATATATTGAGCTGGTTAATATGCTCTATGCTACAAAGTATCCTAATTCCAGAGAGCTTGTTGATCAGACAATCAGAGGAGGTGGTCCTTACAATATGAGAACCAATGAGTTTGATGGTAAGGTCAAATCTTCTATTGAATCTGATACCATTATTCTGAACTCTGTCATGAAGATCGTTGGACTGATGGTTAGTTGTAATCAGTTTATGGTTCCGACTGCTCAGCATAACGTCTATACTGATACGAAGGAGATCAAGTAATGGACAAGGTATACGAAGTACTGAACAATAGTAATGCAAGAACGTTTGTTGAATATGCTCTTGTACGTTCAGCACAACTTGCAGAACTTGAATCAAAAGATCCCATTACTATGACTATGGCTGAAGTCATGAATGGTAAAGAAATCTATTCTTCTTATCCTGATTTCTTTGGATACAATGTAGATAGAACAGGCTTAACTATTATCATGTGTGAAAACTATAAAACTCTTTCATACTTTGATACTCGTAAGACTACTGCTTGTATTCGAGGAATCTGGGAATATCATAGTGATGATATTCGTACCAAGAAGATGACTATCAATGAAGCTATCGATGCTTGGATTGCATTCAAGAAAAGTATCGATGACGTCGATGAAGAAACAAAAGCAGAGGTTGATGCTATGGTTAAAGAAGCTGAAGCCGAAGCTGAAGAAGAAGAGGGTTAACCCCCTCTTCTTTTTTTTGTATATTTATATGATCCATAAAAATGAATAAGAGGAAGCCAAGCCTTCCTCTTATTCATCGTTCGCCACCGGAAAGGAGGCACAACTATGGTTATATATAAATGTTATAGGCAGACAAAAAATAAAGGGGATTTCTCCCCTTTATTTTTTATAACTTAGCGATCATTCCAGTGAAGTTATCAAAGACTGCTTGCTTGATAATGGTAGCTCTGTTGCCATCAGTATACATAAGAAAATCAATAGAATCACTTTCATAAAGCTTTCTAAGATCTTCAAATGTCACATGACAAGTATCAACAAAGAATCCACATGCCTTGTTGCCAAGGATAGCACAAGGAATACCAAGGAACGCATACTGATTCAGTACAGTAATAGCAGACTGATAGTTCATAATCCCTGTATTGATATCAGTACCATGAATAGCAGTAGTGGGCTCGTCAGGAACCATGAGTTCATCATCCTCAATAACCTCATCGCCCCTGACTGCACGAATGGTGGTATCTTTGATATCAGTATCATCATCTTCACTAGAATAATCATCAGAGAGAATATTACTAGCAGACGTATACTGATCTCTCATATCATTGTTGATCTGAGGGAATACAGCATCGGGGTTTGCGCCACTTGCTTCACAGAGAGATCTAGCGGCCAGAAGCTTGTGATAATCATCGAGAGGTTCATCGGTAAGAATCATCTCTGCCGCATTGATAAAATCATCCTCTGTAAGTGTAGTGTTGTTTGCGGTAGTCGGAAGAGTGTTCTTCGTGTTCTTGTTCTTAGTCATTTTCGTTTCTCCTTAAAATAATTTTATTCTTAAGAAAAGAGGGGAAATACCCCTCTTAATCTTACTTAGATTGTACCCAAGACGGGCAAGGAGCCTTGACCTTGATTGTATCATGAGCTCCAATAATCTTAGTACCTTTCATGAAATTACCTTTCTCATCCTTGGAGGGGTAACTTTTTTCAGCAGCCGGTGCATGGCGAAGCTGAAGAGAGATGTCAGATTTCTCACGTCCGCCAAGCGGCAACTTACGATCTGTCTGAAGATACGTATTAACGTACTCCTTAGAAATATTAACCATACTCTCAGCCTCTCTACGAGACGGAACATAGTTCTCCATAAGAGCATTTGCTTCGTGCTGGGTAATCTTAGTGGTATTGACAAGCATGCTAGCTCCCATAGAACGGAAGTCTTTGCACGGATTGTACATACCCTTGATACCATTCTTTCCCCACATGGCAACTTCATAATCAGGATCAGATAACATGGATTGCATAACAGAAATCTCATCCTGTCTTGAAGCACCTTTCTGGGAAAGATTCTCCTTAATATCCGTGATTAATTCCTTAACGGGTTTCGGTTCCATAGGTGTTTGGTCTTTCATCTTGCGATTCCTCCTTAGCTCTAAATTCATAAAATGGATAATAAGGCTTACGTGGTTTACCTTTCTTATCAATTAACTCATTCATCTCTTCTGGAGTTGCATGAGTTAAAAACTGAATAAAATTATCCTTATCCACCTTTCCAGGTTCTATCTTATCCATTGATTATAGCTCCTTTCAATTATATAGATGTAGAGCTATTTATCAAAAAATACTCTCGTGAGAGGCCCATTTAGGCACTCTCACGAGAATGTAAGCTCGTAAAATCGTTTCAAAAGCAGTTTATGTCTAAGTAGACTGCTTACTCGACTTTAGAGGTATTTTCTTCTTCTTTTGAAGATTCGGGGAGATAAGAGGCAATCTCAGGAATAGCTTCGATGATATCCTCATCAGTAAGACTAAATCCTTCAGCCTCTTTAAGCTGATCGATGATATCGCGAACTGTAGTCAGCTCATCAAAGACAACAGCATTGCGATATTTATCGAAGGCACTCATATATTCAGTAATGGGTGCACCGGAACCAGCATTACGCAGAAGCTGTACTGCAATGATCTTGTCAAGGATAATACCTTGACGAACACCTTGATTGTACGCTTCCTTCAGTTGCTTCTCAATCCTCTTCTGCTGCTGCATCTGAGCCATAACAGGATTGGGACGATGTGCTCTCTGATAACCATGTCTACTTTTTGCCATTTTCTAAAATCCTCCTTATTGTATTTTCATGGGTTTCGTTTCTGGGTTCATCATCATAGAAGAATGGGACTACCCCATTTGGAAACCTTGAATCACTAATAACTGGAGCCCAAGTACTAGTGATACTTACTTTCTTGTCCTCGCCGAAATACTTTACAAATGCATCGACGCGGTCTTTAAACTCTTTCAGAGTTACTTCCATATTACCCTCCTTATAATATTCTGGAGTGAGGCAAATACCCATTGTAGTGGTATTTCCTCTCTGGTTATAGATTACCATATATTTCTCCTTTACAGTTTATTGTTCGCTTCTAGGTTCAAAATAATAATATGTCTTTAAATAAATCATTGAAGATAGCATAAATTGTGCTACCTTCAACATCATAGTAACTAGATTAAGAAGGAGGATAAAATCCATGATTTTAATGGATGAAATGATCCCTCTTCGCTTGTATTCAACAAGGCAAAGAGCTTACCTTCCATTTAATCCTACAAATAAAAAGAAGGGTGCTATGATCACCCTTTTGACTCAGTCTATGGAGGACTCCATCACTCTAATTAATACTCCATGGTTTCAAAATCCGTCTTATTTCGTATCCTATTGGATGGATAGAAATGTCAAACACTATTTGACAAACGATGGTAGTATTAAGCTTGATGTAGAGGATGAAGATCCTGATGTCTATGAAGAGATGGCATTTACTGAAGAAGTAAATGTAAATCACACTAAACCGGTTGTTAAGGCTTATGGAACAACCAATGATCAAAGATTGCTTGAGACTGAATTTGCAAAGAAGAATTTCGATAAATGGTATGATTTCTTTCAGGTTAGGAAGATGAATCGTATTTATCCGAATATCTATGCATTCACTTCTCTCTCTGATATGAATAAAGCAGTTGGTGCTGATTTGATTGAAAAAGAATCTAAAATCACTCCCAATAGCTTTAATACATCTACAGAAATCTTTGTTCTTTGTGGATCTGAATATAATTTGGTTCTTGCTGAAGGACCTTATTCTATGTATTGTGAGACTGCTATCATTACTTATGTAGCTAATAATAGCTTTCGTAAATGTAATTGGCTTCTTGCAAATAGAGTAGGTATGGTTCTGTCTGGTGCCTGCGATTATATCTACGAGCACAATGATCACAAGGTTGACGATAGAATCTCTATGGCAAGATTCATTCAGAAGTACTATAAGTCTGAAGGAAGAATGGCACTTATAAAAGCTCTAAAAGAAGGAGATTATGTCCGTATATTTAGATATGGTGCCAAGGACTTCTATAATCGCATTAAAATTCAGCTTGAAGCTGCTAAAGTATACGTTATTGAAGATGAAGATAATACTGAGTTCATTAGAGATGGTGATCATCAGGATGCTGTCAATATCTTCAATAATATGAGTGATAAAGAAAAGAACTTCTTAGATCGTACGGGTACATTCATTAAGATGGATAAGACTCGTAAGTGTCTTTATAGAGAAGTAGAGAAGACTGGCACTTATGATCTGAGAGGATTCTTAGAGATCTATGATGGACCTCAGAATTCTGGAATCGTTGTTATTGGAGTTGATCCTCGTCATCGTCATGAAGGAGTTGCATCTACTCTTTTAACTAGATTCCTTGAAGCAAGAGAATTCTTTGTTGATAATCCTTATACTACCAATCTGATTTGGTACGTGGATAATAAGAATCAAGCCTCTATCAGACTTGCTAAGAAGTATGGATTTAAGCTTGTTAGAAAGTCTGCTACTCAAAGTGTTTATAGGCTTTGGTTGTATCCGTGTAGCGATAGTGGGTACAGTACGGTTAATACAGTTTCTGGCCCTAGAAATATCGTCAACTATCATGAATATGATGACATTCCTTCTAATATTCTTGATGAGCTTAGTCTCATGAAATATTGTAGGACTCATTTTAAGAAGCCTGATACTCTTAGTGGTGCAAGCAAAGAGCATTCTGATGGTATGTGGTTTAATCCTCATACTGTAAAAGACATCATTAAGATGAAAGAAGTTTCTTACTTCCATTGTGCTATATTCTGTTATAGAGCACTTTGTAAGATGGGATTCAACGTCAATCTTATTCTGTTTCGTGAGCATGATGCATATGCTGATAAGTGCGGAGATATAATTGCTGCAAATGTTATTAGCTATGCTGATGGATCTACTGTAATCTTCGATCCCTATAACCCTAGATTTACTTCTGGTATGGGAAGTGTAAAGAATGTCAAAGATATTCTTACACATTATGAAGATATTCACTATCGTAAGTTATGGGGAGATATCGATAAATATCGGTATATGACTGCTTATATCCCTAGAGAGGATGAGATTCTTCCTGGCTCTGATATAGTAGATACTTTCATAAAGGCTACAGAAGATCAAAGAAAAACTGCTACTTTTGGAGAAGCTACTGTTATTGAAACTGACAGCGGTAAGACTTATCTTCCAATCAGCAGACTCACAAAACTTCAGATCAATGATGAAGTCATTGAGAAGTATAAAAACCATATTGAAGGTCTTACTGAAGTAAAAACAAAGAAAGGCTGCCATGGATATCTTTGGATTGATGAGAAAAAAGGCAATATCCCAGTTTGCTATTATAATTCTCAGAAAAAAGAAGATGAAAATTCTCCTGGTAGCAGCGTAGTCTGGCTGCAAGCTATTAAAGTTGCTGACGACTACCAAGGACGTGGTTTAGCATCTCAAATGATTGAGATTGCTATTGATGAGGATAATATCACAAATATTGCTGTTGATAAGAATAATGCTGTTGCTCAAAAGTTCTATGAAAAGAAGGGCTTTAAGCAATATGTAATCAATGGCGATATGGTTTACATGCAGCTTGATATTTATACGTCTGCTACTCAACATCAAGAATCTTTCTCTGTAGTAGAAGATAAGTTTACTACATTGATGGAAGGACAGGTGTTTGTATTTACAGAAGCTCCTGGAGAATTATCCCAGAATTCTTACAATACCAAGCTTCGTAAATATCTGTGGTCTCAGAGAATCAGAATTACTTCTGATCATGTGGCTATCAATAATCGAGTGAGACAATCTTGTCCTAAGATTAAGAAGGCTTATGTAAAGCCTAGGATGTATAATTCTCTGAATGTATTCTATGATCTGTCTTACTATAATGGCCTCTTCTTATCGAATAATAAAACGATAAGAGATGTGGCTATTAGATTCTATTTAGAGTATCTCGGTCGTATGCTTAATAACTTCGATCCATACTTTAAACAGAATTATGTAAAGAACACTATCTTTATCCCAGTTTGGAAAGGTGCTTGGAATACTCTTCCTAATACTGATGTCTATGACTGGGCTTCCAATTTGAATCCTATTTCTATGATTTTCCGTCTTATTAGAAGAGATCCTAATAAGGTAAGAGAATTGTTTGGAGGAAAATTGGTAATATTCGTTGGTAAGACTGGTTACTTCAGAGTGGATTTCAATAACTTTGAATTTAAGAATATTCCTAGATTCAAAAAGCAACTTGGAAAGCTCTGGAGGCTGGAAACCATCAAAGATGATGAAGAAGAGAATGGATATGGTCCTGCTGTTCCTGAAGAGAATTCGAGTGCTGCTATTGCAGTAGAAGTTATCGATAAAATCGAGCAATCGACAAAAATTAAATTCGATGATGTTTCTGCAGCAATTAGCCCGAATGATCCGAATGAACAGACTAATCCTACTTCTATAATTCTCGATGTTCCTCAACTTCGCATTAGATCTACCGAGATTCCTGCTATTAAAAATAGCGTTGCTATTGCTGTGGTTTCTCCAACTCAAGATGATGTCATTAATATCATCAAGGACAGTAACTTTAAGCATAGCTTTGGCAAGTCTATGCTAATACCTCAGTTCTATACTCACAAATAAAAAATAAACCCAGGGAAATCCCTGGGTTTATTTCTTTAGTGGAATGAATCAAAATTCAAAGGAGTGGCACGAAGCATAAGATCTTCGTCTGACATGTTCCTAAATCCATTTGAATTTAATGCATACTTAAGAGTTTCTTTACAGTCTTCTTCTGAGTCAATAGATATCTTTGATAACTTTGACAGATTTACTGATACGGTCCAATCACTCATATCAGCAGTTAGCTCTCTAACCATTTCTCTTAAGAGTTCTGCGGGATCTTCACCCATGCTCTTTATAGCATAGGCGTCATAGAGCATATATTTGATTCTATATTTATTGGGGTATGTCTTTATTGTTTCTCCTTCTACCTCGGAAGGATACTCAAAGACAATACGCTCTGCTGCAACGATAGCAATGATATTTCCTAATCTGTCTTCACAATAATAGCACCTATCTACATAATGTTTTACCTCTTCTGTAGTGATGCTCTCAGATGTGGTCTTTAAACACATAATAGCATAAGCAATCTTATAAAGATCCTTAGTAGATGCTCGTTTTACAAAGCTATTCAATGTTTATCAACCTCCTTTCGATATTGTTGACATGTCATTACTACCAAGTTCAGTCAAAAGCGAATGGATAATAATTCATATTATTGATGCAAATATACAAAAGATCTATATGTTCATTGTTTTTCTCGAGTATTGCATGAGATAAAGACATCGTCATATCATACATATTTGTACCATTCATATACTTTCTAAGCAAATCCTGAAAATGAGCAATATCTTCAGGACTATTAACAGCCTTTCCATGCCATCTCAAGATACACCCTGTATCATAATTGAATGGAGGAACTTCTTCCATTCTATTATCCGTAATATAGATTCCAAAATTCTCATACCGATAAAACATATCAGTCATTCTATCTCGTATAAGAGTAGAACAAAGAACTCCAGGAACTCCATATACATAATAATCGCTAATACTTCCCTTAACGAAATTTTCATATGGAGTTTTATGCTTCATCTTATAATCAAAGCCGAATAGCATTTTGAAATCTATGATATGAGCAGCACAAAACTGTTCTGCATTATATTCTGCTGCTCGTTCGATAGAATCTCTATACTCATTATCATCTGTATATCTTCTATTATCAAGAGCCTGATCAGAATGAAATAGCTCATGAGTAATTGTCAATGCCGCTAACGACATTGAGCAATTAAAGACATCTAATCCATGACTCATTTGAGTAGAAAAGTCAATGATACTGCCAAGATATACACTTACTTGATTTGGATATTGAAATATAGCAAAATTATTAACACTATATCCACAAATGTTTAGCTTACAATTAATCCTATGATTCACATATCCATTCAGCCAATTAAATAAACTTTCTATTCTAGGCTTCATCTCAAGAATCATAGGAGTGATTTCAAGTGTTTTATAGTTTTCAATATAGCCCATTAAATATAACACCTCACCTCTGTAATCATTTAAATAATATGTAACTATCTTGTAGAAATACTAGGAGAATTCCATACTCGTTGTCCGTCCGTAATACCTCTGTCATCTTCACTTTCAGTCGTTTTTGTTCATTTTTAACCTCCTAAAATGATTTTCTGTAGTTCTTCTAGTATTTCACCTCGCTTCAAGATACCTGGATCATATCCAGGTATCTTTTTATATGTCTGACCACATTAAATTAGACATTATTTAGGAGGTATAAAACAATGTCACTCAAAGATTTATTCAACAATAACGGTCTAAAGAAAACAAAGTCAGATTCAGAGAGACTCCCAGTTACTGGATATGCTGATCCTGATCGTATCACTGGTGATCTTGTCATGATGAACAATGGCGTTGAGATCTGTGCTCTAGCCTGTTCTTCATGCTGGGATACCAAGCTTCCTGATCAATATGCTGATAAGTCTTCGTATATTGGTCGTCGTGCTAAGACTGGTCATACTTCTATTCTCGAGCATTCTAATGTGGTTTTCTATTTCTTTGTTCCCGATAAGTTCTCTAATGATCTTATGGAGGTACTTGGATATAAGAATTATCTCCACTCTGTTGTGCATCGTAGTATTAACAATGCTGGTTGGCATGTGCTTCTTGGAGGTAGTTGGAGAGGTTTCTCCGACTTATATCTGAATGCATATACAATTTCCGATAATGCTATGATGCGTGCTATCACATCGATGGTTCATCAGTACATTCCGTCTGATGCAATGACTGATCTGATCGAAGCAGGAGTTCTTCATAAGGAAGACTTCATTGATGCTCCCGATATGGAATCGATCAAGAAGTTCAATGCATGCACTTATTCGAATATCGATGATGATATTCGTATTATCAGTGCAGATAGTTATATGGCTCTTATCTATGAGCTTGCTCAGCATTGCTCTGAGCCCCAGGTATTCACTCTTAAGGATATCATGAGATTCCTTACTGTTACTGTCGAGTATAAGCATATGAGCCGTATCATTACTCAGCAGCTTACTCGTCATCGTAATGGTATCACTCAGGAGTCTCAGAGATATGTAGATTACTCTGGTGCTCCGTTCAATAGTCCTGCTAAATTTAAACCAGATAAGTATGATCCGAAGTATATGTATGACATTGACTTTGGAAATAAGCATTTCCGTATGAATCTCCAGCAACTTGGCGATGAGATGAACAAAATCTATCCCCAGTTGAAGGATAAGAAGAATGGAAGCAATGCTCTGATTTCCGAAGATGCTCGTGCATATCTGGTTCAGAATACTCAGTGTGGTAGAATCTATATCACATTTAATTTCTATCACCTTATCAAGTATCTTCAGCTTCGTGAGGATTCTCATGCTCAGTCTGAGATGAGAGAGTATGGACTGAAGATTGGTAAATGGTTCCGTGAGAATCTGTTTACTATGGGTAGAATTCAACCTGATGGAATGGTCGAATATCCTGATGATGCAATCTACGATATTCTGATTCCTACAGTGATTAATAATACTAGGGCAAATAAGCCTATTATTAACACTGATTCTACTAATATCATCACAGATGAAAATGAGGTTGCTGAGACTGTTTCACAAGAAGAACTTGTAAACCTTGGCATTAAGACAATCGAAGATGATGATGCGGCTGGAAGAGAGCCTGAAGGTGGAATTGAACTTCCTGATCCCAAGACAAAGTCTGAGTTATAAGCTAATCTTATAACATATATGTACACCTTGGCAAGGGTCTTTTTTCTTGTTTGTGTGTGTTGTTGTCGTTTCATCAAATAGCCTCTTTTCTAAAATAGTAATTGAGAGCCTTATTGGCTCTCAATTACGCTTTGCGGAACATACGATTAAAAGGAGGTGATTAGATGGCACGAGATCCTGAACAACTTCAGCGATTTGCAGATTATGCTGAGGAAGTGCCTAATCACATCGCAATGCCTGAGCTCGAACCATATTTAGAGCCAGACTATGATTTAAATGATGAAAAGGAATTTCAAAAATATCTTTTTGATATTGAAAAGACTGTAAGAGGTTCCTTTGAATATCAACACATGGTAGGTTTTCTGAGAGACTATGTCAATATGAATGGTTGCTCATTCTATGAGAATGTCTCTAATGCTGAAACTACCAAAATTCATATAGAGATTCACCATGAGCCACTATCTTTATATGATATAACTGCCGCTGTGGTTCAAAAGAGGATTCATTTCGGTGAATCCCTTGAAGTTGAGCATGTTGCAAAAGAGATTGTGTATAACCATTATGCTATGAATGTAGGATTGATTCCTCTTTCTGAAACAGTGCATGAATTGGTACACAATCAATATCTATTCATTCCTAATAATATAGTCTATGGTAACTGGAGACGTTTTGTTGATCAGTATGGAGACTTCATATCTGATGATGTCAAGCTTGCTCTCCAGAATATTGAAGACTATACACTCTCTATGGAGAATGAAGATTATAAACATATCTTGGAACGTCATTATATCTATTATGATGCAGATGGGTTTAAGATTCCTAAATTGGATTCTGTAACTCGTATGATGAAAGATAGATTAAATGAAATCATGAATGGATCCGCGAAGGATATTGTAATAGACAGCCCAAAGGAAGATGAAAAACACTATTATTGTCCCTTCTCTCAGGTTGATTAATATCTATTTTGAAGGCAAACATAATAGTAAATTCCAGAGTATGTCTACTCTATTCCGCGGAATTTACCAAAATAAGTCTTATTATTAATAATAAGGAGGACAATTGTAATGCTTTACGGTAGAACTAGTCGTATTCTGTCCGAGGCTGCCTCTGCTGATCTGCTTGATCCGCAGGTCGATCAGGAGGTCAAGGACGTTGTCGCTGATCTGCAGGATACTCTGACCACGAACGTGGAGGAAGTCCCCGCTGGCGATAAGAATGATAACCATGCTGTCCTGGCTCCCGAGGAGCTCAAGGAAATGTGCAATCTGTGGGAGAGCGGCGATGGCCGTTTCTACTGCGATATCCGTGACGTTCTTCGCATCTGCGAGGCCGAGGGCGATGATGCTGATGCTGGCGAAGTCGCTGAGGACATCGCTGAGAAGAATGAGGTTAATTCCGATGATCTCGTCATCGTTGCTCCGGCTGACGTTGCCGAGGAGATCATTGAGAATTGCCTGCTCGAGGCTAAGGCTGGCCGCAAGGGCAAGGCCACCAAGAAGGCCAAGGGCCTTGGTAAGGCTCTTAAGCAGCTCAAGGCTAAGGGCATCAAGATCTTCCGTTCGGAGAAGTAATCAATCAATTAATAACCCAGGGTTTCGGCCCTGGGTTATTCTTTTTCGTAAATACATATTATTTATATGAATAAGAAAAGTTATTTTCTTTAGAAAGGAGGACTTTTAAGTTCTATGAAGATCTATGACATTTTCTGTGACGCATCCGTAGATAAGAGTTTACGAGGAGCATGTGCAGGAGCATTAATCACTGAGAGAGGCTCTCAATTTACACAGCTTAAGACGATCATCCAACCAAATGGAACAAATAACTCTGGTGAGATTTGTGCCATCTTGATTGGAGTACTATCAGCTATTGACATTAAAGAGAAAGCACAGGGTCCCTGTGCTTTTAATATCTTCTCTGATTCCATCATCAGTATCAAGGGAGCCAGAGAATGGATCTTTAATTGGATAGCAAACGCAAACTCGAATGGAAACTTCATGCTAGTGAATTCTAGTGGTGAACCTGTTTCTAATCAGTTGTATTTTAAGTTGATTTTCAATCATATCATTATGCATAGTCTGGAAGTTCACTTCTGGCATCAGATTGGACATGTCGAAAGAAACTATGTTCATTGTGCTAAAAGCTTCCAGAAGGTAAATGGCATTAATCTCTTCCGCTTAGGATTGACAGCAGAAGGAATCTCTGCTCACAATAACTATGTGGATCATAAGACAAGAGATATTCTAAGAGGTTATACTCATAATCAACAGGTTACCATTGATGGTTTGACCTTTGATATTATAGCAAATACCGAATATGAGAATATCGCACAGACGATGCCCATTCCATACATCAATGTGATGAATGAGCCTCCTACTGTCGATGATCACTATAGGTTTGCTCTACTTCAGGGAAAGCAGATCATTCGGCGTTATGCTGAATTGGTTCATGCTATGGAATATCCTGGAGGAAATAAGCTGTTCAAATATATATCATAATAATGAGGTGATATAAATGAGTTCTATGAATGCTAAACTTAAAAGAGGAACTAATGAGGTTACCTATAATAATGGCGATATCATTAAGTTCCCCAGTAAGAATAATAGCAAGTCATTCATTTCTAATGTAGTTAAACTTTATAAGAATGGAAGCATTTCTGAAGATGAATTATTAGATATCATCATTGGATACTTGATCATTCAGATAAAGTTACCTTCTGTTGAATTAGTTGAATCGGTTGAAGGGATTTTTGTTAAGATCTCCAGACCAATAATAAGATCAATCATTGAGAAAGGATCTACTGAGGTAGATAGAGATAAGTTCTTTAGTATACTAATATCTATCATCGAACGTTACAGTACTTCAAAACTTGCGGAGGATAGTTTGGTATACAAGAATATAAATGAAATCTTAGAGGTTTTATATAATGAGTTCTAACTATACCTTTTGCGGATTCGATATGCAAGATGCAAACTCTAAAGCTGGAAAAGCTACTACGGGTTTGAATCTGAATAGCGTATCCGTTCAATATATGCTTTCTACTAATCCTGGATTAGCTCAGCAAGTATATCTTGGAATCGCTCCATCATATTATGGATCGTTTCCGTCTCAGCAACAGAGTGTTGGGACTATGCAAGAACTTCCTACAGTAGATACAGAAAGGACCCCTATGAATCCTATGGATCTTGTAAAGCAAAGCAGCCAGATACCTACTGTACAATTCGGAGGAGCAATGAATCCGTCTGCGATGTATCGTGATGCATTTCAGCCTACAGCATTTGCTCCTAATCAGACAATGGGAATGATGAATCCATATATGGGATATGGATATTATGGAGTTCCCTATAACTACAATCCAGCCAATCCTGCAATTGGTATTATGCCTAATGCATATAACAATGCAGTCATTGAATGGAATGACTATCAGAGGGCTCAAGGATTTAGAGCAAGTGCTCCTCTTGATACAGATTATAATGAAGATGGATTGCTGAGTGGATTTCATCAAGGATTTGATCCACATGCAGCATTAGCTCCTAAGGAAGATCAGGAGTATGATGTCACTCTTGGTGGTAAGCAAGGTATCTCTCAGTTCATTCATGAGCAGACATTGAATGCTAAAGCCGCTGAATGGGGATGGCAACCTGGTCAATTAATTGATCGAAGAGAGATTCTGATGTTCCCTGGTGTTCAGGAGAACCATCGTTTCAATCCGAGACCAAGCACTCAACCTGTTCTTAACTATGCTGGTGTAGAACAGCAGATGCAGACAAACAATAATAATCTTGGACCTCGTCCTGCAAATAGTTTGCCTGTATCTAATATGGTAGCAACAAATCCGTTTATGGCTGGAGTTAGAACTCTTGGCCAGAATGGACCTATGTGGAATCCTACAGCTCCTGTTCCGACTCCATATATGCAAGCTAGGTATAACTATGCGATTGCAAATGGATTCCAGTCTGTTCAGGAGATGGATAACAATGACTTCAGAGTATTAAAAAGAGCTTGCAGAGCAGCTCATGCTGATATGTCTGAGGAAGAATTCCAGCAGTATTTTGAAGATCATTGGTGCAAACAGTTCGTTGAAGCCAATGAGATGCGGAAAAATAAGAATAAGACAATCTCTTCTGAGGAAAACGTTCCTCGTATGAGAGTTAGACTAATGCGTGGTAGTGAGGTTATTGTCGACTGTGATGCAAGAACTCCTACTGAGCATAGAAGACTTATTCAGAAAGTAAAATCCAGTAGTCCTATGACTGAGGAAGCAATCAATCAGTCTAAGAGGATTAAAGAGTATGAAGACTATCAGAAGCAAATGATTCAAGCTCAGTTGTATGCTAGAGCTCCTGAAAGGAAATATGACCATTCTAGCATGACAGAATTTATGGAACATGGCTTCGTAGAATCTTTTATGTATCTGCTTGATATGCAGGATGCTATGGATAAGGCAGATCCTGTAAAGCGCAGACAACGTAATAAGATTAATCAGACTGAATTCATTAGAAACTGCATGCGTCGTGGTATGGGAATTGGTATTCCTGCGGCGAATGCTAGACTCAAACTCGAAGATAAACTCTTTAGAGTAGACGATGAAGTTGATGATGAAGAAGCAAAAGGAAAGCCTAGAGGGTCTTATGGTAAAGATCCGAATGGCAAAGAAGATCTTGATATGAATCCGATGTATGGATACACTACCTATCTGTCAGATGTCGATAGTGGAACCATTATGAGGATTCCTAGAAAATATATCAAAGAGATCTATGATGGCTATGTAAGATTCTGTAATGTAGCCAATGCAAAATCCAAGTCTGCTAGAATTACTCCTCTGAATGCAGATGAGTTCATGCATGTACTTGGAGTAGAATCTTCTGAGTCTGAGGAAAGTAATATTCGTCCTACGTTTAATAACATGGGACAGTTTGCCGCATTCAGTAAAGAAGTTCTAGGCAGTGATCCTACAATGAAAAACTTTATAGCAGAAAGTCATAATAACTATCCTCGAGAAGAGGATGATGATCCAAACGACGACATTCCTCCGCTTGATGTATTGGAAGAGCATCTAGAAGAGCAGGAGAATGGTGGTTTAAAGGAAGGAGAATAAAGAACATGCAAGGGTACAACATGACATACGTTGGTAAGACTGGAAGAGTCAAAGACTTCACCAAGAATATCCCTGGCCTTGGTGAAGCCTGTAAGATCTGGACTCTTGGCAGTCTGTGCAAGATTGTTACTGTTTCCGATGATGGATTCTATGTAACGGTTGCATTGAATGAACCGAGTTCGATCAATGGAAATATAGTTGGATATCTGACAACTGATATTGGTGTTTTCCCGATGGAATATATCAGATGTCATATCAGCTATTTTGAACTGGACAACTCTCAGGAAATGAATGTGTGAATATATATTATTATCCTGAGGAGGTGAGTGATTGGACTTTAGAGATGTCGCGCACCGAATAATAGGGAAAGAGGTTGTGGATAAATCTATTTTATTCACACCTCAAAACTCTAGAGCAGACTTACTATTCGAATCGATAGTAATGCCGCCATGGTGGAATTTCATTACACCAAACGATATAAATGATTTACACTATCTTGCTACGTCTAATAAACTAGCAGGAAACTTCGACAAAAAGAAAGCTGCTATGCTTCAGATTATGGAAGCAAGAGGATTCAAGTTCTTCGCAGGAGGAACCAATCGAATCATCTTCAAGCATCTGGAATTTCCAAGTATAGTAGCAAAAGTGGCTTTAGATCGTGTTGGTCTAAGTGATAATGGAGCTGAATATCTAAATCAGAAAAGAATATGGCCATATTGTGCAAAGATGATCCAAGTAGCACCTACAGGTGTAATTGGATTTGCTGAGCGAGTAGTGCCTATTCTTAATCGATATGAATTCAATGCTCACGCTCTGGAGATTTATATTATGCTTCTCCAGATCATCGGAAACTATGTACTTGAAGATATTGGAGAATCATTCTTTAAGAATTATGGTATCAGACCTGGATTTGGACCTGTTCTTGTAGATTATCCATATATCTTTGACCTGGATGGTGGAAAGTTAGTCTGTCATCAACACTTAGATGATGGGTCTATTTGTTGCGGTGAAATAGACTATGATCCAGGATTCAATTTCTTGTATTGTACACGTTGTGGCCGCAGATATAATGCAGCCGAACTTAAACGATCAATCAATAGAGAACAAATCATAATTACAAATCGAAAGGGAGGACAAAGACCTATGAACGCGAAACTCATGAGAGGCAAAGAGGTTGTTGCCAGCAACTACAGCTCTGACATCATTGTCAAGCCGGATCAGAAAGCGGGGATGACTGCTCAGCAACTCAGACCCACCACAATGAATGTGAGACTCTCGAAAGGTGGTAAGGCTGTTACGTCGAATGCGACTGAGACCTCTACTCATACTTTCAATATTGGAGGTAAAGTAGCCAAGCTCGAGATTCCCAAGGCTGATCAGGTGCAGCCTAAGACTGATGAGGCTAAGGCTCTTGAGGAATTCAAGAAGAATATGAACAATATTCCGAATGAAGTTCCTGCACAGCCCAGTCAGCCTGTTGTGCCTGCTAGCATGCTCGCTAGCATTTCGTCCATCAGATCCAATCAGCCTGACGTTCCTCAGTATGCTCCTGCCGATACTAATAGTGGTGAGGATACTACTGAAGAAAAGGCAGAGGAGACAAAGCCTATCGCTAAGCCTATTGCTAATATTCCTCTCGATCTTATCAATAACGTCGATAAGATTCTCTCTCCTGATGAACCTGCACCTACCACTACGGGTACTTTCCCTGAGTCTCCGTGGGCAGATGATCAGAAACAGGAGGAGACGACAGACGGCAACGTTGTCGTTAAGAAAAAGAGAATTTTTACAGATGTGAATATCAGCGATGATGTTCAGATCCGTCAGAGCAATCCCTATGGAGGATAATCATGAATCTTCAACCACGTAATCTGGTGATGGTTGTAAATGATATCAACGTGCTTCGTGGTCTTCTAGCACAGGAGTATAAAGTACTCCTGTGCACAGAGGATCAATTCCCACCTGATATCACAATGCATCCAAACATCATTAAGTGTTCGATACTTCTGCCGCCATTTGAAGCAGTTTCTATAGAGCTGGATAATCAGCTTGATTCTGCTTACAATAACTATATGAATTATCTGAATGCTTATTGGCCTGCAATGTCGATGAGTCTACTGATTTATATATCAATATTGAAAGGTCAGCCAATGGTATTATACTTTGGATCTGAGTTCCCAGATATAAAGATCTTACAGTATTTACCACAGTTCTTTCAATCTTATATCGGTATTACATTTGCTCTCAATGGACAGGGAGCGATTGATATCGATAAAGCCCCTTATGCTATAGATGCACTCTATATGCAGTGTGAAATCCAAGCATTGCAAGCACTATCGTTTATGCCGATTGGAATGGATTTTCTTCCTACAACAGTCGATAAAATGATCGTCGAGATGCATCCTCCTATTATGTCAGGAGATATAGAATCTGGGAATAGATATTTCAAAGAACTCGTCAAAGAGATGAATGGCCAGACTGCTAATGCATATGGTCAAAGATACTATTCTCCGTTTAGTGGTGGACACTTCGGAGGTGGTCCTAAGTGATCGCCTTCTATATACCAATCGATGGATATGATCTGTTTACAGAACTTCCAGAATCAATGATGAGTGGAATGGTTCGTCCTATGATGATAAATCATTTCACTCTATTTGGTTTACGAGTGGTTGGTGAAGTGCTATCTGGGTTAATTCCAGATGAGCAATATGTCCCAGAACAATTCATTCTCCAGGATACAGAAAGTGATTTTGATTATTTTTATTGGAAGCAATTGCTAGAGAAACCAGAATCCTTTATGGATCTCATGAGGTTCTTGAGTATAGAATATCAGATAGGGCCTCAGGCATTGAATATTATATGGATACAAGATGACTATCAGTATAAGCGTTCAATCTATGAGTCTTTAGGAAACTTTCTCAATGCAATGTATGGCTTAGATATTAAATATATCACGTCACTTGATGATATCTATGAGCCAGATTCATTCCCAGTCAATTTTAGTCAATTCTCTCAAGAGGGAATTGCTAGAATGACGAATGACATGATTCGATATGAAACAATGTTGGGGGTGAAATATCCCGATGACTGAGTTATGGAGAAATGAATCATATGATGCTCCGGTTGATTTCATCTTCGACCGGACCATCACGGAATATGATATCTCTAAGGCGAATATATCTGCCTTATTGCAAGCAAATCAAATTACAAAAGAAGAGTATGACTACTTCTATTCTCTAGAGAAACGTAGAAGAGAAATTGAAGTGGGATTGAAATGTGCAAATGATCCTAAACTCAATAACATAATATCCGCTGTAATATCAGAAGCCAGAGGAATTTTATGTCGAGAGTTAGGACTAGAAGACGAGAATATCTTGCATATTGCTAAAGATGCAATCTTTGTAATATCAAGATTATCTGGTGGCATGAAGCTTCCAGAAGAAGTACAAGTTGGAGATTATGTTAAATTTCGTAAGAAATCTACTAGTACTTCATATGTACGATTCAATCGTAAGATCATGTTTTATCATGATTATGACATTGTCCATGAACAAGGATTCTATAAAATTAGAGGTATGAGTCAGGACTTTCAGAATCTTCATAAGGACTTCTTTATACAAGCCCTTATGGATATTATGAATACTAGAGTTTATGCTGGCTCAAGAGAAGCATACGAAAAGTGTAAACAATGGTATGCCAATCTAGGCTCTGGTGATATACGTTTCATAAACTATCTAAGGAGATTTGATGTCGAGACTGGATGTTTTGATATCACTAACAAATTCAAATCATGGAAAATAGGGTTTGATAAGAATAGTGTAACAAAAGACTTTTTAGCCAATCTACCCTATCAACTTCCTAAGATGCCTTATGATGGGTTTTTAGCAGCGTATGTAGATCCTTCTATGATTCCATATATTGATCCATCCTATAATCAGAATATCATAGCTACTCTTGGTAACTATATTCTGATTGAGATGATTAACGGTGGACGAAGATAAAGGTAGCCAAGAGGCTACCTTTATTTTTTTATACAACATCCTGAGATGCAGTAGATGAAGACTCTGATTGATCCATAATTAATGCATTATGACTAACAACGTAGTTCATTACAGTTATATAGATCTTATCAGCAATAATGGATCCTAATTGCTGGGGGTTATAAAACAATGAGATTTTATCGATAGCATTAGGGGATATTCTATCAGCTACTTTATTGGTAAGAGCATCTCTTATTTCTTTTTCTTGTTCACTGTCAATGAATTGATCATTCTTAGGTATCAGTACCATAATCTGATAATCCGTAAATGAATCTTCGATGATCTTACCAAGTAAATCTGGGATACTGCTATCGATATTTGCCTGTACATTAGTGGCATATTGGGTTAATCTGATTAGCTCATTATTATGCTTTCTCGTTTCTCGATAAAAGAGAAGGAAAACAATAATGATTCCTACAAAGATTATAATAAAAGCACCAATGGCAAATAGCTGCAGATGGCTCAAACTAGCCATCTGCTCTTGTGTTGCAGTCATGAGAGATTACTCCAATCTTTTATTTTTTCAGAAAGTGCAAGCAGATTCTGGTCATCTGTTCCACCAGCTTCCACAGCACGTTTAATATAATAGATAATCTTGAATGCAATATCTTGTGTGATACCAGCCTTATACTTTTCGATAAACTTAGGCCAGTTTTTAGAGATAAACATATCGGGATGAATAACAAATACACCAGTATTCGCATGATATACTTGATGTGGTGTTTCTGAGAGCATCACTAATGCGATATTATTCAGTCTATGTTCATCTTTGATAGTTTGAACAACGTCAAATGTACTGACATATCCAATGGTATTTAGATAGTACTCTGTAACAATCAAGGCTATATCAAATAATGTGATAAGCGCGTGATGCATTTCTAGAGTCGCCATCTCTGAATTGATATTGCCATGAATTTGACAATGGTCGATACCACAAGAAAGCAAATAACCTTTATAATGCTTATAAGTTATACTTTGTCTTACTCGTTTCTCGACATTCTTTAAGAAAGCGCGATACGTATCTGTATCTAAGAGACTTTCACGAGTCTGATAGAATCCTATCTCATATAAAGCCGAAGGACTTCTGAGGGTAGGATTACAGCCAACATAACCAGCCTCAATATTAGGTAGAGGGTTATATTCGTTCATTGTAACACCCACCTTTCTTTAATGAAATGTTGAAAGTGATAAAAATCGTAATTAATTATAAACATGGTTACATATTATTAAGGTGATGGAAGGCGGGTTGGCTCGTTTAGTATCTGACGTTCCGGTGAGCCTTTAGGTGTGGTCTCGTTTATAGAGCGGCCTACTGGTTAGTATTTTTACACCCGTGAGAGAATGTCCATATGATCTTTACCGGCCGGCTGGCTTTCTGTCATCTAAATCCTGACGGGTGTAGATCCCGTTAGGGCACCGATTTCCCCGTAGACGCCGACCTGCGGGGGTGCGAGAGAGGATTCGCGTAAAAGTGATGACTCGCATAAAAGTTCGGCACTCCCATCTTGGGCTCGCCTTGCGTGCCGCGAACGTTGGCGCGCTATGTCCAGGACTTTAGGTCCCGTCCAACAGACGGGCTAGGGTAGCAGTAGGATCCGTTACTAACTACCCGAATTGCAGAGACTGCAGTTCTGCAGTGTGGATCCGATAGAGGGGGTACGATACGACTTCTAGAGTCCTCCCCTCTACCAACACATATTCCGATTACCGGCCCTGGTAATCGTAGAATATAATTTACTTCAACTGGTGGAGTTTGGTTATCCTAATAGTCGGGAAGCGCCACCGCGCCGAGACCAGATAAAGATATCAAATGAAGAAGCTGGGTAGAGTAGGAATCTTGACATAGCCACGTCAAGATGAAACCATTTTACCTCTTGTAGTTTGTGGAGCATCATGGAAGTGTTGAAGCAGGAGATTCTCTTGTGGAGTTTCCACATATGATTGCGTTGAAGCAGGCAAAAGGTAGAGAGTTCAGAAGAACGCTATCTTCTGAAGAAGCCCCGATGAAAACTCGGGACAAGAAAGAAAGAGCTTCTGCTCTTTCTTTTTTTTTCAATATTTTAAAGCCTTCAACACTTTAATAAGATTATTAAGAGGAGGCTTACTAATGGCTACTCGACATACTTCGGTTGTTAAGGATAAGGAGCTTATTGATAAGCTTGTTTCTATTAAACCAGAAGATATTACAAGTTCTTTTGTAATGGAATGCTTCGGAGAGTTTGATGGAAAAGTAAGATGCAATCCATATGATCTTATTACGGTTCCTAAGGGAACTTATGGTATTGAGAATTCCAAACGTGGTTTAAATAAAAATGATTTTACTACTACATGCGGATGTCTCATATTTAATAAACTATATATTGCTCGTAATCCTTCCATATATGAGATATATGGATGGGTTGATGATATCATGACAAAGAAGGCATTTGGTAAACTGTATAAGAATCTCGGTTATCTTCTTCTTGAAGGAGAGATAGAGCGAGATGACTTTAAACGGTTTGCTATGACTACTCAGCTTACAATGCCTTACGTGCAATTCCTTTCTCCTGGATTCACTGATAAGATGCTTCTTTCTGGAGCACAGATGACAAAATCAAAGAATAAGAAGATTAAAGAGCATCAAGCAGAGATTGATGCTGTTGATCTTGTCTATATCGATAAGATGAAGAAAGAGCTTCTTGATGAAGCTGAAGAGCTTCTTAAAGATGATCCTAGCTATGATATGTTTGCATCTGGTGCTGGAGGATCATGGGAAAATAACTATGGAAGCGTTTATATCGGTAAGATGAGTGTGCGTGATCCAGATCCTAATAAAGGATATAACTTTATTAGATCAAACTACATTGATGGCGTTTCTGTTGAAGAGTATGCTGCTCTTGCTAATACATTGGCTGAAGGTCCTTTTAGTAGATCTAAGAAGACTGAGGTTGGCGGATATTGGGAGAAGTTATTTGTTTCATCTCTTCAGCATTTACAACTCGATGAACCTGGATCTGATTGTGGTACCAAACGATATATCGTTGTAACTATCACAAAAGATAATATCGATGAAGTAATGTACAACTATATCATTCAAGGAGATAAATTGGTTGAAATTACTTCTAAGAATAGAGAGTCGCTTATTGGAAAGACTGTTAAGATGAGATATTCTTCTATGTGTAAACATCCTAATGGTTTTTGCAATAAATGTGCTGGTAATCTTTGGTATAGACTTGGAATGAGAAATGTTGGTGTTATTACACCTCAGATTCCTTCTAAGTATAAGAACATGGCAATGAAACTGTTCCATGACTCTACCATTAAGATGACTGATATGAATGTATTCGAAGCATTCTGCCCTGATGAAGTATTAAGAGAATCTCCTGAAATCTATACAGATGATGTGATTCTCGAGGAAGCAATACCAGAAGGTATTGTAAAGAGATAAGGAGGATATTACAATGGCTGAAATAATTAAACGTGTTCCTAATTCTCCTCCTAATGTACAGACTATCAAGTCTAATACTGGCAAGACTCCTACAACCCATGTAAAAGGAGTTAAATCATCTACTCGAGATAATAAGCCTCGTAAGTGGATTGGAAATGCAAAATAAAAGAGAACCCTGCCCATTATAGGGCAGGGTTTATTCTTTTTAGAAATAGGTATGATAGATGATCTCGATACTCTTGGTAACGTCAATCATATACTCATTGCTAAAATTAAGCTTAGTCATAGGCCGGCAGTCGAGTAGGAAAAGTTTACCATCTACCTGACGGAAGTAACCATACAGAAGAGAGACTGTATTTACCCTGGCTTCCTCAATGCCGACAGTAGCAATGAAGTACTCTCTCAGATCTTCTTTAGTGATCATGAGCTTTGTCTCAACAAAGACTTCATACTCCTGTTCAGTCTGATAGACATCTGACTCGATAGCGGTACCATCAAGATACTGTTCAAAGAGTTCAGGTTCAGAGGAGAAGCGCTTAAAGTAATAAGCGATGTAATCTCCATCTTCCTTACGTCCAAGATAGAGCTCACGCTCTTCATCAGAGAGATCATTGCTAGCAAGAGGATATCTAAAGGGAATAACAGCCTCAGGAGCAATACGACTATTGTAATCAACTGCATAGATCTGAGATCCTTCAGTACCGCAACCATCAGTTCCACACATAAAAGCGAGAACTTTGGGACTGAGAGCAGTAGCACGGGTATCATATGTAGCACCAGGATCTTCCTCACCAGGATCAGGAATACCAAGTTCGGTATTATAGGTAGGAATAACCTGAGTAGCATCCTCGACATCGAAGATCTTACGAGCTACCATATCTCCACCAGCTCCAACAACTCTGTTGGAACCTTTGAAGAGAATCTCTCCAGTATCTGGATTGCGAAGAATGATCTCAGTATGAGGATTAGAGTGAAATACTTTATGCTGCTCTTTGTCATGAGCAGTATTAAATTCATTCAAATGAATTCTTTTAGTAATCATAAGGAATAATACCTCCTATATACTACGTTTATTAATATGTTTCGGGGTTACCCATGTATTGGATCATCCGAGAAATGAAGTGTTGTTCCTCTTACCTCGGTAACAGACTCACCTCTACGAGTGATATTAATATCACTTCCAGAGACTTCAGAGATTGCTGTAGAGATAATAAGAGTATTTCCAACTACATCGGCTCCAGCATAGATGGGTGTAATATCTATACAATCTGTAGGACGAACATAGTCTGATACAGTAAGTTTGACATGACTTCCTGTAATCAGATCTATCGCAGAGACAATATCATCGGGTTCTAAATAGAACTTGGTTTCGCCTCTTGCATCATAGATGATATATTGATCTTTTGGATTAAGATGACTGACAATAGGACCAAGATCTTTAATATTTACAGCATCTGTATGATACAAATATATCCAGTGCTCAATATCAAAGGTTACTTGTTCTCTAATGTGATATTTGTCATCTTTTTGCATCCAGTTAAGTTGATCAAAGATGGTTTCGGAGATAGGAACAATATCATCCTTCCAGAAGATACGATTGAAGAGACACTGATCTATAATTCTAACCCATCCCTCATAGTCATCATCGAATGTATAAAGAGTATTTACACCAAGGAAATGGACTTTATAAGATTTATAGAAGTCAATCACCATAGCAATATATTCTTTAACGGCTTCTCCAGATACTACAGGGAGTGAGTGAAATAAACCAGCAAACTCATCCATATCGATATACTCTTCAAGAATATAGATGATATTATCAATGAGATTGGCAATATATTGGTTCTTTGTTTCTGCTTCCTCCATATTATCAATCTCACGAAGTTTATAATAAAGAGAGGGATTTACATGTCTTAGCCACTCTGTATAAGTAGCATCGCCTTGTTCATCTCTCCAAAGCTCACCAGTCTCAGGATCACAGAAATGATCATTGGTAAGCTGCATAGTCATAAGAGAATCATAAAGCAGTTTATAGATATCATGAATTCTCTTATTATCTGCTTCTTTCATTCCAATAACCAACAGCTCACGAATATCAAGGTTATTCTTAAAGATATACATAAGCTGATTGAATGTAGGAATTTGATCAGTGGGAAGATTGAATCGTTTAAAGAGATCCCTTGCTCTATTCAGAGCAGATATAGCATACTCTTCTTCAGTAATATGCTCAAGCTGTAATCTACTAAAGTGATCAAACAGATCTTGAAGCACAGACATATCTGCTTTAAAGTTGAATCCATTTACATAGAGAACTTTAGAAGCAGTATCAAGGATAGTATCTTTGATTCCATAATAACGGAATGACAAAGTAGTTAAGAATGTAAAGAGTTGAGATATCTCAATAGGCGTTTCTGTAATATATGGAACAGTTACCTTGATAAGATCTTCAATCTCTACATTATCATATAGCATATTGAAGAAGTATTCCTGTTGAATAGCAATCTTAGCAAGATCGTAGACAGCATCAACTGAGAAATACTTGGTTCTTGTGTAATTGAATCCTAGTGCTTTATGCTGACGTTTTACAGTATCATGATCCATTCCACCATCCCATGTATCATCACTAGCAGTGACTTCATCATAGTTTACATAGTACGAAGGATCACGGATATATTCATCCATTTCAGCATCAATAGGAATCTTTACAAATTTCAGTTCGAAGTTAGCATCATAATCTTCTTCACCCTTAGAGTTTGTATAGAATAGATAGTTTCCATTCACATCTTTCTTACGCTCTCTTAAAAGGTAATACTTGAAGATACTGATGTTTTTAAATCCAAATAAAGAGCAGATATCAACCATGCATTGAGAAGTAGACTTATACTTCAATAATGTATGGAGATTCTTTACCATTCGGATCTGATATTTAAGAGGAATTTCACCCCAATAGGGAACTCCATTCGACTCAAAGATATATCTACAAGATCTGATATCGAATATCTCTTTTCTAGCAATAAACTCTTGCACCCTAGAGATGATATCGATTATAGTATTGATGATAATAAAGACAGCAACAAAATTATCAAAGTAATCAGAGTTGAATTTATAAGCCTGAGAATATACAGCTTGTAATGCATACTTCCGATTTACTTCAAGTCTCTCTTTATATTCATCAGAAAGCTCTCTTGAATCTATATCTGGGATATAGATAGGATAGAAAGCAGGAGCCCTTCTAGCAGTATAAGGATTAATTTTCTTACGCAGATATTTAATATAACCACGATTCTCCTTATCTGCATTATAGAGTTCTTCTAGTTCCCCTTCTCCTTCGAGAATAAGAATGGCTTCATCTGACATCTTATGGACCGGAATACTGAGATCTAAAGTAGTGATATCAGATGGAGGAGTCCATCCATTATCTATACATACATGAGGAGGAGTGCTAGTAATAGTCCACGCATCCTCTGTCTCATTGTAGATATACCAATTGTAGGTATCTACCAATAAGGCATAGCAGTATGCTCCATTTACTCTACCATCATTAGCAGTAGGCATATTTGTAGGATAAACCCAGTTAGCCTTACTAAAAACGGTTTGATTGTACTCCATAGGAGGCAATCCATTGAGCATACGATAGTAGTTATTAAGCTCTTCATAATTATCTGCATACCATATTCTCATATTAGAGACAACAGTGTCTCTATAAGAGGCAGGAATGGATTCTTTACTAAGTAAAGATGCAGCTAATACTGATCCTGTGAGACCAGATTTACGAAGAACTTCTTCGGGGAATGAATCAAATAATCCCCATGTAGTAGTACCTTCAATGCTAGCAATTAATCTGTCAGCATTATAAAGAGACTCTTCAGTCTCATTGGCATCTGCTACATCTTTCATTTTCAATACAGTATCAATACCGAGGAGCTTAGTATTGTAAACAAGTACATCTACATATGGATTTTCTGTATATACTTGCTCAATCTTATAAGCCAATTATTTCACCTCCGTATAAATGGTCATATTAGTTGAATGTTGACCTACCTATTATTCTACGAAAAAAAAAGAAAGGAGCCGAAGCTCCTTTCTTCATTATACTGCTTCTGCTTTAAGAGCTTCAATCTCTGCAAGATATTCTTTTGTATAGAATTCTCTAGAGAGCTGAATCATTGTATTAGCAGAGATGACTTGGTCACGAGCAGGCAAGCATGCATTATCAAGCTGTCCATCATTTCTACTAATTACAAGACTCTGTGCAGGATTAAAGATACTCATTGCATGTTCGAAATCACGATTGATAATGTATAGGGCCGTAAGCGTGTCTCCGTCGTAATCTGCAGCTAGATATGGTAAGATATTATTCGGTAATTGCATCAGATAAGGACTACACATTCCAATGCAATACATCTGAAGAATACCACCATAATTGATTGTCGGATTTCGATTGATCAGCATGGGAAGTCCACGCGGATGAGATCTAATAAGAGAATTTATAATCTCTTTAATAATTGGATTCTCATATCTTCTATTAGAATCAAGGAATATATATGCTTCGTTATAATGCATATTATATGCCTTGTGAAGAATATTGATAATCTGTTGCTGTAAGAGAGAGCATAGCATCTGATAAGAAACCATGATCTCATCATTATGAAGTTTATGGTTCGGGCCAATGACAGATCTAGCAGAGAAGTTGAATCTGCCTCCCATCAAACCACGAACAGCACCTTTCTTTCCTGCCAGAATCTTTTGAATCTCATCGAATAGCTCTTTAATCTTCATTTGAAGATCATAAAGCAATTCATTCTTGGACTTTTTATTTCTATTCATTTTAAGTCCATTGCTATTGATTCTAACTGCAAGAGAGGCCATTATCTTGTAAATAGCATTGGTAGACTCATAATGCAGTTCAGATCCTGAAACAGTATAAGGTCTAAGCAGAGTAGTAAATACAGGAATACTCTGGGTAAAGATGACATCTTTTACACCCATAATATCCTTATACTTATCTTGCTTTGCTTGTGTTTTGAATTTGTTTTTATAGTATTCCATAATCTCATCGAATCTATTATGGAATTCAATCATTCCGATACCAAAGAAAGGTTCTTTCTTATTAACTTTACCTTCGATATCGTTGCCATCCTCATCTTTATTACTTTGATAGACGAGAATATTACGGAATTCTTCTGTTCCAATAAAAGATTGCAGAGACATGCATAATGTAGGATGGATTACCCAATTTTCTTCAAGCACAATCCACCCAAAATAACCAAAATTATCATCGACGAAATCGACTTTGGTTTTGCACACAGGACAAATCTGTCCTTTATTAAATCTGGATTTCAATAATCCACAGCGACAAGAATAACGATCAGAAAATGGATCCAAATCTCCTAATCCTCTTCCCCATCTATTGGAGAAAATACCATTAGGATCTTTTACATCATCTTTAATAGGTCTAGCTGATGTAATCACAAACCCATTTCCGGATGCCAGATCTTTACGTCGCTCTTCATCCAGATTTAATCTGTCTAGATACGTCTCATAAGTATATTTATCAGACGCAGGATAATGAAGATTGACTTTTAATTCGCTCATTTTGTGTGCCTCCTTAACCTTAATCACGATAATAATATGTGTCTCAAGTGTCATTTATTCATAATTGCTTGTTTAGTAATAATTAGATTTTGATATTTGTAATAATTGTCTTTATCGATTACATATTATTAGAATGAAGTATAATAAAGGAGGAATAATTATGCGTCCACAACCGAAAGACTGGCCGAAGGGCTATAACTGGAGAGAGTTTACCGAGAATGAGCATATCCTCGGCGAAAAATCTATGGATGATTTCCATGACTACGAAAAAAGAAGTGTCTTTGAAACAGATCCAGCAACAATTGTTAAAAGAATGAAGGAATACCTTGACAAATTCGAGCTTAAACCCGCATCTCTTGAGAGTGATTATAGCAAAAAGTATGAGCAGTGTGCGCAATTTATCGCAAAGCGCATTATTGACAATGAAAGATACCATAAGTATCTCAAACATGTCGGCGATGGATCTTATCGCACTAATCGAATTTTGTTAAACCTAGATGAAACCAGATCATCGTATTTTGAGAACTATAATGATCAAAGACTTGGTAAAAAACATAGCAAAGAGAAACATATTCCTATTACCGAAATTACCGAAGAAGATCTAATTCGACTGCTTGATGAGGTAGTTGAAAAAGATGAAGTGATTTGGGTACAATTTGGGTATCCTTATGAAGATTAAACGGAGGCGTAAAATATGAAAATCGATTTTAGCGAAGACAAGAAAACAGTAGACATACAATTCACTAAGTTTGATAAATTCATCAGCCTTATTTCAATACTATTGGTTTGCATCACCATCATTTGCTGTGTTGTGAAGCCAGACTTCAGCAAAATTAATATTACATTTCCAGAAAAGGTAGTAGAGGCTGAAGTAGAATTTACCGAGGGAACCGCCATAGATTGGGATGAATATAGCAGATTAGCTGCTATGGATAAAAAGTATCTAAAGAAATACAAGAAATACAAAAGCTTAGTGACTGGATATATAAATAATATCCCAACTGAAAAAAGTGGGAATTATTATGTAGTGATTATCACACCAGATGATACCACTACATCCAGCCATATTGAACTGCGGTTTTCAAGTAAGAAAAAGCTCGAAGAAGTTAAACCATATGTTGGTAAATATGCATCATTTTCTTGTGAATTCGATAAAGCTAATTACCATAACTATCTCTATTGCACAAATCCCACTTTGGGAAGTGTGTATGACGAAAATCCTAATCCTGTAACTAAGAAATAAATATATGGTATTAGTGTGCTTCTGGCTAGCCGAGTACATTAATATAAAGGAGAAGGAGCTTCGGCTCCTTCTTTTTTTCCCTCTTTATAATAAAAATTTAATTTATATAACTGAATAGTAAATGGATCAGCACGTCTGATATGGTGCATTGATCCCCCCCCCCCCCCGGG